AAAATAATGAACTTAGTAGAAAGAATAATACTAGAATGGTCTTATAGATGTGAGAAAGGATATCCTGATGTTACTAACGAAAAGGATATGAATCTCTTTGAATCTTTATTTGGATTCAGATTAGATGAAGGAGTTCTCAAATGGAATGACTTTAGTGATGCTAGTAGAAAGTATTCTAGATTACAGGTTATTGATAATAAGATAGAGAATAAATCCCCTTTTGAATTTAAAGATGGAAGTCAAAGTACTTTAACGTATGCTGATGATTCTTATGCACCACTCTTTCACTCGATGGAGGTAGATGCAATAAAGAAGATAGGAGGTACTAGAATAAATCAGTTTCCTTTCTTCAAAGATAGTGAAGGAAATGATGTTAGTTTTAGTGCTCTACAAAAAACTAAAGAATTTGGAGGCTCTGGGGGAAGTAAGATTGAAACTACAGAAAGACAAGAACATGGTATTATAGATGCTATAAATGCAGTACCCGGTGTAAAGACATTAAAAGGAACTAATAATGTTGAAATAACCGGAGTTCAAGCAGCTGAGAAGGTAGATGGGTTAAATTCATTTAACACAGAACCTTACGCAGATGTTATATTGAAAGTAAAAGGAGCAGATGTAAAAGTATCTGCAAAGGGTAATCAAGCACCTACATTAGCCGGGGGAGGTATTAAAGGTATGACAGCAATGTCATCAACTAATGATAAAATACGAGAATGGTTAACAGACTTTTATGAAGATGCATATCAGTTTTATCAAGATAGAGTTGAAGCAAATAACTTAGAAGGAGTAAACTTAGCAGGAAATAAACTAATACCGGATGTATCTAGGAAAATACCTGCAGAACTAATAAAACCTATCATTCAAGGTACTATACCAATGGGCGGACCTATTGACTACTACTACCAAGGTGATATGGAAGTTAAGTTCGAAGTAGAAGGAAACACAGTTCATTTTAAGAATGGAAAGTTTGTTCCTATTGATACATTTATAGAGGAGCACGGCGGTACTTTATATGCCCACATTAGAAAAAGAGATGGAGATTTTTACTTCACAAACTCACAACAAGATATTAACGGAGTAATACTACGTCGTATTTTTACTAAAAAAGAAGGAAGTAACTCAACTCAGTCTAGATTCGGAACTTTAGATAAGATTCGAGGAATAGAAATATAATTAATTAGTTATGTCGCAAGATATTAAAAGCATAATAGCACAAGAGTACATCAAGTGTGCTAAAGATCCAGCGTACTTCATGAGGAAGTATTGCTATATACAACACCCAACAAGGGGTAGAATTCTCTTTAATTTATATCCATTTCAAGAGAAAGTACTACATTTATTTAGAGATAATCAATTTCTTATTACTTTAAAGTCTAGACAGCTTGGTATATCTACCTTAGCAGCTGGTTACTCTTTATGGTTAATGGTCTTTCATAAAGACAAGAACGTATTAGCTCTTGCAACTACACAAGCAACTGCAAGAAACCTAGTAACAAAGGTACAATTCATGTACGACCAGTTACCTAAATGGTTACGTTTACAGGCAGTAGAGAAGAATAAATTATCGTTAAGATTAAAGAACGGTTCAAAAATTCAAGCAAAATCAAGTAACTCTGATGCTGCTCGTTCTGAAGCGGTATCCTTACTTTTAATAGATGAGGCCGCCTTTATTGATAACATTGAAGAAACCTTTACCGCAGCACAACAAACGTTGGCTACCGGGGGTCAATGTATGGCTTTATCAACTCCAAACGGTATTGGTAATTGGTTCCATTCTACCTATGCTAAAGCAGAAACAGGTGAAAATTCCTTTGTTCCTATCAAACTACCCTGGACTGTCCACCCTGAAAGAAATCAGACTTGGAGAGATATGCAAGATAGAGACTTGGGACCAAGAATGGCTGCACAGGAATGTGATTGTGACTTCTTATCATCAGGTGAAACAGTATTTGAACCAGAAGATTTAATATTCTATGAAGAAACTTATCAGAAAGATCCAACAGAGAAAAGAGGAGTTGACGGCAATTTATGGGTATGGGAAAGTCCTGATTACTCAAAATCCTATATGGTTACAGCCGACGTATCTAGAGGTGACTCTACTGACTATTCTACGTTTCACGTAATGGATATAGAGAGTTGTGTTCAGGTAGCAGAATATAAAGGAAAGTTATCTCCAAAGGAATTTGGGAACGTCCTTGTAGGAATTGCATCTGAGTATAATGACGCTTTATTAGTGGTAGAAAACGCAAATATCGGGTGGTCTACTATAGAACAGATACTTGAAAGAGAATATAAAAATATGTATTACAGTTCTACTTCTAATATGGATACAGTAGAATCTTATATGTCTAAGTACGAAAGAGAAAAACTTGTTCCCGGCTTTACAATGTCGATGAGAACACGTCCTTTAGTAATAGCGAAGATGACTGAGTATATAAGGGAAAAAGGAGTAACTATCCAATCTAAAAGACTTATTCAGGAAATGAGAGTATTTGTTTGGAAGAACGGAAAAGCTCAAGCTCAGACGAATTATAATGACGATTTAGTTATGGCCTTCGCTACCTCACTGTACGTAAGAGATACAGCGTTAAGGTTGAGACAACAAGGGATGGATTTAGCTAGAGCACAGCTTTCCTCTTTTGGAAATCTTAATGCAAAAAACCAAGCTGTTATATCAACAGTTGGATCCCACCGAAATAATCCGTATCTTATAGACATGGGTGGCCAGCAGAAAGAAGATATTAGCTGGTTATTTTAAACGAATCTATTTATAACTAAAGACATTTTAATTAAATGGCAGATAAAGGCTTATTTAGTAGATTACAACGACTATTCGCTACAGACGTTATTATACGTAATGTAGGGGGTGATGAGTTAAAAGTAATCGATCCTAATCAAATACAGACAACCGGTAAATACCAGACCAATTCTCTTATAGATAGGTTTAGTAGATTATATATCTATAACAATAGAAATATATTCAATCCAAACTTAAACTTTCAAACTCTAAGAATACAGTTATACTCTGACTACGAAGCAATGGATACAGATCCTATTTTAGCTTCTGCATTAGATATTATAGCTGATGAAGCTACTGTAAAAAACGACTTTGGTGAGGTTTTAGCAATTAGATCTTCTGACGAAAATATACAAAGAGTTCTTTATAATTTATTTTACGATGTACTTAATATCGAATTTAATTTATGGTCTTGGACTCGTAACATGGTTAAGTACGGTGACTTCTTTTTGAAGTTAGAGATAGCAGAAGGCTTAGGAGTATATAATATACTACCTTACACAGTTTATCATGTTTCTCGTCACGAAGGAGAAGATCATGAAAACCCGACAAAAGTTACTTTCCAAATTGACTTAGACGGTCTAGCTACTTCTCAAAGTCCTAACTATACTCCAAATACAAATAAAAAAGTAATTAAATTAGATAACTACGAAGTAGCTCACTTCAGGTTAATCTCAGATACTAATTACCTACCTTATGGACGTTCTTATCTAGAACCAGCTCGTAAGATTTTTAAACAACTAACTTTAATGGAAGATGCGATGTTAATACACCGTATCATGAGAGCTCCAGAAAAGAGAATGTTTTATATTAACGTAGGTCAAATACCTCCAGCAGAAGTTGAACAGTTCATGCAAAAGACTATCAACACTATGAAAAAGACTCCATATATGGGTCAGGATGGTCAGTACAACTTACGATTTAACCTTCAAAATATGATGGAAGATTTTTACCTACCTGTAAGAGGTGGTGATACTTCTACTCGTATTGAGACTACGAAAGGTTTAGAGTACGACGGAACAAACGACGTTGTTTACTTAAGAGATAAGTTATTTGCTGCTTTAAAAATACCTAAAGCTTATTTTGGATATGAAGGAGAGTTGCAAGGTAAAGCAACATTAGCTGCAGAAGATATTCGTTTTGCTAGAACGGTAGAAAGAGTACAGAAGATAATGGAATCTGAATTAACTAAGATTGCATTAGTACATTTATACTCTCAAGGCTTTACAGGTGAATCTTTAGTTAACTTTGAAATCAAATTAACAAACCCTTCTATTGTTTACGAACAAGAGAGAGTAGCATTAATGAAAGAAAAGATTGACTTAGCAGCTCAAATGTTAGATACTAAGTTATTCTCAACAGATTATATCTACGATAATATCTTCCACTTATCAGAGGATAAGTACAACGAGATGAGAGAATTAATTAGAGAAGATTTCAAACGAAACTTCAGATTAGCTCAAATTGAAGGTGAAGGTAATGACCCAGCACAGTCAGGAAGATCATACGGTACTCCTCACGATCTAGCTTCAATGTACGGTAGACGTTCTACTGCTACAGATAGATTATCAGGAGCAAGTCCAGGTTCAGTACCTCCAGGTTATGAAGATCATCCATCACCACCAAAGGGTTTAATGGACCCGGGGGAAGAAGGAGGAAGACCTAGAACGAATATGTCTATATACCACACTAATGACAATCCTTTAGGAGGACGCGACCCACTAGGTAGCCACGGTATGAAAGGCGGTTATCCAAGCGATAATGAAAACGTAATGGAAGGCTTAAATACAAAGGCTATATATCATCGAAATAAAGAAGTATTAAAGGAAATGGTTTTTAATACTCAAAAGAAAGATGACTCAAATCTACTAAAAGAAGACAATATTAGAGATTTAGGTGAATAAAGCATATTTATAATAGGAAACCTATAAGATGAAAGTAAAACATTCAAAGTATAAAAACACAGGGTTAATATTCGAATTGCTTGTTAAGCAAATCGCATCAGATACTCTATCTAAAAAGGACTCACCAGCAGTTAGTATCTTAAAAAAATTCTATGCAGGAAAATCTTCTTTAGCTAAAGAGTATAAACTCTATGAATTTATCTCAAAAAATAATAATGTATCTCCTTTAAAAGCAGAAGCAATATTATCTACAATAACAGAGATCTCTCGTAAGTTAGATCAAGCTGCTATTAAGAAACAAAAGTATGAGTTAATTGCAGAAATAAAAACTCACTATAACGTAGACGAGTTCTTTGCAATTCAGGTAAGAGACTACAAAGCACTAGCTGCTTTATACTGCTTATTAGAAACACAAAATAATGCAGAAAATGTTGATCCTAGTTCTTTAATTGAAAATAAAACAACAATTCTAGAACACTTAACATCTAAAATACAAAATGAGGAAGATGTAAAAGATACCTTAATCGAAGAGTATTCAAAATACGATAAAGATTTAAGATTACTTACATTTAAGATCTTATTAGAAAAATTTAACGATAACTATAAAGATCTACTTCCGGAACAAAAAAATATATTAAAAGAGTTCATAACTTCTGTAAATTCAACTACCCGTCTTAGAACAATAGTAAATGAAGAATTAGAAAAGATAGCTAAGAAGGTACAAGAAATGTCTCAGAAGGTTTCTGATCAGGTTATTAAGATTAAACTAGAAGAGGTAAAGAAAGCTATTAAACCTGTGTCTAACAAGGAGAAGATAGGAGATACCCATTTAGTTAACCTTATGCAGTACTATGAATTAGTACATGAACTTGAAACGATATGAAACTAAGTGAACTACGTAAATTAGTACAAGAAGTACTACAAGAAGCCAATGTTACTAATGTTGGTGGTTCTACTTACACTCCTGGAGCAAATGATGCATTCGCAACTCGTTACGCTTTCGGAGGAAAAAAAGATAACAAAGCTACGAATTATGCGAAAAAGCTAGGCTTTAAAAAAGTGAGCCGCCCAAGCAGACCTTCGAATACAAAATTAATAGACTATCTAAATGAAAACACTACAGGAAAAGTTTAACGCTGTAAACGAGAACAGATACACAAAAGCTGAATTCTTACGAGATGCTCAGAGACAATATCCTCAGTTTATAACTCGCTTTAATGGATACGAAGACGCAGTTCAAATCTTTAAAAATAGAGGTTTGATTGCCGAGGTAAAAGAAGTAGTATATGACAATAAATCAGAAGATAGTTACTCTCCGGAGACTATTAGACGTGCTGTTGATGCTGAATTAGATGCAATGGGTATTGATTCTGCAGGTAAGGTAGAAGAAAAAGATTACGATAAAGCTAAGAAAAAAGCTATGGCTAACTTAGAGAAGGATTGTAATCACTACTTAAATTTAATGGCTAAAGAATCTCCAAAAGTAGATAAACATGATCAAATGGTAGCCGTAAAAGATAATAATAAAGTAGATACTTTTAACGGTATGAAAAAAGCTCAGCTAAAAGAAGCTATGAAGAAGGTAATTGTAAACTTATTAGAAGATAAACAACCTTTGAATGAAGCAGCTGCTGAAAAGTTAGAACAGTATATTAATTACGAGAATTCAGATAATCAAGATTTAGCAGCAAGAATAAGAAAAGGAGCTACAGAATTAGCAGCTCATATTGCTAAGATTGAAAAAATGTATTTAGATACAAGAGAAGATATTGAAGCTATTTATGAAGACATTGGTTCTTTTATGGCACCAGCTGTATCTAATGCATTTAAGGAAGATTTAAAACCAGTAATGGCTAAGTATTTTGCTATAGAGACTCCTAAATCTAGACGTTTATCTCCAGAAGAGTTAGAACAATTAGGTTTCGGTAAAAACTCAAGCGGAGCAACGTTTTCGTTAAGAGAAGGCAAAATTTTAAAAAGTAAATAAGCATGGCATTATTAGTAGAAGTACATAGCTTTAGACCTATTCTTAGAGAATCTAAGGAAAGACCTGGAGTATTCGAAGTAGAGGGTATTATGCAACGTGCTGGAGCTAAAAACCAGAACGGACGTGTTTACGATAAACGTATCTTACAACGTGAAGTTGATAAGTATATACAAGAATTTGTAAAGAATGGCAATGCATACGGAGAATTAGACCATCCAGAATCAGCTATAGTCTCTCTAAAAAATGCTTCTCATATCATAAAAGAATTATGGTGGAAAGGAGATGAGCTATTTGGTAGAGTAGAATTACTTAATACTCCTTCAGGTAACATTGTAAAAGAAATTATAAAGGCAGGACATACGATAGGTATTTCATCTAGAGGTACTGGTTCGGTTCAACAAACAAATGAAGGTACTTTAGAAGTACAACCAGACTTTGAACTAGTTTGCTGGGATTTCGTATCTAATCCATCTACACATGGAGCTTTTATGAATCCTATATCATTAAATGAAAGCACTCAAGCTGTATCTAAATTTAGCAAATTAGACAGTATTATAAACGACATACTAAGAGCGTAATGAAATTAGCAGAAATTCTATTAGAAGACGATAACAAAGTAAATCAATTAGCTGCTGCTTTAGGTAGTGAGTTTAAAACACTAGCAAAAGGTATTGATGTAGAATTTGATAAAGCAGATGATCCTAAAGAGGGATTAATAACTACAGCCAGTCTTATAGTAGCATTACCTGCCATTTTAGGGTTAATTGCACGTTTAGGAAGAAACGCTTCTAAAATAGTACGACAGTACTTTGGTGCTAAACCCGAAGATCCTTCTGCAGCTGAGAAGTATTTCCAAGATATGGGAAAATTAGCTGATCAATTACATCATTTGTATGTTAGACCTATTGAGGCAATTGTACATAAGTTTGTTAAAGATCCTAAAAAAGCTCATAATATTGCTAACGCTATCTTTCATGTCATAGTAGCAATCTTCTTAATTGCTTCAGGTGTGACTGCTGTTAAGGCTTTACAAGCAAAAAATATTAGTTTAGCAAGTTTAGAAAGTGCTTTAGCCGCTGTTAAAGGTGGTGAAGTAAAGGAATATTTGACTAAATTTTTCTAATTTTTACTGTTTTCGGAAATAGTATATATTTATATACAAATATACCGTTTTTATACGGTATTCTACACTACAAATTTCTATTACGATTCTAATAATCGTACAAATCACAACAATTTTATTGTAAAATGGCAAACAAAGATTTATTCAAGCAAGCTATTGCTGAAGCCAAATCTGTCCGTGAAGCCGCTATCGCTAATGCAAAACAATCTTTAGAAGAGAGTTTAACTCCTCATTTAAAAGATATGTTAGCCGCTAAACTTCAAGAACTAGAAGGTTCAGAAGAAAAAGAAGAGGTAATTGCAGAAGAAGGATTAGTAGCAGAAAGTGACTTAGGATTCAGTGAAGCAGCGGAGGATGATTCAGAAGAATCTGAAGACGATGCTGCAGCAGAAGAAGCACCAGAAGGTGAAGCAGCTCCAGAAGAAGAAGGTGAAGCCGATGAAGATAAAGAAGTAAGCGACTTATCAGTTGAAGACTTTAAAAATCTAATTCGTGACATCATCGCTCAAGAAATGGGTGCAGGCGCTCCAGCAGGTGAAGAAGAAGCTATTCCTGGCGAAGAAATGCCAGCAGGCGGTGACTTAGAAGGTCCAGCAGCATCAGATGTTGCAGACAGCGAAGAAATCGACTTAGAAGAGCTTTTAAAAGAACTAGAAGGTATGGGTGCTCCAGCAGGTGCACCAGCTCCAGAAGAAGAAGAAGCAGGTTTAACTAAAGAAGCACAAATTGCTGAATTAGAAGCTAAATTAGCTGAATTAAAAGGAGACAAAAAAGAAGAATCACCAGTAGGGGAAGGATACCGCGAAGGCGTGTATGGAAACTTCCAAGAATGGAAAAATTCTTTCAAAGAAGGAACTAAATTCGAACAAGAGAATGGCTACATGGTAGCTAAATCTCCATCCGGTGAAGAGTTAGGCAAATGGAACCCTGTTAAAGGACATGGAATGCATTCTGACGACTACCAGTATAAGAGTTTAGAAGAAAAAAAGAAAGAAGAAGAAACTTCTTCAATGAATGAAGCTTTAGAAACAATCCAATCTTTAAAGAAGGACTTATCTGAAGTAAATTTATTAAACGCTAAATTACTTTATTTAAACAAAGTATTAAAAGCAAATAACTTATCTGAAACACAACAAGTAAATGTCATTGCTGCCTTTGACAAAGCTGAGACAGTTAAGGAAGTAAAATTAGTATTCGAAACTATCTGCGAGAGCTTAGTAACTAAAAAAGAAACTAACACTATCAAAGAATCAAGAGGGTTCGCTAGTAAAGCAACTGGAACTACTGCAAGTAATCCAGGTGTAATTAACGAAGTATCTGAAACAGTTCGTAGAATGCAAAAATTGGCAGGAATTATTTAAAATAACAATCAAACAAATTAAATCTTACAAAAATGGAAATTAATTCATTATTGGAAAGCTCAAACACTTACAAAAGCCAAGCTGCTGATGCAGTTCGTTTGGCTGAGAAGTGGAGCCAATCAGGCTTGTTAGAAGGTCTTTCTGGAGAGAAAGAAAAGACTAACATGGCTATGATCCTAGAAAACCAAGCTAAGCAAATCGTTGCTGAAGCTAACACAACTGGTACTGGTGGTACATTTACTGCTGGTAACGGTGAACAATGGGCTGGTGTTGCTTTACCTTTAGTACGTAAAGTATTCGCTCAGATCTCTGCAAAAGACTTTTTATCAGTTCAACCAATGAACTTACCTTCAGGTCTTGTATTCTATTTGGATTTCAAATACGGTACTGCTAAGTCTCCATTCGGTGACGGCGATAACATGTACGGTACTTTGGATACTCAAGATCAAGATCCTACAGGCGGTCTTTACGGTGTAGGTCGTTTCTCTTACTCTTTGAACACAAAGACTCAAGAAGACGTAGCTTACGCAGTATCTGCTGCAACTTCAGCATCTATCGGATTTGAAAGCGGTGTTAATCCTAGCGACTACGTAGTAGTTACAGCTACTTTACCTGCTGCTACTAACTTCGATGCTAAAGGTGTTCGTGCTTTTGCATTAGTATCTGCTTCTGTTAACGTTGACGCTAACACATTAAAAGCTTATACTTCTACAAACGGTACTTCAACTGTATCTTTCGTAGTATTAGGTTCAGCTATCACTAAAGCAGCTGGTGCTACTGGTTCTGCTGGTTCATCTAACTTCGACGTTGTTTACCACAAACAACCAGTTGATAATGCACGTGGTGATTTCGAAGCTAACTCTTCTGCTGCAGTAGATACTTCTATCACAATCCCTGAAATCGACGTTCAATTACGTTCTGAAGCAGTTGTTGCTAAGACTCGTAAATTGAAAGCACAATGGACTCCAGAATTCGCTCAAGACTTAAATGCTTACCATAGCATTGACGCTGAAGCTGAATTGACTTCATTGTTGAGCGAATATATCTCTATGGAGATCGACTTAGAATTGATCGACATGTTGATTCAAGATGCTCGTACTACTGAAAAATGGTCTGTAGAAAACAACAAAATTTGGAATGGTTCAGCTTGGACTACTTCAACTTCTGACTTCTACAACACACAAGGTCAGTGGTTCCAAACTTTAGGTACTAAAATCCAAAAAGTATCTAACAAAATTCACCAAAAGACATTACGTGGTGGTGCTAACTTCTTAGTATGTTCTCCTAACGTTGCAACTATCTTAGAATCTATTCCAGGATATGCTGCTGATACAAACGGCGACAAAATGGAGTTTGCAATGGGTGTTCAGAAAGTTGGTAACTTAAACAGCCGTTTTAAGGTTTACAAAAACCCTTACATGACTGAAAATACCATCTTAATGGGCTTCCGTGGTGGTCAATTCTTGGAGGCTGGTGCGGTTTACGCTCCTTACGTTCCATTGATGATGACTCCATTAGTGTACGATCCAGAAACATTTACTCCACGTAAAGGTTTGATGACTCGTTACGCTAAGAAAATGATCCGTCCAGAATTCTATGGTAAGATCTACATCACAGATTTAGAGCAAATCTAATCTAGGATAGTATAATAGAAAGAGAGGCCTTCGGGCCTCTTTTTTTTGTTTATATAGATTATTCTCGTCTATTTATAAGAGTATAAAGTTGTTTCACTAAAAGAAGATCTATGACATCAAAACCGCATACCGACGAGGTGTATGTTGAAAAACGTAAACCTAAAAGCCCGATTAAATTTCAAATACAACTAAACGAAGAGCAAAAATTAGCGAAAGCAATCATAGTAGAAAATCCAATAACAGCAATACGAGGAGCTGCAGGTTCCGGAAAGACATTAGTAGCAGCTCAAGCAGCACTAGATTTACTGTATAACCGAGAAGTAGAAAGAATTGTTATTACCAGACCAACTGTAGCTAAGGAAGATATAGGCTTCTTACCAGGAGATATTAAAGAGAAGATGGATCCTTGGTTGGCACCAATCTATCACAATCTATACATGTTATATGACAAGGCTAAGATAGATAAAGATTTAGAGAATGGTAGAATAGAAATTGTTCCATTTGCATTTATGAGAGGACGTACTTTTGTAGATGCTTTTGTAATAGTAGATGAAGCCCAAAACGTTACCCATTCCCAAATGGAAGCTGTAATAGGACGTTTAGGAAAAGGAAGTAAGATGGTAATCTGTGGAGATATGGCTCAAATAGATTTGAACTATAAAAAAGATACAGGGTTTTCTTTCCTAACTCGAATAGAAGAACAAGTTAAAGGATTTAGAGTAGTAACTTTAGAGAAGAACCATAGGCATGATATAGTAGCTCCAGTACTTAAGGTTTATGAAACTTATAGGGACTAGAGTTAGTTACTATTTATTAATAAAATAAAGAAGAATGGCTAATATACAGATATGGAACGGATCATCTCAGTTTGCACCAGGGCAGACGCCGTTCGGATTTTATGACACAGACGTTGAATTTGCAGCCGAAGCTGATAAAGTAGCGAAATACTGTGCTATAAAATTAGGTTGGCCTTTGATGGATGTTGAACTTACATCAGGTTCGTTCTATGCTGCATTCGAAGAAGCTATTACACAATACGGGAACGAATTATACCAACAGCAAATACAACAAAATTTCCTTTCAGTACAAGGAGGTAATTCATCAATAAACCTAAACGCTACCCTAGTTCGACCATCATTAAATAGAATGATTGAAATAAGCAAGAACTACGGTACAGAAGCAGGAGTAGGTGGAACAGTTAGAAAATATTCAGGCTCTTTAGATACTATACCAGATCAACAAACTTATGATTTGAATTTATGGGCTACACAACAAGGTATTACCGGGGGTATTGAAATTAGAAAAGTATTCTACGAAGCACCTCCTGCTATCTTACGTTATTTTGACCCATACGCTGGTACTGGAACAGGTGTCCAGTCATTAATGGATGCTTTTGACTTTGGTTCTTATAGCCCGGGTGTAAACTTCTTACTAATGCCAACTTCTTTTGATATGTTAAAAGTTCAAGCAATTGAATTTAACGATCAAGTAAGACGTTCAGCATATTCTTTTGAACTAGTAGGTAATCAGTTAAAACTATTCCCGGTTCCTAAGAACGGTGGTAAATTATTTTTTGAGTATTATAAAAATACAGATAAGAGATATATTGATGATTCAGTAATGTTGGGAGGAGGATCAGCAGGATCTTCTTACGGAGGTTCTACAAACTCAAATAACATTATTACTAACATATCTAACGTACCGTATTCAAACCCGGTATATTCAGATTTTAATGCTCCAGCAAAAGCTTGGGTATATAATTATGCAGCAGCAGTTGCTAAGGAGATGTTAGCTTACATAAGAGGTAAGTATACATCACTACCGGTACCTGGATCTGAAGCTACTTTAAACCAAGCAGACTTATTACAAGATGCTAGAACAGAAAAAACAAGTTTAATAGAAAGTCTTAGAGCTAATTTAGCTTCTACTAATATGACTTCTCTATTAGAAGCAAAAGCAAGTGAAGCTAAATTCCTAAACGACACTCTACAGGGTGTACCAATGATGATATACGTAGGATGATAAAATTACTTAACATATTAACTGAAGAGGAGTATAATACATACCAAGGTTTAGTAAGAATTACTATAAACCCTGATGTAACTATACAAGAAACAGGTGAATTAATGAGAGCTTTACCAGGAGTTATAACAGTAACTCAGGTATCTCATAATGATGCTAACAATACAGCAGTAATGAAGATGAAAATCATTACAAAACAACAAGCTGAACCAGCTTTTGCTAAGTTGAAGCAAGTTTCGTTATCAAAAATCCCTCAAATAACCAAATTTGAGTTTGCACCTAAAACAATTGAGGTAAAATGATATTTGGAAGTACAAGAGACTTTGGATTACTAACTAATATAGGTAGAGAACTACTCAAAGATATAATTGAGCAAGAGATTCTATACTATAAATTCAGTGTAGAAGATACTGAAGCTAATCTTTACGGAGAAGCTCTTACAAAGTCTTTCTGGGATGCAGTAAAATTAAACTGTTTCATTACTAGAGGCGATCAAGTAATAACAGATGATGACTTTGGACCAGATTTAACAAGAGAAGCATCTTTTGCTTTCATAAGACAAGACTTAGTTGATGTAAATGTAGTACCGGAAGTAGGAGATATCTTACTTTGGCATGAAAACTACTACGAAGTAGATACTGTTGTAGAGAATCAACTATTCTTAGGTAGAGATAGTAGCTATAATTTCACAGAATATGGATCTAGATTCGGAAGTTCTGTATCTATTATAGTTAAATGTCACCTAACAAGAGCAGAAAAGGTAGGAATAACACAAGTAACTATATAATAGATGTCTAATAATAAACCTATACCTAAAACACAGTTAGAGATTGCACAAAGTCATGTGGATCCGTTACTGAATACAGGTAAATCGCTATCTGTTGATAATAAAAGAAGAGAATTACAGAAGACTGTAAAGAATGATGATGTGAAACAATTCTCTTTAGGGTTAAAGGACATAGATGAGACTATATTCTACTACTTTACTAAAGTAATAAGACCATCAGTAATACAGAATGGTATAAAAAAAGAAGTTCCATTACTATACGGTTCACCAGAACGTTGGGCAGCAGTACAGAAAGATGGTTTCTATAGAGATAAAGGAGGAAAAATACAAACTCCTTTGATAATGTTTAAAAGAGACTCTGTAGAAAAGAATAGAAGCTACGGAAACAAGTTAGATGCTAACAATCCACTAAACTATGGTGTATTTGAAAAGAAGTTTTCTAAGAAAAACGTATATGACCGCTTTAGTTTATTAAATAATAGAGATGAAGTCAAAGAATTCTACGCAGTAGTTATGCCAGACTTCGTAGATATCACATATTCCTGTATAATCTTTACAGATTATGTAGAACAGATGAATAAATTAGTTGAAGCTATCAACTTTGCATCAGATTCTTACTGGGGAGACCCGGAAAGGTTTAGTTTTAGAGCAATGATTGATAGTTATGCACAAACTACAGAGTTAGCAGCCGGTAATGACCGTACTGTAAAGACTACTTTTACTATAAAGCTGTTAGGACATATAGTTCCTGACTCTATAAATGCAACTGTAAGAGGTATGAATAAATTTTACTCTAAATCTGCAGTTAACTTCGGTTTTGAAATGGTTTCTAATATCGAAACACAAACAGCCACACAAGCCGTGAAAGGAAAAGCAAGATTTTACGATAAAGCAAGTGAGACTTTAAATTTAACAACAATCGAAGAGTCTATGACATCAGAACAAAAAGCATACGTAACATTACAGAAAGTAATTACAAGTAATTCTGTAAATACAGTAGTAAATACAGGAGCAAAAACACTAACCTTTACAGGACAGCAGTTAGCAGAGACTCCTGCAGGATTCCCTCCATTAAATAAATCTAATTTCCAAGTATTTATTAACGGTATGATTGTTGAAACAGATGCAATCGATACAATAGAGCAAGTTGGTGGTAATTTGGTAGTTACTTTTAACAATACCTTAGGTTTTGCCATCGAATCTATTGATGAATATACTTTAATTGGAAAACTAGCATAAGATGGCATTAATACAGTGGAAACAGATTAGTCCTCACCTTAGTGGATCTGGAGATTTAACAGGTTCATTGAATGTATTAGGTAGTTTTACCCTAAACGGACAGCCTATCTCTACTATTGATGCTTCTGTCTTTAATAAAACAGGATCTTACGCATCAGCTACTACAGATATACACATAACAGGGTCTTTTAGATTAAAACTAGATGGAGTTTCGAAGTATTTTGCAGTAAATGTAGACGGTAAAGATAAATTTAAAGTAAATGAACAAGGTGTTGTAGTATTACATCCTTTTTCAGTACCTCCTACACCGATTACAGGTAGTATATATTATGGAGCAGATAATGCTTTTTATTTTGGATTGTAAAATTAACTATATTTATTAACAACGAAAATTAACTTAAAAACATAACATGGCACAGTGGAAAAAACTCGTCGTTTCTGGTAGTAATATAAGCCAGTTAGTAAACGACTTAAATTATGCAAGAAACGGGGTGGCTAACCAGTCTATCACCGGTTCATTTAAAGGAGACGGTTCAGGATTAACAGGTTTATCAGCTGATTCAGTAGCATTTGCTAACATTACAGGTAAACCTACATTAGTATCTGGATCTTCTCAGATTACAATTTCACAAACTACAGGATTTACTGCTTATACAGCTTCTGTTGATAGTGCAATCTCGGGATTAGATTCTCAGATTACAGCTATTGAAGGTACTGGTTTAACAGCAGGTAAAGGTATAGTAGTTTCTGGTACTATTGGCGGTAATAACTTACAAGTTTCTGCTTCAGTAGACGGAACTTCTATCGAATTTGATGGTAGTAATAAAATTAGCTTAAAAGCTACAGCAGTAACTGCAGGTTCTTACGGTAGTGCTACAGCAATCCCTACATTCACAGTAGATGCTGACGGTCGTTTAACTGCTGCTAGTACTGCAAACATTAGTACTACATTAAACATTTCTGGTTCAACAGGTGGAGGTTCAGTAGCTTTAGGTAATCAAACATTATCTATCGTAGGTACAGCTAACGAAGTAACTGCAGCTGCTTCTGGACAGACAATCACTATTGGATTACCAGATAATGTAAACATTACAGGTAATTTATCAGTACAAGGTAACTTAGACGTACAAGGTACTGTAACAAACATCAATACAACTAACTTAGATGTAGAAGATGCTTTCATTTTATTAAACTCTGGTTCAGCTGCAACAGCGGATTCAGGTTTCGTATTTGGTGGTTCTAACGGTACTGCTCAATCAGGTGCTGGTTTAATATGGGATGCTAGTTACAACAGCAACGACGGACGTCTTGCAATTGTTGGTAACATGGCTTCTAATGCAACAGGAGCACAAACTCCATCTTACTATATAGGAGGTGTATTTGCAGGTACTTCAGCAGATGCTGCTACAGCAGAAGCAGATCACGTTGGAAACATTAGAGTAGAAGGAGAGGATATATTCATTTACGTATAAAATAAAATAAAGTTATGGGGTTATTAGATAAGATTGGAGGTAAACCAAGTAAACCTGAATCTCAATCCGGGTTTACAAAGAAGGAGATCGAGTTTTTACTCGCAAAACTTCGAACAGCTACCTATAAGGGTGATGAATTCGAAGCCTTCTATAACATCTGGGTAAAACTAACAAACGAATTAGAAAAAAACAATTAGTAGTGAAGGGACCTTAATAGGTCCTTTTGCTATTTATATGTACATTATAGGCCCGAAAGGGAAGTGGGCACCGCACATTGGTGTAACCAACCGTAATAGTAACACGAATGCCAAACTGGAAAAAACTCATTGTAAGTGGGTCGAGTGCACACTTATATAATCTTAATGTAGCTAGCGCTGTAACTGCTTCGTACTTCGTAGGAGACGGTTCAGGTTTAACTAATGTAAATTCTACAATATCTGAACAAGCTACTGTATCAGATTCTTTTACTAGCACCTTAACTAAGGTAGTTAATCATAATTTTTCATCTAAGAACCTTGTTATAAGTGTTTATGATGAGAATGATAATCAAATTATTCCAGCAACTGTTAATTTAACAGATAACAACAACGTTACTATTACATTTAATCAACTAACAACAGGTACAGTTGTAGTTGCTAAAGGAGGTCATATTGTAGGAGGTAATGCTAAGATAGATCAAGTAACAACCGTTACAGATACCTTCACAAACGCTACTTCTAAAGTAGTTACCCATAATTTTAACACCAGAAACATATTAGTTTCAGTTTACGATAATCAGTATAACCAAATTATACCACAATCCGTAAATGTAGCTAACTTAAATACAGTAACTGTTACTTTTAATCCTGCAACAACAGGATTTGTAGTAGTTGGTAAAGCTGGACATATTGTTTCTGGTTCAGCCGCCGATTCTACAAAGTTAGGCGGTCAATTACCGTCGTATTACCTTAATTATACCAACTTTACAAATATACCATCTACTTCTTATAGACAAAATATTGAAGGTAGTGGACCTTTTACTATAACTCATAATCTATCTGAAGATTTTCCAGTAGTACAGGTGTATACTGCTCAGAGAGAGCAAGTATTACCGGCTAAGATATTATCTGCTTCAAGTAATGCAGTAGTATTAGAGTTTAGTACTTATATTTCAGGAAGTGTAGTAGTAAATAAGTAGATATTTATTAATAACGTAGCAAAAAGACTATAAAAGAAGAAAAACATGAGAATTGACAATCCAATAGGTATTAACGCCGCACTGACAGGATCCTTTAGTGGGTCTTTCTTTGGGAACGGAAGCGGCTTAACTAACGTAGCTGCCTCTAACGTAGAGTACGCAAACGTTCTTAATAAACCAACCTTATTATCAGGTTCAGCGCAAATAGCATCCCAGATATCTGGATCATTTGGTGCAGTTTCTGCATCATTTGCTACTAGATTTGATAATCTAGGTACAGGTTTCGCTACTGATAGTGAATTAAGCAACGTTTCTTCTTCTTTAGCAGGAGATATCACTAATATCTATAACACTTATGCTACAGATACAGAATTAGCTAACGTTTCTTCTTCTTTAGCCGGTAATGTTGCTACAATCTTTAATACCTACGCTACAGATTCTGAATTAGCAGCAGTATCTGCTTCTTTAGCTTCTAATATAGCTAACATATACAGTACGTACGCTACAGATACAGAGCTTACTAACGTTTCCTCTTCTTTAGCTTCTAATATAGCTAACATATACAATACCTACGCTACAGATTCTGAACTAGCAGTAGTATCTGCTTCTTTAGCTTCGAATATCGTAAGTATTAACAATACAATTAACGGTCTAGATAATACTTATGCTACTGATAGTCAATTAGCCGCGCTTTCAGCTTCTCTTATTGCAGTAGATGCTGATATACACTCTGATATTACTATATTATCTTCTTCTTTATCCTCTAACATTATCGGGGTTAATACACACCTTAATACTGTATCTGGATCTCTTGCAAATAGAATAGATAATATTAATACAGCGATAAATAACTTAGATAATACGTATGCTACCGATGCTAGCTTAATATCAGTATCTAGTTCATTTGCTTCTACTACAAGTACAAACGTTCAAATAGCGAGAATTAACTCAGGATCGTTTGCAACTAGGATTGATAACATCAATACTACAATTAATAACTTAGGATCAACTTATGCTACAGATAGTGAATTAGCTTCTGTATCTAGTTCTTTTGCATCAAGAATTGTCCCTATTGAATCATCAACATCAACAGCTACAAGTGTAAATAATACTCAAAATACTAGATTAGCTGCTCTAGAAGCCGCTACAGGATCTTATCAATCAGGTTTAACATTTAACGATACCTCAGGACAGGCCGGAATTAACTTCACTAATACTAGTGGGACTATAACAGCCGTAGCAACTGGTTTAGGTACTACAGATAATGTTACTTTTAGAAATGGTACTTTTAACGGTAGTGTTTTTGTTGATGGAAACTTATTTGTATCAGGTACAACAACTTCAATCAGCGTTCAAAATTTAGCAGTATCAGATAACTTAATATACTTAAATAATGGAGCGCAGACTACTATTCTAGATATTAATGGTGATGGAACTACTATAACGTATACAACAGAAGAAAATCATAACTACGTAGTAGGAATGGTAGTAACTGTAACAGGAGTTAATCCAACAGCATATAACGTAACAAGCCAAACAATTACTGCGGTAGGCACAAAATCTCACGCAGGTCAAACACATACAACATTTAGCATAAGCGGTAGTACAACTACTAGTTATGTATCAGGAGGAATAGCAAGAGCTAAATCAGGAACAAACCCTGACTTAGGATTTGCTGGTGGATATAATGACGGTACTTACCACCATGCTGGTTTATTTAGAGATGCTTCTGATAACATCTGGAAATTCTTCAGAGGATATGACCCAGAACCAGATGCAAGTATTTACATAGATACAACTCACGCTTCTTTTGAATTAGCTCCATTACAGGTTTCTAATTTAATTGCAACAAGTATCACAGGATCTCTATCAGGTAATGCTTCTACAGCTTCTAAATTAGCAACTGCTAGAACAATTACATTAGGTGGTGATTTAACCGGTAACGTTTCCTTTGATGGATCTGCAGGCGTAACCTTAACAGCTACAATTGCAGCAGATTCAGTTGCTTTAGGAACTGACACAACAGGTAATTATGTAGCAAGTTTAGTAGCAGGTACTGGAATCACTTTAGCCAATAACACAGGAGAAGGAGCTACACCAACGATTACAAACTCCGCACCTGACCAGACAGTTGTATTAACAGCAGGATCTAACGTAACTATAACTGGTACTTATCCTAGCTTTACAATTGCATCAACAGATACAAATACTACATATACAGCATCTACAGGTTTATCTTTAACAGGTACAGCCTTTAGTATCGACAGCTCAGTAGTAACATTATCAGGGGCACAGATATTAACAAACAAGACAATCAATGCTTCTCAATTAGTAGATGCTTCTGTAACTAACGCTAAATTAGCTAACTCTTCAGTAACTGTAACAGCAGGAACTGGAATGAGTGGAGGAGGAGCTGTTTCTTTAGGATCTTCTGTAACTTTAACAAACGCAGGTGTAACTTCTAACGTAGCAGGAACTGGTATATCAGTTTCTGGTGCAACCGGTGCAGTAACAATTACTAACTCAGATAGAGGTTCATCTCAAAATATATTTAAAAATATAGCAGTAGCAGGTCAAACTACAGTAGTAGCTGATACAAATGATGATACTTTAACTTTAGCTGCAGGCAGTAACGTAACAATTACTACCGATGCTACTACTGATACAATTACAATTACTGCAACCGATACAAATACAACATACTCTGCTGGAACAGGTATTACATTAACAGGCACTACATTTAGTAATGCTGGTGTAACTTCAGCAGTAGCTGGTACAGGTGTTGGTGTAAGTGCAGCTACCGGAGCAGTAACCTTCTCAATCGGGCAATCAGTAGCTACCAGCGCTCAAGTTACATTTGACTCAGTGATTACTGGTAATAACGGAAACGGTACAAATGTTAGAATAGGTGATGATGCTTGGATTGGTGATATAAATGCAGCTAACACATTTAGAATACAGGGTGTACAAGATGCTACTCAAGGATATATTGTTTTTGGTAATAGTAACGCAACTGCTTTAGGTAGAACCGGTACTGGAGCTTTAACATACGGTGGTAATACAATCTACCACGGAGGTAACTTAACAGTAGGTGATGGTGGATTAACTCAAGTTAACTTTACTACAACTCGTAGAGATAAATTAGATGGAATTGCAGCTAATGCAAATAACTACTCACTACCTACAGCAACTTCAACAGCATTAGGTGGTATAGAGTTAGCCAGCGATACTACTCAAACGGTAGCAGCTAATGCTGTATCAGCTACAGCTGGTAGAACTTACGGATTACAGTTAAATGCTTCTTTACAAGGTGTAGTCAACGTACCTTGGACAGATACAACTTACTCAGTAGGTGATGGCGGATTAACAGCGGTAAACTTTACTACAACTCGTAGAGATAAATTAGATGGAATTGCAGCAGGAGCTACTAACGTAACAAATACTAACCAGTTAACTAACGGTGCAGGATATATTACAGCTTCTTCTACTGATACACTGACTAATAAGTCGGGTAACATTTCACAATGGACTAATAACTCTGGATACCAAACTTCATCAGGTACTGTTGCCAAGGTAGAGAATACAGTAACTAGTACTAACTCAGCAGATTTAGTTTACGGTAACATGGCAGATAATGACCAGTTCCGTATCAGAATTGGCGGTACAGCTTCAAATGCTGGTTTTGTCGAAATAGCAACAGCAGACGACGCTACTGAACCAATCCACGTTAGACAATACTCAGGAGTATTTACTACTTTAAGTAGAACAGCTACTTTGTTAGACGGATCTGGTAACACTACATTCCCTGGAGATGTTACAGCATACTCTTCCGACGAAAGATTAAAAGAAAATATAAAAAATATACCAAACGCTTTAGATAAAGTATTATCTTTAAATGGTGTAACTTTTGACTGGAAACAAGAAGCTTTCGATGCAGGATTTAATCCTAAGATCAAAGAAGGTGATGCTGGGGTATTAGCACAGCAAGTACAAGCAGTATTACCACAAGCAGTTAAACCAGCTCCTTTTGACTTAGACGAAAACGGAGGATCTAGATCAGGAGAGAATTACTTAACTGTTCAGTACGAAAAATTAGCTCCATTATTTATCGAAGCAATAAAAGAGCAACAAAAACAAATTGAAGAATTAAAAGCAGAATTAGCAGAACTAAAAAATAAATAAAATGGGTTTACAGTTAAATGTCGATCTAGAGACGAGCCTAGGACCTTCACAAGAGGTCTATGCTCGAATAGAAGGCATCAGTTATAATAAACATACCGCAGCAGTAATGTTTCAAATTACATACTGGGTAGATAGAAACCATGCAATAAAGGCCACTAGGACTTTTTTGGATGAAGGACCAAGAAATATGGTTGGGTTAATATATGATAAAGTAATGTATTACCCAGCCGAAAGCACAGAAGAAGTAGAAATATTTTTACCGCAATACCTAGATATATTTGCAGTAAACGAAGAAGAAGTAGATATTCCTATATACGAAACTAAACTAGCAAAAAGAGAAGTTCCGTATGTAAGTTTTGACGAGAATGGAGAGGAAGTAACTTTGTACAGAACTATAACTGAAGAGAAACAAGTTCAAGTAGGAGTTAAAAAAGAAGTAAAAAAAGTAATTGATTACGGGGTTTCAAATAGATTAGCAGAGTTCGCTTATAATGCCTTAAGAGTAGAATTAGCGAAATGGTTTCCTAAAGATAATATCGAAACAGTAAAATAAAATGTCAAGAAAAACGTACGGTGCATCGAATATAAATTGGGGGTCTTTTGACGAATGGTCTAACTCCATTTCTGCAGATAGCAATACTTCAATAGCTACTGCTATGAACAATATGTTCCCGGCGAATACAGCTCCGTTTAGTGCAAGTGAAATAAGAAATAGTACAATCTTTAAAGGAACAATTCGCCCGCAAACTGGAGGGACTGTTGCAATAACTGCACCTTATACGGTCGCTGCTACAAGTAGTAATATAACCGTTCAGAACGTTTTTTTAAATGCTTACAACATCACAATAGTAGCAACAGCTACATACCCTTGGACATTTCATTCATGGAGATCAGCATCAGGCGCAGGTGGTGTACAGATATCAGCTTCATCTACCTTTACTATTACTAACGGAACTGATGCGGATTATTCTGACTACTGGGCTTACTTCACAACTACTCACTTGAATCCTTACGCATAATAGTTGGATATATAAATAAAAGTTCGTAATTTTAATAATTAATTAACTTAGTTTTGAAAGTAATTTGGGTTTTAGAAAATATAAAAAATGATGAGAGAATCTACGGAAAACTAAACACTCTCATGCTTATTGCTTCTATACAATTATGGAAGAAAAATCACCCTACTCACAACTGCGTGATGTACTGTGATAAACTAACCCTACAGTATTTAGAGCGTCTCTCTATTACTCATTTATGGGATAGTATAGAAGAATACACCCACACAAGAAACATTGATAGAAACGTATTCTGGGCGGCTAGCAAAGTTGGAGTTCTTTCCCAACAAACAGAGCCGGTTATCCTTATGGATAATGATACGTTAGTCTATAAACCTATTGCACACCTTTTAGAAAAAGATACAACATATGTATGTAATCTAGAGAAAGGAAGAGGATACTATCCTACAGGTTATGATGAGATAATAAAAAAACTTAGCTACCGTCCTCGATGGAAAACAGACTCAGCTTGTGTAGCTTTCTTACACCTTCCAGATCCAGAATTTACTAGACTGTATGCTAATATGAGTTTAGATATGATGGAAGAACTTACAGCTTTAGGAGCACCAAATCCACAGTATTTAATCTTTTCAGAACAACTACTTCTTCGACATCTCTTAGAGATAAAAAATAAACCATTAAAAGGGTTAATCAGGACTTACTGGGATTGTCAAGCATGGCAATGGGGTGAGGATCACGAAAATGGTATATGGACTTTTGAGGAATCTCAACAATACTTTAAACATTACGGACCTTTAAAATCTTGGATTATAAAGAACGAAGGAGATCAGAATTACGAAAGGGAAATAAAAGAGTTGGAAAATTGCGTAAATATGCCTAACTTAGACCTATCGTTTATGACGGTAATGTAGATGTCAATAGTAGATTTAAAATACATACAAGAAAAAATAACTACTAATAACGGAACCCCAGTAGACTATAGATGGACGCATGGCGCAACAGATAAACATCTCGGAGACGGCTTATTAGTTTATAGCATCATACAGATGATGCGAGCAAAGGTATGTGTATGTATCGGGTCTGGTAGCGGGTTTATTCCCCGTATAATGACACAAGCTCGAATTGACTTATATAACCAAGGTATTTTTGAAGGAAATGGAGACTATAATTGGGGTGACATCGGTGTTACTTATCTCATTGACGCTTGTAATGGTATTGGCGGTCCTAACGATTTGGATAATGAAGAATCATTCTTCCGGAAGACGTTTTATCCTAGGTTTATCAAATCGACTTCTATCGACGCCTATTATGACTTTTTTGTTAAACAAGATATTCAAATAGATTTTTTATTCATAGACGGTGATCATTCTTACGAAGGAGTTAAGAAAGATTTTGAACTCTATTCAACAATACTAAAGAAAAACGGTATAATTGCAATTCACGATACAGATAAGCAGTATGAAGAATCTTTAATTATATCAGAAGATGCTAAAAAAGATCACCATAGTTTCTCTGGACCTTCTAAATTAATAACAGAGCTTGGACCAGAATGGCGCCTCTTTAACTTCTTTAACGAAGGTATTGTAAAAAATAAACCATCTTCTACAGGTATAACTCTTATTCAGCATGCTTAATTTAGTAACAGTCGTAGGACGAAATACCCACCTACTCCCTCATATGTTAAAGCATTATGAAGGTAAGGTTGATAAGATTTATGTAGCTGTTTACCGACAAGATGAAAACGACGGCGTACTTGAAGAAGTTTTAGATTTAGGAATTAAACCCTATATTGTTATTACAGATGAGAAGTACAACTGGGAAAGAGTAACCGCTGTTTATAACTTTATTAAACAGACTAAACCTAATGACTGGTGGATAGTATCTGATGATGACGAACTACAAGTTTACCCGTATGAGATACCAGACATAATAAAAGAATGTGAAAAGTATAAATACGATTTTGTAACAGGAGGTTTTTTAGATAGAATAGGACCTGACGGAATCTTTCCGAAAGTAACTAGAGAAACAGATATTCATTCTGCTTTTCCTTACGCAGGTTTTTTTAGACACCTAATGTCTAAAGCATGTCCTAATAAAGTGACCCTAATGAAAGGTTTTCAAGATGTATGTTCAGGACAGCATTATGCTACTTTTAAAGATGGAACAAACAGCTGGGGGAAAGCTCACCCGAAGAGAATGCCTATTGAAGAAGTATTTACCCAGGTGCATCATTTTAAATGGGATGCTACTTGTGTGGAAAGAATAAAAGAAGTAGCTGATATTGATAAACCTTATGCATATTCCGCCGAGTATAAAACAATGTACAATGCTATAAAAGTATTTGACTGGAAAATTGATATATGTAATCCTGAATTTAAAGTTGAAAAATTGAATAATTTTTCGTATATTGATTATATGGATTACTCTAAATGGAATTTATTAAGAGATAAAATTGTTACAATATGAGCAAAACGCTAAAACAAGACGAATTAGATCTAATCGCTTTAGAAGAAAGAAAGGTTAGAGCTTTAGAAAAGATTGCAGCATCTATGGATGCATTAACTATTTGGTTTGAAGAAGTAGATAAAGATGACTGGAGCGAACGTATCCAATTCTACTTAACTGAATTCCATAAAATGGCGCAACCAAAAGATCCAACAATAAATGGATAAACTTGGTATTATAGTACCTTATAAGAATAGACCTCAGCAGCTTTTTGATTTTAAATTAAAGATTTCTAGTTACCTTACTGAACTTAATATCAACTATGAACTCATTATCGTAGAACAAAATGATACTAAAAGTTTTAATAGAGGTAAATTACTTAACATAGGATTTCAAAAAGCTAAAGCTTTAGGGTGTACCTACGTGTGTTTTCATGACGTTGATATGCATCCTGTAAAAGTAGATTATAGTCCGGTAGATAAACCAACTCAATTAGCTAATAGATTTGTATACGAAGAAGGTGTGCAAAGAACTATTACAGATGATTATTTTGGAGGAGTTACTCTATTTCCTATTTCACAATTTGAAGATATTAACGGATATTCAAATGAATATTGGGGATGGGGCTTTGAAGATAATGACTTATTAGCTAGATGTCGAGAAAAAGGTATACCTCTTGGAAATAAGTTCTATAAGCAAAACGGAGTTAACGGTATAGGAATAGAATTTAACGGAGAAACTTCTCTTGTTAGATTTCCTAATGTCTGTAACTTTAGAAAACCTTTGACGATCTATACTACATTTAAACCGTATAGAGTAAAAACTACACCAACAGAAATTACAGATGAGTTTGCAATCTACTCAATCCCAGGGCAGGATCTAAATCTATCTTATAATTCATTTAATACTTACAAATTCGAAACTTTTAATAAGTACGGAGAGCCTCATTCTATACATACTAAAAACTTACCTCCAATAGCTTGTAAGAGTGTTGTTACAATTAACCCGAGAACTAAGCAAATAGAGTTTTATTTGAATGGAGAAAAAATAGGTAGAAAAGGAATTAAAGACTTACTATATCCTTACTGGGATGAAAAGTATATGTACTTAGGAGTCGGTAATCCGCTACGTGAAGAGAAGCAAAAATACTTTTATGGATACATTACAGAATTTGCTATCTTTAGTAGAGAATTAACTACAGTTGAAATTAAAACATTAAATAATAACTCAAGGTATGGATTGACTCAAGAGTTTGGAGAGTATTCTCCTCAAACAGATCTAGAAGTCTATTATGACGGAAGACATACAGTTGGTAATAGTATAAAAGACCTCTCAGGTAATAACAACGATGGTCAACTTATTGATTGTAGTTTAGTAGAAACCTACCAACCTCAAGAATACATCCAGTTAGTACCTAGTAGAAGGTATAGTACTTTTGAAGTATTAAAACATAAAGAAAATGGTTATAAAGATGGCTATTGGGTTAACTGGGCTAGTAGAGAAAACCAAATGAGATACTATGAAAAACTTAAAGACGGCCTAACTTTAGACTCCGATGGTCTAAGTACATTACGTTACAAAACAATTTCGAGTAAAAATAAAGATAATTATCACCACTTAGTAGTTACGTTATGACAAAGCATAAATTGGGGGTATGTGTTCCTTATCGAAATAGAGAACTACATCTACATGAGTTTATACCTAAAGTAGGTAAATACTTAAAAGAACAGGGTATAGACTTTCAGATGTACTTTTGTCACCAAGTAGATGATAAGTTGTTTAATAGAGGAGCTACAAAAAATATAGCTGCAAAGCATGCATTCGAAGACGGATGTGATTATATAGTATGGCATGATATTGATATGATCCCAGAAGAAGATTGTGACTATTCATACCCTGAAAGTGGACCACGACATATTGCTACTAAGATTTCACAAATGGACTATCAACTCAAGTATCATGAATACTTTGGTGGAGCAGTTTTATTTACTAAAGAACATGTAGAAGCTACAAATGGGTATTCTAATAACTACTGGGATTGGGGAATGGAAGACGACGATCTCTTTTGGAGATGTCATGTAGAAGGTTTAACACGAGTTACATATCTAGGACCTCAACCATTAAAGCAAAAGTACTGGAGATTCAATGGAGAAGATTCGTATGTAAAAATTCCTTTTCATAGAGAGATGAGAGGATTAACAGCAGGTAGTCATACTATTTCAGTATTAACACGAGCATTCCAACAACCAGAAAAGAACCCTATATTTTTATTAGGTGATGCTAATAATAAGTACGTAGAATACCCTATTTTTAGATTACCGGGATATGATTACGGTATTTCTTTTAATAATTCTAGAGCTATGACTCTAACTTTTTGGAATAACTTTGATGCACATAATTACATGTGGGTTAAAAGATATGATAATCAGTGGAGCTGGGTTACAGCAGTTATAAACGAAAGTACAAAAACTGCCCACTTCTACTTAAACGGAACGGAAGTAGACTCTAAAGGAGGCTTTGGAAGCCCTTCCCCACTAGAATGGGAAGGTAAATTAAAAAGCTATGGAATAAACTCTGCTTACCTAGGTATGACTCCTTCGTTAGAAGAAGGTAATCCTGTAAAGTATTTTAAAGGAGATATTGCCAAAGTATTTGCTTGGAAGCGAGCTTTATCTCCTGCAGAGGTAGCTTCTATGCATCTAAATCTACCTAAAGGTGATCTTATTTTAAACTTAGATGTAGATTATCCTAGAACAACAATTGAGTGTTATGGAGTAGAAGAAAAAGAAGAGACTTTTAGAATACCTAATTCAATTATACCGTACAGAGTAGAAGGTAAATTCAGATGCTTACCACACCCAGATGAGGGAATCGTAAACGGTAGGTTTGTAAAAGGAGAAACCACAGCCGCTAATGAAAGACGTTATGTACTACAGATGCAGCAAGGAGAAGTTAACTATAAAGAAGACGGAATAAAACAAGTTCAATATACCCTAGTAGAAGAAAAGCAATTAACTCCTTGGGCTAAAATGTTAAATATAACCCTATGAGTTTACAAGAAGTAAAAAATAAACTAGACGGAGTAGGATGTGGGTTTTGTTTAGCAAAATGGACTCAAGTTACTATGCACTTAGGAATGGGAATGACACACTCTTGTCACCACCCATCACCACATAAAATACCTTTAAAGGAGGTAGAAAGAAATCCTTCTGCTCTACATAACACTTCCTATAAAAAGCAGAAGAGGAGAGAAATGTTGGAAGGAGGAAAACCAGAAGAATGTAACTATTGCTGGAAAGTAGAAGAAAGTTCTAATTCATTTTCCGATAGAGTTTTTAAATCTTCAGAACCATGGTCATTAGATCAATTTGATAAGATAAAAGATAGCCACTGGAGAGAAGATTACAATCCAAGATATGTAGAAGTATCTTTCTCAAATACCTGTAACTTCAAGTGTGCTTATTGTGGGCCACAGTATTCATCCAAATGGGTAGAAGAGATTGAGAAACACGGGGCATACCCAACTAGCTACAATTTTAATGATATCAGCAATATACAGGCAAGAGGAGAGATGCCTTATAAACATTCCGATCTTAATCCTTATGTAGAAGCATTTTGGAAATGGTGGCCGGACTTATACAAAGATTTACATACCTTTAGAATTACAGGTGGTGAACCTTTATTATCAAAAGATACTTTTAAAGTTCTAGAATACATACAAGATCATTACCATAAGAATCCAAATCTATCTTTATCAATTAACTCTAACCTTGGCGTCCCGGATAACCTAATTGACAGGTTTATTGAAATTGCTAAAGACCTTTGTGAAAATGATAAAGTAAGAGAATTAACTATCTTTACTTCAGTAGAAGCAAAAGGTGCTCAAGCAGAGTATACAAGGTATGGATTAGAGTATGATAGGTTCTGGAGTAATGTAGATAAGATATTAACCGCCTTACCAAAAGTTACTATCAATATCATGGCGACATTCAATGCACTTTCTGTATTTAGTTACGACGAGTTGATTGATAAGACTTTTGAGATGAAAAAGAAACATGCTAATGGACAAAGGTATTGGATATCTGCTTTACAACTAGATACATCTTACTTGAGGTGGCCAACACACCTTTCTGTTAAGATATTAGAACCAGAACATAAAACATTAATTTTGAAGTCTGCAGAAAAAGCCTTATATTACGGTATAAAGGAATTTACAAAAGACAATTACGGATTCTCTAATGTAGAGATTCAAAAAATAAAACGCATTTATGACTACGCTACTTCAGAAGATGATTTTGATATAGAAAGAAATAGAAAAGATTTTGTTATATTTGTAGATGAGTTAGATAAAAGAAGAGGAACTAACTTTTTAGAGACATTCCCTGAACTAAACGAATTTTATGTTAAAATTAAATAAAGGGGAACCATGGGTATTTTGGCCAAGTAGTATCTGTGATACCTTTCCTGAAAATCCTGGAAATAGGATATTAAGAGGAGATTGCTATTTTGAGTTTGATATCAGGTTTACATTAAAAGAAAAACCTGTAGAAAGAAAAACTATATTTGCACTATTACCTAAATATACAGGATTAGATATCCATTCAGAAGGAATGGTTTTTGCATATACTACAGAAGAAGAAACTTCGTATATCAACTTACCTTCTTTAATCAAGGAAGGAGAAGAAGTTTTACTAACATTAACACACCTGCCAAATAAGTATTTAAGAATATTTATTAATAAGCAATTAATTGAAGAAATTAATTTAGATAATAAGGTTTTTGGAATAGATAATAGCCCGCATATTATATTTGGAGCAGGCAACTTCCCTAAAAATAACTTCAACCTTAATTATGTAGATTTAGATCTTCATGAATTTATATTAAAAGGAATAACAGGAGTCATATCTCATCATACTTTTGAAGAGTTTATATTTGACAAGTCTGTTGACATTTCCGGTAACCTAAATTTTATACATAAATTATAATGGGAGTTTTCGCAAAAAAGGACGATGAATCGTTCCAAGAATATAGAGAAAGGGTTATAAATAAACTATCCCAATCCTTTTGTGGTGCTAAATGGTACAATGCTACCATATGGTTAGGTAACGGTACAACAGCCAGTTGTCATCACCCACCTGCACATAAGATACCTTTAGAAGAAGTTGCTAAGTCATACAAAGCAATTCACAACACTACCTACAAGAAAGCTATTAGAAAGCAAATGATGGAAGGTGAGCGACCTAAAGAATGTGAATACTGTTGGAAGATAGAAGACTTAGGACCTGATAAAGTATCAGATAGGGTATATAAATCAGTAATCTATACAGATGAGGAATTAAAAGAAGCTAAAGGTAGTTTAGGTTATACAGAAGATGTTGACCTTAAGACACTTGAGATTGCTTTTGATCCTAATTGTAATTTTGGATGCTCTTACTGTAATGCTTCTTTTTCGACTACATGGCAAAATGATATAAAGAAGTTTGGGCCGTATCAGAACTTAGTCTCAGACGGCGCTGGAGCCTTTCAACACGATGGAAGACATGCAATGCCTTATGGAAGAAAGAATGAAGGTAATCCCTATATTGAAGCATTTTGGAAATGGTGGGAAGCAGAATTACAATTCTCTTTACGAGAGTTAAGAGTAACTGGAGGAGAGCCTACTATGTCTCCTGACTTTTGGAAGTTAATGGATTGGTGGAAGAAAAACCCACAATGTGAAGTACCATTTGCAGTAAACTCGAACTTAGGTCAAAAGAAAGAACTATTAGATGCTCTTATAGATGCTACTCATAGTTTTAAAGAATTTAACTTATATACATCTTGTGAAGCTACAGGTCTACAAGCTGAGTATATTAGATACGGACTTGAGTGGAAAACTTGGTTACAAAATATGTACCGAGTTAACGAAGAAGCAAATGTGAAATCTGTAAACGTAATGATGACTATAAACGGATTATGTTTATTCTCAATTACAGAATTTATGGATGAGATGTTAAAGTTAAAAGCAAAACATGGAGCTCATGCGGCTATTATGTCATTTAATATATTACGTTTTCCTTCATTCCAGTCTATAGTAACACTTCCTGTTTATATCAGAATGGAGAGAGCAGCTCATATTGAAAAATGGTTAGAAGCAAACTGGAAAGGAGGCTCTAACGGATTATTAGATATGGAAAGAGACGGTATACTTAGGATGATAGAATATATCAAACAGGTAGATACAGGTCATGCTTTTACTTCGTCTTTGGAAAGTAGAGAAAGAGATTTTAAATCTTTTTATGCTCAGTACGATGTAAGACGAAATAAAGATATCATTAAAGCTTTCCCAGAAATTAAAAAATGGTGGGATACTATACCTGAGACTAAGCTAGATGCTCTTAAAGAGGTAATAGACGGAGATGATGCTAAATCAAACAGATACGTACACGACGTTTTAAAGAAAGCTAAAGAAGAAGGATGGGTATTAAATCCACAATGGCATAACCCAGGTTCACAAGATTACATAGAACCAGATAATCAGCAGCAAGACGATATGATTGATTTGATTGACTTGCTAAAGAAAGAATCTGATCTAAACGGACCGGGCATTAAACATAAGTTGATATGAAATTCGGATTTGACAAATACGTAGACTTAGAAGAATATCCAAACCCCTATCCACTCCCAAATGGGAAGGTAGGGGCAGAAGATTTACCTCGAACTTATAATGAATTAGCAAAGTATAATGTATATGGTTTTCTTTTTAAGAAACACTTAGACTACCGAGAGCATGGCTTTGGACATGATACTGTGGATAATTTAATAAAAGGTTCTGAAAAGTTTATGTACGCTATTTTATTGAGAGATAAAGTTGCTTTCAGTAGACTTAGTGATGAAACTTACTATAAGCTGAGCGATACGATTGTTAATGCGGTTAAAAATAAACAAGCTAAGATTCTTTTAAGTCATTTATTTGAAGGAGATTTTAAAAAAACAGATGTAAATGAAATAGAAGCTCTCAATAAGTTTGCATTAAAGTATAATTTTCAGAAAGAAGACGTATTAGTATTGTCCAATAACTTAAAGTGGAATTACGAAGAACCCGACAATGCTCTTTTTACAGTAAAAACCTGTAACTACTTTTTACTTAATCCATGGTTTATTAAAGAAGACCTTCTAGATGAAAGTAACGACCAGTTACTTCAAATCGCTTTTGAAGATAAAAGAAAGTATGTTACAACTTACCCAAAGCCTAAAAGATTTCTCTCACTAAATAGAAGACCTAGAACACATAGGATTTTATTATTTACAGAAATTGCAAAAGACCCGCAACTAAAAGATTCGACAGTCTTAAGCATGGGTAGTCGTAACTTAGACGCTAATCAATCAGCAGATAAACACCATTGGGATAGACTATACGATAATCCTTGGATGACTTTATATGATGCATTTGTACCTGATAACTATAAACACAACAAACAATCGGGATTAGATTTTATTAACAACTACGATAATAACGAAGACTACTTTGTAGATTCAAACTTAAACTACAACCTAGCTTTTAACCTAAACGAAACTCTTCATCTAAATACTTTTGTAAACGTATTTACAGAAACATTGTTTGAAGAAGATACTATATTTTTATCTGAAAAGATATTTAAACCTATTTTTTGCTGCCAACCTTTTATCGTTCTTGGTAACCCGGGAACTCTTGAAGAATTACAGAAACTAGGGTTTAAAACATTTGGGGACTTTTGGGATGAATCTTATGATAAAGAAAAGAACTTTAGCAAAAGGTTAGAAAAGATTATAGATATTATGAAAGATTTAGTTGAGAAAACTCCTAAAGAGTTACTAGAGATGACTAAACAGATGAGTAATATACTTACACATAATTATAAACATATGATACAAGCTAGTAGAGCTGAAGTATTTATATTAAAAAGAATATTGAATGAGCAATTCAACTAAAGATTATAAAAAATCAGAAAATTTCTGCTCTGCATTATGGATGCACTTACACGTAGTGAATGACGGTAGAACATATCCATGTTGTATGACCCCAGTAGATAACCAGTCTACTTTAGGGAACGTGAACGATACTTCTTTATTCGATATCATGAATAGTGAGAAGGCTAAATCAATGCGCAAAGGAATGCTTGAAGGAAAACCTTTACCGGCATCTTGTCATAGATGTGTAAGTAAAGAAAAGTCCGGAATGGGAAGTATGAGAATTGGTATGAATGATCATTGGTTCGATCAGATAGAGGACTTAGTTGAGAATACTAAGGAAGATGGGAGTATTGATGAACTTAGATTACTTTATTGGGATTTTAGATTTAGTAACTACTGTAACCTAGCATGTAGAACCTGCTCACCTCTATTTAGTACAGCTTGGACTAAAGATTTTATTCAAGTGTTTGGGGACAAGTCTGAACACTTAGGATTAATAAATCTAGATAATGCGGATAGTTTTTGGCAGAATATAGAAGAGACTATTCATAGTGCAAAAGAAATACATTTCGCAGGAGGTGAACCTCTAATTATGCCCGAGCATTGGAAAATTATACAGATGTTAGAAGAACGTAACTTATACGATGTTAAGTTAAAGTATTCTACTAATGCTACAATGTTGGAAAATAAAGGTAGAAACATTATTGATATTTGGAAAAAGTTTAAGCATGTCCATCTTAGTTTATCTATAGACGGGACTGGAGATCTTTTTGAACTAGTTAGACACAACGGAAAGTGGGCTAAGACGAAAGAAAATCTACTAAAGATAAACGAAGCAGGTATTGATTTCTGGCTACACCCTACAATTAGCCTTTTGAATATATTTCGAATAGATCAAATGCATAAAGAGTTTTTTGATATGGGGCTAATTCCTATTCACAAAAAGCCTCACGAGCAATATCCTTTTGATCCTAGTCATTACTTTACTAGTAGGTTTCATATCAACCCGGTATTCTTTCCGATGTACTACGCTTTAGAAACTCTACCAAACGAGTTAAAAGAATTAGCCACAGAAAAGATAACTAAGTACGGTAGAAGTATGGAAAATAAATACGGCATACCATTTTCCGGATGGGAATCATTATTAGATATCATGAATAAGAAAGAAGGTAACCCTGAGTTTTTCAAACGATTTATAACAGTAACAAAAGATTTAGATAAAGTTCGCAACCAGGATTTTCTAAAACTCAACCCAGAATTTAAACCCTACTTTTAATGAATGATATAATTTGGAATATAGAAAGTATTAAACACTTCTGTGAAGTTTTAAGGTTAGAGTATAAGACTATTATGACCTTAGATCCTTGGGCTACAGGAGCGTTAAATCGATTTACTCAATTTACTTCTTATTCTGAACAGACTCAGACAATAAAAGCTATAGAAGATAATAAAACGAAATTGAGATTTGAAGATGTCAGGTATTATATAAATGATTATGCGTGTAGAGGAGATTGGTCTATAAACAATCCAAAACCAGATCATTTAAAAATCGCAGTATTTGGTTGTAGTTTTACATTCGGTGTAGGTATAGACGAAGATAAAACTTGGCATGCTTTAGTTAAACAGTCGTTAAAAACAGATAAACCAATTCAACTTATTAATTTAGGATACCCAGGCGGTAGTATTACAAAATCTTTAAAACTTTTTAAATACCTTACTGATGTATATCAGATAGATATAGCAATCTTCCTATTACCTACACACTGGAGAGAGGAATATGTAGAACATGTGCAAAAGAGGGGCACGCATTACTATAACTTAATTCCGAATGTACACCCTCACCATATAGAAGATAAGTGGGAACAGTATTATACGTATGCTACAGAAGAAGTACAAATCTATAATGCAATAAAAAATGTTTCTCATATTGATGCAATTGCAAAAGCTAATAATATTGAAACATTCTACAGCTCGTGGGATTTTCCCTTATATGAGTATCTAAAGAAAAAATACTTGACTAAAAAACAAACACTACCTTACTTTGAATTTTTAGAAAATCATAAAAATATAAAAGATGGATTTGCTAGAGACGGCGCTCACCCAGGACCACTTAGTCAAGAATTATTTGCTAATCAAATCTTAGAACACTTAACCACTTTTTCCGAAAAGAGAACCTCAAATAAAATACCAAAGTTAATTTAATCTATTTATATAAAATTATTAAAATGAGCAACGTAAAATACACCCTTTCTTTCGATACTTCAGTTGATCTAGGATCTGTTAGAAAAACTTTAGAAGAATTACAAGCAGGAGAGTCTATTATTACATACAACACAGATGAATCTACCTTTGAAATATCTGAAATTGTTTCTGTAGAAATTGACCCTGATGCAGATTATGAAAAATACTATCAAGGTATTAAGATTAACTATTTACCTCAAGTACTAACATTAGATTCTATTATATACGTAAGAGAAGATTTTGAAGGTGAAACATACTTAGGTTACTTTACAGAAGTAGCTCCTGAAATAGAAGGAATTGCTCCAGAAAAATTAGTTAAAGTTACTGCTGATAAACATAAAATGTTTGACGGTCAAGTATGGGTTAACATAGATCAGATAAGCATTACAGCTTGCCAAGGTAGAGTAGCTCATATCACAGTTGCAAAGAACCATTCGATTTTTGCAGGAAATTTACTAGTATCTGACTATAAAGCAAAATAATAAATGAAAATAGGTTTTATAGGGGTAGGTAAATTAGGTAAAGAAGCTGCAGAAGTAATGTCAGAAAAGCATTACGTTGAAGGGTATGATACAAATAAAAGTGTAGCAGCAACAGTAAACTTTCCTATGGTTAGTGATGTAGAAAAAGTATGTAAAGATAAAGATCTCATTTTCATAGCTGTACCTACACCGCATCACCCAGACTACGATGGTCGCTTTCCCACCTCTCACTTACAAAACAAAGATTTTGATTACGGGATAGTAAAAGAAGTACTTACTAAAGTAGACAAGTACACAAATACTAATCAACTTGTAGTTTTAATATCTACAGTATTGCCCGGAACAATACGACGAGAATTTATTCCACTAGTTAATAACTTTAGGTTTATATACAATCCTTATTTAATCGCAATGGGATCGGTTAAGTATGATATGGTCAACCCAGAAATGGTTATTATAGGAACTGAAGATGGATCAGAAACAGGGGACGCTAAGTTACTTATAGACTTTTATAATACATTTATAAACCCTTCTACTAGAATTGAAATAGGTACTTGGGATGAAGCTGAATCAATAAAGATATTTTACAATACGTTTATATCAACCAAAGTTGCTCTTGTAAACATGATTCAAGATGTTGCTGAAAAAAATGGAAATATAAACACAGACGTAGTTACAGGAGCTTTAGAACGAAGCACCCAGCGCATCTTAGGCCCTGCGTATATGAAAGCCGGAATGGGAGATGGCGGTGGATGCCACCCTCGTGACAATATAGCACTAAGATTCTTATCTGAAAAGCTTAGATTAGGTTACGATTTATTCGATTCCATTATGAAAGCTAGAGAAAAACAAGCAAAAAATCTAGCAAATAAGTTGGTTCTTTACGCAAAAGTTCGTAAATTACCTGTAGTTATATTAGGTAAATCTTATAAACCAGGAGTACATTTCGAAGACGGATCTTCATCTATATTAGTAGGTTATTATGTAGAAGAACAAGGGTACGAAGTTCTATACGACATTGAAGATCCAGTACCAGCAATTTACCTACTAGCTCATTATAAGAAACATCATGATTTTGATTTTCCTAAAGGCTCAGTTATTATAGATCCATGGAGGGAATATAAATCAGATATTAACAGGGTTATACACTACGGGAATACTAGATTACTGAATGGCTAAAGCAATAATAATATCAGGGCTACTTACTAACTTTTCAGATAACTTTATTAAGTTTATAGAAGATTTAGGAGAAGAAGTAGACACCTACGTTCATAGTTGGAATACTCCTGAGAATCTAAGGTGGGTTAATAAGTTAATGAGGTATCAAAACAATACAAGGATTACTATTAACTTAGAGGTTCCAATGTATGAAGAGAAAAAGTACTTAATACTACACTCTACATATCAAGCTGCAAATTTAATTTCAGATCTTTCTAAATACTCAACTATCATAAAGTTTAAACCAGACTTAGAAACAAGACGTATAGAATACGATAAGAATGTAGAGCAGTATTTTCAAGAAGCAGCTATTCATGCACACCCTTTATTAAATGGAAGAAAGAAAGAAGACTTTATATACGGAAGATATCTATATAAGACATTAGACGAGAGAATGTTTACTACTTACCCAGAAGGAATTGAGAAGTTATTTAAAAGAAGTTATACTGATTTTTTTGATGATATATATGCACTTAATTCTTATCTTGAAAAAAAGTATACACAAAAGTACGAAGGGAGCATCCTTTGGACTAATTATATAAAAGAAAGAAAGCTAGGAATAATACAAGACCTAACTCTCAAATTACCAAATTGTAAAAACTAAAAGTTATAAAAATGTCAACAGATCAAAAGTTACAACAAGAAGAGATTGATAGTATCAAAATGATACAGACTCAAAAGATTAAATTAAACGAAGAATTAGCAGCTATTTCGTTAGCAGAATTTGAATTGAATACTCGCAGACAAGCAGCTGAAAATTTTTATAATTCTTTGAAGGAAGCAGAAAAAAATATAGCTTCAGATTTACAAATTAAATACGGATTTCAGAAAGTCCACCTTAATTTAGAAACAGGAGATATAACAGAAGCTTAAAAAATAATGAGTAGAGTGTTTCAGCCGAATACACCTATTTATATACGTAGTTAAATTAAATCTTTTGAAAAGGGTTTCGAATTTATTAAGATATTTATTTTAGAACCCAACTAACAAATAATAGAGACATGGCAGAAACATTAATTTCACCAGGTGTATTAACGAGAGAAAATGATATTTCGTTTATCCAACCACAAGCGGCTGCAGTAGGTGCAGCGTTTATTGGTCCAACAGTAAAAGGCCCGGTAGAGCAACCTACAGTAGTAACTTCTTACGGACAGTACCAAAGATTATTTGGAACCACAATTACTTCTGGTTCTAATAGCTATGAGTATTTAACATCAATCGCAGTAAAGAGTTACTTTGAACAAGGAGGAAACACAGCATTAGTTACTAGAGTAGTATCTGGCTCTTATACAGCAGCAGAGAACACAACTTTAATTACAGTAGGTGGATCTATCACTAATCCTTTCAAATTAGAAACAATAGGTAAAGGTGATATCTACAATAACGCTACAGGATCTGCTCATACAACAGCAGCTCATAATGCAGATGGTTCAATCGCTTTAGGTAAAGCTGATAATATCAGATTTGAAATTACAAACGTTAATAGTAGTTCTGGTACATTCTCATTGTTAGTACGTAGAGGTGATGATAGTAGAAAGAATAAGATTATCTTAGAAACTTTCAACGATTTATCTTTAGATCCAAACTCAGAAAACTACATTGAAAGAGTAATCGGTAACCAAGCTGTTTCTAAAACAGTAGAGGGTTCAGAAGTATTCGTATCAGTAACAGGAGAGTATGCTAATAAATCTAACTATATTAGAGTTAAAGCAGTAAATCATCCTACACTTAACTACTTAGCTAACGACGGCGTTACAGTAAACAATAGCTACAACAACTATTTACCAGTAGCTCAATCAGGTTCATTCTACAATGCAACCGGAACAGCATTCCCAACAGGAAAAGTAGCTAAGTTCTTCAAGAACATTAGTAATACAGATACACAAGGTTTAGTAGCTAGCAACTATGCAGACGCTATCTCAATCTTAAATAATAAAGACGAGTATCAATTTAATATCGTTACTGCTCCAGGTCTTATCTATGACTTCGGTACTCATAAGACACAATTAGATTCTATCATCTCATTAGTAGAGGGTAGAGGAGATGCAATTGCAGTAATTGATTTAGAACAATACGGTGCTACAGTATCAAACGTAACAGCAGCAGCTGGTACAGTAAACTCTTCTTATGCAGCAGCTTACTGGCCTTGGTTACAAACACAATCTGCTACAGGTAAGAACGAATGGGTTCCTGCTTCAACAGTTATCCCAGGTGTGTATGCCTTCACTGATAGTGCAGCAGCTCCATGGTTTGCTCCAGCAGGTTTAGTTAAGGGAGGTATTCCTAACGTAATCCAAGCAGAACGTAAAGTTAGCCGTGAGCAACGTGATTTATTATATCGCTCTAATGTTAACCCAATTGCTACATTCCCTGGACAAGGTATTGCAGTATACGGTCAGAAGACTTTACAGAAGAAAGCTTCAGCTTTAGATAGAGTAAACGTTCGCCGTTTATTAATCGAATTGAAACGCTTCATCGGTGGTCAGGCAAATAACTTAGTATTCGAACAAAACACAATAGCTACAAGAAACAAATTCTTAGCAATCGTTAACCCTTACTTAGAATCAGTAGTTCAACGTCAAGGTTTATATGCTTACAGAGTTGTAATGGATGACTCTAACAACACAGCTGATATCGTAGACAGAAATCAGATTGTTGGTCAGATCTTTATCCAACCAGCTAAGACTGCAGAATTCGTAGTACTTGACTTCACAATTGAACCAACAGGTGCAACATTTGTAGCATAATTAAAATAATTGATATTTATATAAAACAGATAATAAAATGGCAGTATTAGATTCTAACGAAATTATGTTCAGAGCCTTCGAACCGAAGGTACAGAATAGATTTATCCTATACAGTGACGCTATACCATCATTCATGGTTAAGGCGGTAACTGCACCATCTTTCACAGATGAGGAGATCAAATTAGATCACATCAACTCTTATAGAAAGATTCGTGGGAAAAGAAACTGGGAAAACATGGATATGACATTGTACGATCCAATTAACCCATCAGGCGCTCAAGCAGTAATGGACTGGGCTCGTCAATCATACGAATCAGTAACCGGTAGAGCTGGTTATTCAGATTTCTATAAAAAAGATTTGACTTTGAATCTTTTAGGTCCAGTAGGTGATATCGTATCAGAGTGGATTGTTAAAGGAGCATTTATCGTAAACATGGCCCAAGGTTCTTTGGACTGGTCAACTAGCGATGGTGTTGAATTAACAATTACTGTAGCGATGGACTACTGCGTACTTAACTACTAATCTGCCTGAAATATATAAAAAAAGAACCCGGAGAAATATTTCCGGGTTTTTTGTTGTTATCAAAAGTTATTTTTCGTATATTTATATGAAATAACGTTATTCAAAATAAAATTTATGGAACAAGCACAAAAATTCCCTACAGAAATTGTAGACCTACCTTCTAAAGGGTTACTTTACCCGATAGACCATCCACTAGCATCAGGTACAGTAGAAATGAAGTACATGACAGCTAAAGAAGAGGACATCTTAACTAACCAAGGCTTTATTGAAAGAGGAGTAGTAATTGATAAGCTATTACAGTCTTTGATTGTAACCAAGTTTAACTATGATGATCTTTTAGTAGGTGACAAGAATGCTATCTTAATTGCAGCAAGAGTACTAGGGTACGGTAAAGATTATGAATTCAATTATCAAGGACAGGTTGAGACTGTAGATTTATCTTTAATTGAGAATAAAGTTTTTGATGAAAGTTTATTCCAAGATAGAAAGAATGAATTTTCTTTCGAATTACCTTCTACTGGCAACACAATTACTTTTAAGTTACTTACTCATGGTGATGAACAAAAAATTCAACAAGAAGTAAAAGGACTTAAGAAGATACATAAAGACTCTTCTCCAGAATTATCAACTAGGTTAAAACACATGATTACTTCTGTAAATGGAGCTAACGATTCTAAGAGTATTAGAGATTTCGTAGACAACCATTTCCTAGCGAGAGATACACGTGCATTCAGAAAATATGTTGCAGAATTTCAACCAGATGTAGATTTGAGATTCTATCCTGAAAATGGACCAGAAGGAGGGGTTGACATTCCAATCGGGGTTAACTTTCTTTGGCCTGACGCCAACGTATAGAGCAAGCATCTTCAATCAGATTCATGAAATAGTTTTCCACGGAAAGGGAGGGTATGATCATGATACTGTTTATGCAATGCCTATATGGTTACGTAATTTCACTTATCAAAAAATGAATGAATATTACGAAAAGGAACAGGAAGCTATGAATAAAGCTAAGAGTAAAGCACCTAGCAAATCAGCTCCAAAAGGACCTGCAGTAAGAAAACCATCTTATAGTACTAAGGCTCGCCCATAAAGCGAGCTTTACCTATTTATATAATATAAGTAACTCTATTAATGGCTAATAAAGACGACATAAAGAACCAACAAGATCTTAATAAAGCTAAAGCTGAGACTAATCGTCTTTCAGCTGAAGAGAATAAATTTCTTGAATTAGGTAGAAAAATAGCTGCTGAAACAACAGAACAGACTAGAAATCTAGGTCAGGAGCTTCGTGATATGCTAGGACTTTCTAGACAGAGAAACGACTACGATAAGGCATTATTAGGATTATCAAGAGATATCACTACACAAGCTCAAAAAAACGCAGTAGAGTTAGGTCGTAATAAAGAAATATCTAAAGAAATTCTCAAAAACGAGAAAATTTTAGAAAGCGCTAGAAGAGAACAGTTAATAAATGCCAAAGGGTTAAATGCTGTACAAATACAAGCAGCTGATAAAATAGCAAAAGCTCAGCTCAAACGTCAAGAAATCATTTCAGAAATCGATGATCTGTATGATAAGCTTGCAACAGCTGATGAGGAAGCAGCAAAGAAGTTAAAAGAGGATATAGCTAAGAGAGAAGATCAATTAGCATCTGTAGAATCTAGTTTAGATACACATTTAAAACTAGCTGATGCAGATACTCAACGTTTATCACTAGCAACACAGTTAGTTCAACAGGCTCAAAAAAATGTTGACATAACTACAAAAGAAGGAGAGATTCAAAAAGATATCAATGAAAAAATGGGTATCACAGGGGATCTTGTAAAAAGTGCTGGTGGATTGATGTCAAAATTAGGTTTCGATAGCACATCAGTATCCGATGGTCTTAGTAAAGCTGAAAAAGCTATGGAAGAGTTTGCCGATGAGGCAGCTCGTTCAGGTAAGGAAGTTTCTAAAATGGAAGTAGCTATGAAGGGATTAGGTCCCCTTATAGGTACACTTGCAAAAGGATTAACAGATCCTGCTGTAGTACTAGGAAAAATAGTAAGTAGTTTCTTTGAGTTGAACAAAGCCGGAACTAAGTTCCAACAGCAAACAGGTATGAATGCTGACGCTCTAGCTGGTGCAAACTCAGAACTTGCTACATCAGTGGATTTTTTACAAACAGCTGGTGAACTATCTACTCAGATAGGAACTAATGCTGTAGTAGCGTTAGGACCAGATCTTGTAGCAGCAGCAGCCGGACTTAAAAACGAATTAGGACTTTCTGCGGAAAACGCTGGTATGTTAGCAGTTAATGCTAAACTTGCAGGTATGTCTATGGAAGGTTTAGAAAGCCAAGTACAAGCTGCAACAGATGAATTTAACAATACAACAGATTCTGCAGTATCTAGTACTCAAGTAATCCGAGATATGGGTAAGGCAAGTAAAGCAGTACAAGCTCAGTTCTCACAATATCCAGGAGGTTTAGCAAAAGCCGCAGCTGCTGCTCGTAAGATTGGTATGGAGTTGAAGGATATGGAAGGTATAATGGACGGTTTGCTAAATTTCGAAGATTCTATCGCTGCTGAGATGGAAGCAGAATTATTAACAGGTAAAGAATTAAATTTAAACAAAGCTAGAGAGTTAGCTTTGTCTAATGATATAGAAGGAGTTGCTAATGAGTTATTTAAAAATGCTCAAGATGTAACGGAATTCGGTAAGATGAATCGAATTCAACAAGAAGCATATGCTAAATCTTTAGGAATGTCTAGAGACCAGCTAGCTGAAATGGCTATCCAGAAAGGAATACTTAACGGAATGTCAGATGAAGAAAAAGCAAAGATTAGAGGGGTGACTTTAGAAGAGTCAAAACGAATGGATATTCAAGAGAATCTTCAAAAATCTCTAGATAAACTTTCACAAGCTATTGCCCCTATGTTGGAAATACTAGTACCGATAGCAGAGGTATTAGGTACTATAATCAGAATGATTGCAACCCCTATAGGTTACTTAATGAAATGGGCTGATGCATTGAAAGGAATTGGAGGTACTTTTGGAGAAATATTATCAATAGTAACTAAACTTGCTGTTGGAGGAGGTATTTTACTGATTGCAAAATCTCTCAAAGACGCATTTAATCCATCAGTTGCTGGAGGATTCTTTGAAAACCTAAAAAAGAATTTTGGCGGCATAGGTAAGATGGCAGGTGGATTAAAAGATAAGTTATTAGGTAAAGGTAAAGATAAGGCTGCTGATGTAGCTAGTAAAGCAAAAGATAAGTTAACAGAAAAAGCCGCAGACCAAACAGGTGATTTAGCAGATAAAACAAAAGATGCAAAAGGTGACGGACCAGGTGGATTTTTAAAAGGACTTGGCGACGGTTTAGCTTCAATTGGTAAACAGTTTGGCGATGTGGTAAAAGGTGCATTAGCATTAGGTATTGCCGGTCTAGCACTAGGCGGTTCATTTGCATTAGCACTTAAAATGGTACAAGATGTTGATCCAGTCACTATGTTAGCATTTGCCGGTTCTATAGGAATTTTTGGAGCTTCGTTAGCATTAGTAGGTAAGTTAGGAAATGACGCAATCAAAGGAGCTATAGCAATGGGTATAGCAGGCGTTGCCTTGATCCCAGCAGCTTATGCATTTAGTCTTATGGCAGGAGTTGATCCAATGTCAGTAGTTGCTTTATCTGGAAGCTTAATAGCTTTAGGTATCGCTGCAGCTCTTATGGGTAACTTAGGAGGACAGATAATTATGGGAGCATTAGCTCTAGGTATCTTAGCATTAGCTTTAATACCAGCAGCTTATGCATTTAGCCTTTTAGGAAGCGTAGACCCAATGGCAGTTATAGCTATGACAGGAAGTTTAATAGCATTAGGAGCAGCCGCCGCGATAATGGGTATGACAGGTCCAATGGTATTAGCAGGCGCAGCTGCAATAGGAGTATTAGCACTAGCTATGATTCCGGCAGCCTATGCATTTAGTTTACTAGGTTCTGTTGATCCAATGGCAATAACAGCCATGGTAGCTAGTTTAGTAGTATTAGGAGGAGCAGCAGCACTTATTGGAATGACAGGTCCAATGGTATTAGCAGGAGCCGCCGCAATAGGTATATTAGCTATGGCGATGATACCAGCAGCATTCGCCTTTAGTTTATTACAGGGGGTAGATACAGCTTCAATTATGGCATTCTCAATTGCACTACCTTTATTAGCATTAGCTACTGCAGGATTAGGATTCGTAGCTCCATTTATAATGGCAGGCGCTGCTGCATTAACAGTATTAGGTTTAGCTTTGATACCAGCAGCAACAGCATTTGGTATTATGGCCGGAGCAGATATACAAGGAGTAGTTGATAAGCTTTCAATGTTAGCTGAAATGGGGCCTGGTTTAATGATGGCGGGTGTTGGATTAATAGCAGCTGCAGGAGGATTAGCAGTCTTTGCCGCAGCTTTAGCAGGCGGAAGTTTAGTATCAGGACTTACATCATTGTTTACAGGTGGTGGAATAATGGAAGATCTTCAGAATTTAGCAGCAATGGCCGGTCCATTACAATCAGTAGCTGGTTCTTTAACAGCAATAGCTGCCGCTTTAGGTGGAATTGGAGCTGCTTTAGCAACAATGGATACTGAGAAATTAGATGAAATGCAAGGTCTGATAATGACTACAGCTTTCGCTGCTCCAGCAATAGCCGCTGCAGGTGCAATAGGAGATATGATTTCAGGTATCGCCGGTGGTGGAGAAGAATCAGGAAAATCAGAAAGTAATGAGAAACTTATTGCAAAAATCGACGAATTAATTGTTGCAGTTAAACAAGGTAAGAATATCAATATGGACGGTAGAAAGGTAGGCGGTACATTAGCTGTAGCTGCTACCAATACGTAATAACAAACTATTTATAAACGAACTAATAAATTAAAAACAATGAAAGGAATTTTAGACAATCAAACTCCAAATTCTAGATTAGGATTGAAGGGTAAGACTCCAAAAGTACCGGTAGGTGCAACTGGAAAATCTACTCAACACAAGACTTCTTCTATTAACAACATACCGGAGTTTACAAAAGCAACTTCAGGTCTAGACTTAAACGGTGCTACACCTGCTAAGTATTTAGATAATCCTCCAGTTTAAGTATGCCTTTACTACCTCTTCAGACAAATCTTAAGAGTTTAAAGTACGGCGATGCAGGACCTTATATTGAAAAAGATATAAATAATCCTCCTCGGTATAATGTCTTAGGTAACGAAGTAACTGCACGAGTAGATGATCTTAGAAGAATAAGTAAACTACTTGTTGACACTCCTGGATTAAAGTGGACTTTACATCAAGCAGAGTTAAACTTTGCTTTTAATGAAAAGAAAGGCTTTGGGAGAAAATTACTAAACAGCCTCGGCAATACTGCAAAAGTCATCGGAAGTACTTTAGCGCAAGTACCTGTAAATGGAACAGGTACTCACTTTGTTATTGGCTTTGGAGGAAACGAGTATTTAAAGCAAGGTGGTCAAAGAAGTACCTGGTTAGATAGGTTCTTAAAAACTACCGCAGGCACCGGAGGAGTAAATGGAGCTAAATCTGTCTTAAACGGTAAGAATGTAATTCTCGATCACAGAGGTGAAGAGGGTTATAGACCTATGATAGATACTCAATTTACAGATGAGATTGAGTTTAAAGATGCCCGTCCTATTGATATAGCACAATCTTATATCAAACAAGAAGGAAAAGTACTTGCAAAAGAGAATGGAAAAGTAATACCTGATAATACTGGTTTAGATGGTTACAGAACCGCTAATGAAGGTTTAGATAGAGTTGATCAAGAATTAAAAACAAACATTGATGATACCTATCTGAGACAGGATGGTAGGGTATTAATTAAAGGAACAGAAGGTACTAGTATAGATGCAAATGTACCTGTTAGAATTGATGATGATCCTACTGAAGTAGTAGATAAATTCCAATCACCTTTAGCAGATTTAAAAGTAGATAAAGAAGAAGGGTATGATGTCACAGCTGCTAGAAATAGAGATAATAAAGACCCTTTCCAGAAATCTACAAATAAACTAAATCCACAAGAGGCAGATGGAGGAACAGGTACAGGAGCAGTCACAAGTACTAAGACACCTAAAGTAGGTGCTACTGTAAAAGAAAATAAACTACAGCCCTACCTACAACCTGGAGGAGAACCTTTACAAGGAGATACAGCACCGGGTAAAAAACCTTCTGAATTAGGATTTGGAGGAGGTAAGTCTTACGTAGGAGGTGAATCACCTAAGAGAGATTCTAGACAAAAAGGATCAGGAGGAGCTGGTGATTATACAACAAAGAGTATAGCAGTTCAAGGTAAAGGTAGTAAGTTAGAAGAACCTAACGGTACTGATGTACAAAGGAACGATGAAATGATTCCTTTTACTTTTACCATAGTAACCCCAGAAGCAAAAGAAACATTACATTTTTGGGCTTACTTAGATAGCTTAAGTGATAACTTTAATGCTACATGGAACGGACAAAGATATGTAGGCCGTGGTGAACAGTTCTACAACTACGGAGGATTTGAGAGAAAAGCTTCTTTAGGTTTTAAAATGGCTGGTAAGAATCAAAAAGAGTTGATGATGTATTATGAGAGACTAAACAAATTAGCTTCTGCTACAGCACCAACTTACGGTTCAGGTAATATTTTCATGAGAGGTACTTATGTTATACTAGACATTGGTACGTATTTTTATAACCAACCGGTACTTTTAAATAGTGTCGGGTTAACCTGGGATGTTAGCACACCTTGGGAAATAGATTTTGAACTAAAAGGATTCGAAGAAGTACCACATATGTTATCTGTAGCTCTTGATATGACAGTAATTCATACATTTACTCCTAAAGTAGCACAAACAGGTAAGGAATATTTTGGATTTAAGCGATAAATTTCGTAAATTAAGATAATGGATAGATATACTCATATTAAGGAATATAAAACAGCAGAAGGAATGCGATATAAACGCAATCCTATCTACCCAGATATACCAGAACATGAGGATGATTTTTATGTTATAACAACAGGAGGAGATCGCTACGATACTCTTGCCTTACAGTATTATAAAGATGCTTCATTATGGTGGATTATTGCAAGTGCTAATACACATAGTAGATTTAATTTAATACCAACACCAGGAGTACAGTTAAGAATACCTCATGATAAAAATGCTGTATTACTGTCTTTTGAAAAGGTAAATAGAGAACGATAATGGCAAAGTTTTTAGGAGGTAGTTTACAACCTGGCGTATCAACCCAGTTAAACGCAAGATCTAAGTTCCTTAGAGGCGACAGTTATAAGGATGGACTTTCTGCTTTACACGGTAACAACCCTTTTTTAAATTTATATTCAAGCGTAGTTCACCCTACTTATAGTACAAGTGATTTTAAGTTAGAAGGAGGATTAGCTTTTCAAAACGATATTAAAACAGGCGACCCGGTAGGTTACAAATTAACCGCAGCCGGGGATGATGAAAGACTTTTTACTCCACGTCCAGGTATTATAGATGCTAAAGTCAAAACAAAAGGAACTTTTGGTGCTTTAAGAGATGTAGAGATTACAGTTAAAGCTTATAATGTAGGCGACCTTGATATTATCTACGATCTTTATTGTCGCCCAGGTTTTAGCTTCTTGTTAGAATGGGGACATTCTATGTACATAGACGATTCAGGTAATCAAAAAACTATGCAACATAGAGAAGCTGCTAACAAATTTTTAGCTGGTGCTAAGTATGACTCTATTATGGAGTCTATTAGATCTGCTAGAGTTAGTACGAACTATAATTATGATGCTATAGTAGCAATATGTAAAAACTTCAATTGGACTTTTAATGCCGACGGTACATATGATATAAACCTAATGTTGATATCAAAAGGTGAGGTGATAGAATCTATTAAGTCATCTTTTGACCCAGCTATGGTAGAGAAGAATGCTGGAAATTTGGCAGCTGGTTTTAATGATAAATCTGAAAGAAAAAGTTTGCTACACTTTTTCTGTAAACGAATAGAACTATCCCAGAAATCAGGAGAAATGAATGGGGAAGGAGTTATATCTGCACTTAAAACAGGTAAAGCACCTGGATTAGCAGCTTTATTAAAACCTGAAGAATGTTACGCAGCAGCAGCACCTGGGTTTGATATTAAATCACCTACAAGCTTTTTTGATGATAAGACTACTTTTATTTATATTTCGTTGAGAACGGTTTTAGCTGTTTTAAATACATCAATGATGTGGGTGGGTAATGATCAAAGAGCTGTAAAATTCAAGACAAGTAAAGAAGAGTATAACGGATTTTTCACACACGCACAGCACCATAGTATAAACCCTTTTGTATGTGTTACTCCTAATCTTAATCCTAAGAATAGTCAATGGGAATCTAAACCAGCCGGTATAGCACTACACCCAGGAATAACTGCCGCTCTTACACCATCAGATGACGTCTTAAATATCTGTGTCTCTAACTTATACCTCTATGAAAAACTAGATGCAATATACGATGATGACCAGGCAAAAGAAAATGAACCAGGTGTCTTAGATGTAGTAAAGGCAATACTAGGAGGACTCAATGAAGCATTAGGAGGAGTTAATGAATTTGATGTAAACTATGATGAAGATAAAGATGAATGGGCTATAGTAGATAGAAAATGTAAAATTAAAGGAGAAGCTTTAGATTCTGTAAAAGAGATAGATTTAATAGGTTTAGGTTCATTTGCTTATGATATTAAGACTGAATCTAAAATTACTAATAAATTAGCAAGCCAGGTTTCTATAGCAGCTCAAGCTAGCGGTACTGGAACTAAACAAAACGTAGCTGAAATGTTGCAGTGGAATAGAGGACATTCTGATAGAATTTTTCCACGAAAAAATGAAGGCGCAACACAAGCCTCACCTACGGAAGATGTAACTGCAAAAGAAGCAGACGAAAAAGCAGAATGGAACGATAGATGCAAAGAAGCATTTGAAAAATTTAACGGAACCGGATGGTTTACAGACCAGCAATATGATCCGGATTTATTTAAAGGTATTCAATCAGGTCATCAGAAATACCAGGCAGCAATGGTTCCAGCTATATGCAGCCAAGAAGGTATGCCAGCACCTGGTACAATCCCGGTAGAATTATCCTTTACATTACATGGAATTGGAGGATTCAGAATAGGAGAAGTATTTAAACTTTCTGCTAATTCCATGAAAGTGCTTCCTAAGGCATATTCTGGAGGAAATATAGGGTTTATTATTACAAGGGTTGACCATAGTATAGGTGATGGAGGTTGGAAAACCGAAGTTGGAGCATTAATGTATAATTTGAAAAAAATTACAGGGGTGGATACCTCTGTCTTAAATAAAGCATCAGCCTCAGGTGGTACAACTCAACCACAAACAAAACCTGTACCTGCAGATGCAGCAGCAGCAGATCCAAATGCTACAGATAAGTTACAGACTCAAACAGCATTAGGAACAAACGTTTCTTATGATAAAGTAAAAGCAGCTGTTGAAAGAAAGAAATATCAATGGTTTAGCGGAGAATTGCAGTTAAACATAGTAGGAGTAAGAAATACGTCCGGACAAGTTAGTGATGGAGCAGGTGGAGTTAAGCATCCACTTACTAATAGATTTACCGATATAGTAATAGTTGCATGGATAGAAAACGGTCAAAAGTTTGCTGAAAGTTATCCTGCTACTACAGTACCGGGGGCAAGTTTCTCTTTATCTACTAATAGTAAATTTGCTGCTCAATCAAAAAATGCAAATGGAGTAGGTATAATGAAAGAAAAGCAATATATTAATCAGTATACTCCTGGTATGCACCATGGTGGAAGTGCTAAGCCGCACCTTGCTTTACGATCAGTGTCTTCCCAATCTGCTCATAGAGATAAAAACTATAGCGATAACTGGTTAACTTTAGCAGTTACCCCACAAGGAAGCTTAGGTGCAAATCTAGCAGGTTTATTCCAAGACGGTGGCGGTATGCAACTACACAACTCAGGAGCATCTACAGCAGCTAATAAAACTGTAGATAACTGGTCAGCAGGTTGTCAAGTATTTGCAAATGAAAAGCAACATAACAGACTAATGGAATTGTCGAATAAGAGTCAAAAAGCTACTAAATCGAATAAATTTTCTTACGTATTACTTAACAACAAAGAAATAGTATTGTAGAGATGGCAGATATTAAAAGCGATATATTAAGCTACGTACCCGGTTCTCAATATGTTATTGAAGCACTTGGACAAGCTACAGGAGAAGCATCTAATGATTATGCTAAGTATACTGATATACTAAATAAACCAGTTGATGACTTAGTAGGGGTAGCAACTTCTTGGGGAAGTAAATATAAGGTAGCTTTAGAAGATCTACTAAAAGGTAACTTTGCGAAAGCTACATTACTCCTAGAAAATGTAGGATCTAACCCTGCATACAACATGGTCCCTCCGGGTATAAAGAATAAATCAACAGAAGCTTTCTACTACCCAAAACCAACTGAAGAAGATTATATACAAGGAACTTTTAGAAGGTATTTTTTACAAGATGTTAGAAACGGAGAAATAAAAGAAATAACATCAGAAACATATAGGAGTATAGCGGATAAGGGCTACTATAGAAGAACTAAGTTAGAGTGGAACCTCCTAGGACCCTCCGAAGATGAAACAGTAAATGGGTACATATATCCTGGAGCAATAGCAAGGAATAGAGACGTTGTATTACAAGCTGAAGAAGTTATACCCGGTATGACAGACTTTTTATCAGACCTAAAACAATTTGTAGTTGAAGAAGCTTCTAAATTCAAGCAATTAAAGAAAGAAAAGAACGAAGTTACTACCTTAGAGACTAGAGGACTTACTGTAGTCAACGCATCTAATAAAAAAGTAATAGAGCAAGAAGAATTACCTCCGCTTCCTGAGCTTCCTCAATCAGAAGCCAATGCTGGAGAAGCAGCTGCAAACGAAGGAGCACAAAGTGCCGATTCAACATCAGCATACGCTAAATCATTAACATGGTATCAGGCTCAAGTAGGAAATCCTAGTGCCGAAAGATCATGTGGTTCTTTCGTTCCAGTAAGTATGAAGATATACAATCAAGAAGGACCTTTATTAGATGATGAAGGTAATCCTAAGAAAGATGTTAAGTACTACAGAACTAAAAATGCCGTTAGCGGGAACGTATACTACCCGGTTAGAAGGATACCTAATATCAACCCAAAGATACAGTCACCAGAATCTTACAACCTCTACTACACTATTCGCGTAGAAGGATATGGAGACTATACTGCAAAGATTGATAGAGACGGAAAACTTTATGATATAAAACAATGTTAAGTTTGATCTTAACAAAATAGTTCGTATCTTAAGTAAAAGGTTATAATAAATGTTTTATATAGTAGAAAATAAGCAGCAGCTAGATAGACTGCGAAGCTATCCGGATACCGATGTTTATGTAGATGTAATTTCATCTAACGATAACTTCCATCCCAAACTTACTACAACTGTAGCAGTCTACATTAGGCCCTTGGATGATACCGGAGGGTACATTATCCCTATAAACCATGATGAAGGATTAAACGTAGAAAAAGCAGAAGTATTTGAGATACTTAAGACTTACAGGAAAGTCTATGTTTTAGATAAAAAGAACCTACTGTATCATTTTCCGCTTATAGACGCAATTGATATTAACCTTTGGAGAGCTTTCTGGTATTACGAAAAGCTTGAACTACCTAGTAAATTATCAACAATAAATTGGTTCTATAATAAGTTTAAAGACTTTGATAATGTAAATCAGATAATACCTTTATCTAAACTACATGAACAGAGTGAAAAAGTATTTGATGTAATAGAGAAGTATATTGAAGAACCTAAAGAAGAGACTTTTAAGTTCTATAACGATGTTGCTGTTAAGGTATTTTACTTACTAGAACAGCATGGATTAAGAGTTATATATCAACCGTTTATAGACTTATTTAAACCAAATACACCACGGTTTAATATACAGGATAATATAGCTTATACATACTACAACCTATATAATAGTACTTCAAGACCTACTAACGCATTTAATAGTGTAAACTTTGCAGCTATACCTAAAGAAGAAGAGTATAGAAAAGCTATTATTCCTCAATATGATTGCTTTGTTGAATTTGATTTTGACGGGTACCATCTACGATTATTATCAGAGCAGATTGACTTTAAGATAGAAGGAGAATCAGCTCACAAAGCCTTAGGAAAGTACTACTTTGGTAAAGAAGATATTACTCAAGAAGAATACCAGGAAGCTAAACAGATAAACTTCCAGGCTATCTACGGTAGAATACCAGAAGGATATAAAAATTTAGAGATTTTTATCAAGATTCAAAATTATATTAACTACTTATGGAGTGAGTTTTCTAAAGGAGAAGCACGTACTCCTATCAGCAATAAGCCGTTTAATCAGAATCTAAAAGATATGCATCCGCAGAAACTTATGAATTATATTATGCAATCGTTGGAAACTGCAAGAAATGTCCTTATATTAAAAGAAGTGTTAAAGTATCTTAGAGATAAAAAGACTAAAATAGCTTTATATACTTACGATGCAATACTTTTTGACTATGCTAAAGAAGATGGAGAGCATATACTTAACGAATTAGCATTGATACTAAGCGAAAATAAGAAATACCCAGTTAAAATAAAAACATCAGAAAACCTGGTTTTGTAAAACCTTTTAATATTTATAATTACACAATGGAAAATGTTATGTCTCAAAGTCGATTCGATTACGATATCGATCAAATATATTTAACTGAGGATATGAGTAATAAACTGTTCTGCACTTTCTCCACAGGAGAGGAATTGGATGCAACAATAGAAAATATAGTACAAAAATATAGAATAATCTACAATAAGATATTTGTTTTATATTCAAAAAGCCAAGATGAATACATCTGTACTTATAATGTAGATTTTGGCAACGTTTCTAACTTCATCGATAATACTATTCTAGTACATCGCAAGAAAGAAGCAAATACCCTTTATACGATTAACGCACTTAATACCCTAATCAAAGAACTTAATAACGGAGTGTTAGATACTTCTTTTAAGATTAACTGGACTGATTACAAGAATTGTATTCTATTAACGAAAGGTCCGGAATTAAAAAGAGTAAATACTAAATTATTTAAGATCGTAGAGTTGGAGAATTGAGAGTAATTTCGTATATTTAATAAGTTATAAACAATTAAAGTTATATTATGAATCTAGATGCAATCAAAGCAAAGCTGTCTGCGTTGAATAACGGCGGACAAGAAAGAGAGAAAGTAGACTATTCAGCTACCTTCTGGAAACCTGAAATTGGAAAAAGCACTATTCGTATTGTACCTTCTATGTATGATCCTAATCTTCCATTTAAGGAAGTAAAGTTTCACTATGGAATTGGTAAATACCCTATGGCCGCTTTATCTAACTTCGGAAAACAAGATCCTATTGAAGAATTCATTAAGGAATTAAAGAAGACTTCAGATAAGGATAACTGGACATTAGCCGGTAAACTTAACCCCAAGACACGTATTTTCGCTCCAGTAATCGTAAAAGGTGAAGAAGAGAAAGGTGTTCGTTTATGGGGATTTGGTGTGACGATCTACAAAGCGTTATTAGCATTAGCTCAAGACGAAGAGGTAGGAGATTACACAGACGTAATGAATGGATGGGACTTAGTAGTAGAAGTTGCTGCTGGTAACCCATACCCAACCACATCGGTTCGTATTCGACCTAAGCAAACTCCATTATCAGATAATGCAGCACAAGTTGACTTATGGTTAAAGAACCAACCACACCCTGTTGAGATTCATACTCAATACGATTATGAGTTCATTAAAAAGCAATTACAAAATTACTTAACTCCTGGTTCAGCAGATGAGGAAACTCCAGCAGCTCCTCCAGCAGACAACCTGACTCAGACTTTAGGTAGTCATTCAACTGACTTTACTTTAGAAACTGCAGCTCCTGGTTTGAAAGACACGGTAAGTAAATTTGATGACCTTTTTAACGAATAAAATAAATGGCAAAAAGCGCAACAGCAGAAAAAGCATCTGCTATAGTAAAGGGTGGATTTAACTTAGGAAATTTTAAGAAGAAAAAAGGTTTCGCTAATGCTTCGGTAAAGTTCAAAGAGCAAGGATGGATTCCTCTATCAAAAGCTTTTCAAGACATTACGTCTATACCGGGCATACCTACGGGGCATATTACCCTGCTCCGTGGGCATAGCGACACCGGCAAGACTACTGCATTACTTGAAGCAGCAGTATCCGCTCAAAAGATGGGAATACTCCCGGTATTAATCATCACTGAGATGAAATGGTCTTGGAGTCACGCTAAAGAAATGGGTCTACAGTTTGAAGAAGTTGTAGATCAAGCAACTGGTGAGATTACAGACTACGAAGGTTTTTTCCTTTACGCTGATAGAGGTACGTTAAATACTATTGAAGATGTAGCATCGTACATAGCAGACCTTTTAGACGAACAAGCTAAAGGAAACCTACCTCATGATTTATGTTTCTTCTGGGATTCAGTAGGATCTGTACCGTGTGATCTATCTGTTAGATCTAATAAGAATAATAACGAATGGAACGCAGGTGCAATGTCTACTCAGTTTGGTAATAACCTCAATCAGAAGATTCTATTATCTCGAAAAGAAGGATCTCCATACACTAATACTCTAGTAGCTATTAATAAAGTATGGACACAGAAACCAGACTCACCGATGTCACAGCCAAAATTACAAAATAAAGGCGGTATGTCGATGTGGTATGATGCAACATTAGTAATTACATTCGGTAACATCACTAACCCAGGAACTTCTAAGATTAAAGCTATTAAAAGTGGCTTACAGGTTGAATTTGCTAAAAGAACAAATATACAAATCGAAAAGAATCATATTGAAGGTGTACAGACAAGAGGACGAATTGTAATGACCCCTCATGGTTTTATTGCAGACGATAAGAAAGCAATCGATAAATATAAAGATTCTCATAAGGATCACTGGTTGAAACTTTTAGGATCTATTGATTTTAGTCTAGTCGAAGAAGGTGACATGGAAGAAGATGAAATCCTACCAAACCTATTAGACGATTAATGACAGACTATAGCAAAATTATAAACAACCTTAAAGAGTCCCCGCCTAGAGAGTTAAACGATCATATCTTGATCATAGATTCTATGAATACATTTATTCGTAGCTTCTCAACACTCAGAGCAATGAATCCTCAAGGCCACCATATCGGTGGTCTTGTAGGCTTCCTTAGATCTCTAGGATTTTTAGTACGTACAGTAGACCCTACAAGAGTAGTTTGCGTGTTTGATGGTAAAGGTTCTTCTACTAATAGAAAGAATATAGATCCAAACTATAAAGCACAAAGACAACATACAAGGATTACTAATTGGGGTATGTATGAGAATAAGCAAGAAGAGTATGAATCACTTTCTGCTCAATTAGATAGATTAAAAGACTATCTTGAATGCTTACCAGTACAGAGTCTAACAATGGAGAAGTTAGAGGCAGATGATATTATTGCAGACTTAGCTTTAGGTGCTTCAGCATCTGGGAAACAGGTTACAATTGTATCTTCAGATAAAGACTTCTTACAGTTGATTGATGGATGTATCTCAGTATACTCTCCTATTAAGAAAACTTTATACACAAAGGAAAATATCGTACAAGAATTAGAAGTACTTCCACAAAACTATAACATAGTGAAGGCCTTACTAGGAGATAATTCAGATAATCTTTCTGGAGTAAAAGGATTGGGGTTAAAAACACTAACAAAAGAGTTCCCAGGATTACTTACTAATCCTAACTACGAACTACAAGATATCTATTCAGTATGTGAGCAGAACTTAGACGGTAAATCTATTTTTGCTAAAATTATACACAATTGGGATCGGGTAAAAACTAACTACCAACTGATGAATTTACATGAAGGCCAGTTGGATGATAAAGAAATTCTTCATATATTAAGTGTACTAAAAGAGCCTATTCCACCTCTACAAACAGGAGCTTTTTTACACCTACTAGACATAGATAAGATAGAAGGTATAACTAAGAACACGGAAGGCTGGTTAGAGAATTTTAGAACATTAACGGTTTTTAAACAATAAGTTATATGACATTGCAGAAGTTAACACAGTACGGTAAAGCTTTTCAAATTAAAGTTATCGGCGCCTTACTAACAGATAAAGGTTTCTTACTTACGGTAAGAGATGTTTTGAGAGAGGAGTATTTTGATGCTGATACACATAAATGGATTGTAGGGCAGATTATAAAGTACTTCGATAAGTACCATACTACCGTTACTATGGATGTATTAAAAGTAGAGTTACAAAAAGTAGATAACGAAGTATTACAGGTTGCATTAAAAGAAGAGTTAAGAAATTCTTATGCAGCTTCTCAAGATGATTTAGCTTACGTAGAAGAGGAGTTTACTACCTTCTGTAAGAATCAAGAAATGAAAGCTGCTATTCTATCCTCAGCAGACTTGTTAAAGCAAAGCGATTTCGAAGGTATCAGAAACCTTATCGAAAAAGCTATGAAAGCTGCTATGGATAAAAATATCGGACATGAGTATGATAAAGATGTAGAGTCTAGATATAGAACAGACTATAGACCTACTATACCTACACCATGGCCTGCTATGAATGAAACAATTCAAGGAGGATGGGGCCCTGGTGATTTGATTATCGTATTCGGTAACCCAGGTGGCGGTAAATCTTGGACGATGGTGGCAGCAGCAGCACATGCTGTAAAGTTAGGCTTCAAGGTAAACTATTATACCTTAGAGTTAGGAGAAGATTACGTAGGTAAACGATTTGACTGCTACTTTACAGGCTATTCTATCGACGAAGTAAATAAGCATAGAAAGGACGTAGAAGCTCAAATAAATAATTTGAAAGGTAAGCTTATCGTAAAAGAATATGCTCCTAAAGCAGCGACAGTAAATAACATTAAGAGTCACGTTCAGAAGTGTATTGATATGGGACATAAACCTGACATGATTGTCATCGACTATGTCGACTATCTTAAAGCACCGTCACGAGGTAAATTCTCTGAACGTAAGGATGAAATTGATGATGTATTCATTGCTACAAAGAGCTTAGCTAAAGAATTAAAAATACCTATACTTACACCATCTCAGGTAAACCGAATGGGTGCTAAAGATAATGTAATTGAAGGTGATAAAGCAGCAGGTTCTTATGATAAGATGATGGTGGCCGATATATGCTTATCTTTATCTAGACAGAAAGAAGACAAGGTATTAGGTACAGGTCGACTTCACGTTATGAAGAATAGATACGGACAAGACGGTATGACTTATAATGTTAAAATGGATACAAATAATGGTCATATCGAGATAGAGAGTAAAGCTATTCTAGATGAAGGAGGTAGCAGTTCTCAAGGTACACATTTTGAGATTGCTAAGAAATTTTTTGAAGAAAATTAAGACCAACTTAGAGGAAGATGCTATTTATTTCTACATCCCCGGAAGCATTTTCTGCTAAACTCAACCGGGGATTTTATTATTTAACACACTAAAAATATACTATGGGACTAAGAGATGAAAGAGTTGTTTATAAACCATTTGAATACCCAAAGGCGTATGATTATTGGTTAAAGCAACAACAAGCTCATTGGCTACACACAGAAGTACCAATGGCACAAGATGTTACAGATTGGAAATCTAATCTAAAAGATCACGAGAAGAATGTAGTCGGCGGTATATTAAAAGGCTTTGCTCAGACTGAGACGGTAGTTAACGATTACTGGACAGGACTAGTAACTAGCTGGTTTAGAAAGCCTGAGATTATTATGATGGGTGTTACTTTTGGATCTTTTGAAACTATACATGCAGAAGCTTATTCTCTACTTAACGAGCAGTTAGGTTTAGATAACTTTGCAGAATTCTTAGAAGACGAAGCTACTAAAGCAAAGATTGAATCTCTAATGAATGTTAGAGATAGTCATGACGGTACTCCAGATTGGCATGAACGAGCTAAATCTTTAGCTATCTTCTCAGCATTTACTGAAGGAGTTAATTTATTTTCTTCTTTCGCGGTATTATTATCGTTTAAGATGAGAAATAAATTGAAAGGTATTGGACAGATTGTTGAATGGTCCGTACGAGATGAATCTCTACACTCAGAAGCAGGTTGTTGGTTATTCCGTCAGCTACTTTCAGAGTACCCAGAGATTAATACAGAAAAGTTACAAGGTGAAATCGAAACAGCAGCTCACTTAGCTTTAAAATTAGAGTTCGATTTTATCGATAAAGTTTTTGAATTAGGAGATCTAGAGAATTTATCTAAAGATGATCTTAAAAACTTTATTAAACATAGGGTTAATACTAAAATGGGAGATCTAGGCTTAAAACCTTTGATCCCTTCTGACCAGATTGATGCAGGAGCATTAAAGACAATGAAGTGGTTTGATGCAGTAATTGCAGGCAAACAGCATACTGACTTTTTTGCAAGTAGAGTAACAAACTACTCTAAGGGTCATATGGATTGGTCAAAAGCATTTTAAAAACATTTAATTAAATTACATAATGGCACTACAAGTAGATACTTCCGCATGGGAAGCAGGAAAAGATTATCCTGAATGGATGAACGAAATTTCTTTATCAACAATATCTAAAGGATATCTCCTTCCAGGAGAGACTCCTCGAAAAGCATATAAGAGAGTATCAGATACAGTTGCAGCAAGATTAGATCGACCTGATTTAGCAGCCAAGTTTTTTAAGTATATGTGGAAAGGTTGGTTGAATTTAGCTTCTCCAGTTTTATCTAACACGGGTACAGACAAAGGACTACCTATTTCCTGCTTTGGTATTGATACTCCAGACTCTATTAGAGGTATTGGATTAACAAATGCTGAATTGATGAGATTGACTTCGTTAGGAGGTGGTGTAGGTATTGGTCTTTCTAAAATTAGAGGAAGAGGTTCCAAAATTGGTAACGGAGATCTAGGACAGTCAGAAGGAGTTATTCCTTGGGCTAAGATTTACGATTCTACTATTATTGCAACAAATCAAGGAGCAGTTCGAAGAGGAGCGGCTTCCGTAAATCTAGACATTAACCATCCAGATATTAAGGAATTTTTACAGATTAGACGACCTAAAGGAGATCCGAATAGACAGTGTCTTAACCTACATCAATGCGTTGTAGTGGATGATAACTTTATGCAAAAGATCGAGCGTAGAGACCCTGAGGCAATGGAAGTCTGGGTAGAAATACTAAAGGCTAGAGTTGAGACAGGGGAACCTTATATTATGTTTAAAGATAATGTAAACAATGCTAACCCTCCGGCATATATTAAGAATAATTTAGAAGTAACAATGACTAATATATGTTCAGAGATTACTTTACATACTGACGAAGAGCACAGTTTTATTTGCTGCTTAAGTTCGGTTAACTTAGCTAAATGGGATGAATGGAAATCTACTGATTTAATTGAAACTGCAATCTACTTCTTAGATGGAGTAATGGAAGAGTTTTTAGTAAAGACCAACGGAAAAGAGTCTTTAATCAGAGCACATCGTTCAGCTAAGAAAGGTAGAGCTATTGGGTTAGGAGTTCTAGGATGGCATACATTATTACAACAAAAGAAGATACCTTTTATTAGTATTGCAGCAAATAGCTTTACACATCAGATATTCTCTCAAATTAAGTCACAAGCAGAAGCTGCTTCTAGAAAGTTAGCTGATGAATATGGAGAACCAGTATGGTGTAAAGGTACAGGTATGAGAAACACTCACTTGCTTGCAATTGCACCAACAGTTTCAAATTCAACTATATCAGGAGGTGTATCAGCAGGTATTGAACCATTACCGGCGAATATCTACACATTTAATTCAGGAAAGGGAACTTTTATTCGTAAAAATCCTGAACTAGAAAACTATTTATTAGAAAGAGGTCATAATACAGAAGAAGTATGGGACCAGATTATGAAAGATAGAGGTTCTATTGCAAATTTACCAGAAGATGTTATGCCTGCAGAGGATAAACCAATCTTCTTAACATTTGCTGAAATTAACCAGCTACAGTTGGTAGAACAAGCTGCAATCCGCCAGCAGTATATCGATCAGACTCAGTCTTTAAACTTAGCATTTGATCCAACTGATAGTCCAAGATTTATCAACTTAGTTCACCAGACGGCTTGGAAGTTAGGTATAAAAACCTTATATTATCTAAGAACAGATTCTGTAATTAACGGAGACATTGGTAGTAGAACTGCAGAAGATTGTGTAGCTTGTGATGGTTAATAATAAAACACCCTTATATGGAAAGAGTATATATAGAAAACAGCCATGGATTGGAAATATTCACAATCCCTCAGTTCTTAACAAACGAAGAATGTGATCATATTGTAAGACTAACAGAACACGGAAGTGTTCGATCAAGCGTAGCAGGTAGTGGAGCCCAATCTGTAAAATACGACGAAGGCCGTACTAGTTCTACAGCAGTTTTACATGATACAGATCCGATTATCAGTAGTGTTAATCAAAAAATGTATACAGAATTAGGAATAGAAGCTCCTTATTCAGAACCAACACAAGGTCAAATATATGAGGTAGGTCAAGAATTTAGACACCACCAAGATGCTTTTGGAAAAGAAGCATACCATAACCATTGTTTGTCTAGCGGCCAAAGAACATGGACGTTTATGATATACCTTAATGATGTTGAAGAAGGAGGTGAAACAGATTTTCCTACCTTACAAAAGACATTTACACCAGTAAAAGGTACTGCAGTAGTTTGGAAAAACTCTAACGGTACAGGAACTGAAAACTCAGCCGCTTTACATGCAGGTTTACCTGTAAGAAAAGGTAGAAAAGTAATTATTACAAAATGGTTTAGAGAAAATGTATTCAATAGTGCTGAAGATGCTAGACTTGCAAAAGAATATCAAGAAATGACACAACCACAGCAACCAGTACAAAAAGTATTTTCAAAGAAAGAAGATTTACCAAAGCTTTCTGAACTAGGATTTAAAGTTGTAAAAGTACCTGAAAAGACCTTCCAGTTGATTACAGAAGCATACAACTTACTGAAACCTACAGTACGAGCAGAACATTGGAACGGTATTACTGATTTTATACACGATAATCAAGGTAATGCACCGGTAGAAATCTTTAGTATGGATGCTTTTACCCGTATTAGAGAGATTATTGCAGAAGAGTTACAACCTATCCACGAAGAGTTTATAGGTAATAAAGAACGTTTAGTACCGAAATGGATTTACGGTATCAGATCTTATAAAAGAGGGGCTATACTAGAACCACATACAGATACTTTAGTAACTCACCACATATCATCTATAGTAATAATAGATAAGCAGGTAGATAGAGATTGGCCATTAGATATTCAAGACCATTTAGGTAGATGGCATAAAGTTTATGCAGAACCAGGGGAAATGATTCTATATGAATCTGCTACTAACAAACATGGACGTATTGAACCTTTTGAAGGAGAATTCTTTAGAAATTTCTTTTTACATTATACATTAGCAGATTATAAATTTGTACCTCAATAAATGGACTATATTGTTGTCGGAACTAGTAGATGTGAGTATCAAGCATGGCAGTTAAAACTATTACACTGGTCCTTAAAGAAGGTAAATCAAAAAGGTAAATTAGTCGTTCTACTCTCCGGAGATTACGGACACAGACATGAAAACCCAGATTTTAGTTTTTTATCTGACGCTATAGTAATAGATCAACCAGACTATGCTCATAATTGGCAAACAGCTAACGATGACTGGTGGGGTGGTATCCCTAATAAATATAAATCTGTAGAATGGTTATGCGAAAATAACTACTTCCAAGATAATGATAAGTTATTATTCCTGGACCCAGATATGCTGTTTATAAAAGCAGTTGATTTTGAATTAGAAGACAATCATATCATCGGTCAAAAGTTCATTCACTTTGTTCCACTAAACGGATGGGAAGATCGAGAAAAAGATATCCATAATGCACAAGGGATAATGTACCCATTTGCTTTAAAGTTTAATACTCTAAAGAAATTTTACAAAAAATATACAGAGTATTGTGAGCAGATCAGAAAGAAAGAAGGAAGATGGGAAGCAGAAATGTGGGGATTAGATTATGCAATTAAAGATTCTAATATAAAAGTTGATTTAGTTGAGGATATTGGAACCTGTACTGCATGGAACGATACCGGTAGGTCTACAATAGGAAGTATACTACATTACCCTAATGTAATTTCAGATAAGCAAGGAAACAAGCTGTTCTTTAAGCAAGATCATACCTTTGATCAAACACAAAAATACGATTTATCAAATATAATAAGCGAAGCAAGTAATAAGATGGTTACGAGTGTAGATCAGTATAGAACAGATTATATATACTACAATAAGTGGGATTTTTCTAGCATCTTTAAATTCTATGATGGTAGTAAAGGTTATATTTTATTTAGACCTTGGCCTGGTGGTTTCAACAATATAAGAATGTCGTTAGAGTTAGCAGTATGTATAGCATACTTAACTAATCGAAAGCTTGTTTTAACACCAGAATATAAAATGTACTTACTAGAAGGGAACTCTAGTATGGAATCTTTTTTTGATACTTCAGATTTAGGAGTAATTTCCATACCGTTTAGTAAGTTCTGTGAAGAAAAAGGATTAGAACATAATTACGACAGTGTAAAAAGTATTTGTAAAGTATTAGATTATGATGCAGTTTTACACGTTATGAATTTTGAAAAAATTAACCCGCCTGTTAAGTTTCATAAACACCGCCCAGTATTAAGAAGTGAAGAATACTTTACAGATGAAGAATTTATTTTCCTTGAATCTAATCTTCTAGGTGTTACTCATCAGACCTTGTTTACAAGTTTAGATGTAGAGATCAAAAAACTTATCGCTAAACATGTAAGATATCGTACAGATATTTTTGATTTAGCTTGGCAATTTATTAATAAGTTAGGAGATAGAGATTACTACTCTATTCATATTCGTAGAAATGACTTTCAATATAAAGAATTATTTATTAGCTGTGAGCAAATTTTAGAGAATATAAAAGATATAATCCCTCAGGGAAGTAAGCTTTACATTGCAACAGACCATAGAGATAAAGAATTTTTTAGACCTCTTATGGGTCTTTATCGAGTTTCTTTCTATGAAGATTTAAAGAATCAAGTTAGTATCTATAATGAATTTGATAATAACTGGATTCCTATTATTGAGCAGTTTATATGTACTCGTAGTATTAAGTTTATAGGTAATAGTCATTCAACACTGTCTTCTTACATTTATAGAATGAGAGGATATATGTCTGACATTGAGGATAAAAATTACTATATTAATACTGAAAAATTTAACCTAGGACATCAAATACCATTTATTGCAGAGTGTCATTTTAAAGGTAACTGGTTTAGAGAGTATAACGATAGTTGGAGTTTTGGAAATGGTAACATATTCGTATCAATAGCAAGTTACTGCGATTCTCAACTTATAGATACTTTAAAAAGTTTATATGAAGAAGCTATTGACCCTAGTAGAGTTTTTGTAGGAGTAAATATACAAGACACAGAAGAAGCTTATACTAAATTGAAAGAGTATAACTTTCCAAATTTAAGAATTATTTTTACACCTAAAGAGCAAGCTAAAGGGGTTGTATATGCAAGAAATAGAATAAAGAATGAGCTTGTGAGAAACGAAGATTACTTTCTTCAAGTAGATTCACATAGTAGATTTAGACAAGCCTGGGATGCAATACTAATAAACCAGTATAACAGTATTGAGCAAGACAAAGTAATACTAACAACATACCCTAATCATTTCGACGTTCCAGATTACGAAAAGCAGTACTTAAATAAACCTAATAACACACCTTTACGTATTAGGAAATTTTTACTAGAAACAAGTCCGGATGATAATAGATGTATAGCTGAAAACCTACCTACCTTAAATGACTACGAAGTAGTTGATACTCGATGGGCAGCGGCAGGATTTTTATTTACTAGAAGACAGTGGATAGAAGAAGTAAGATTACCTGATAACATTAGGTTTAATGGAGAAGAAGACTTTCAAACTTTTTTAAGTTATTTAAAAGGGTGGAATTTAAAAGTAACATCTTTAGCTACAGTATGGCATAATTACAACTTTAAGGTAGCAGCAACTGATAAACCTTATAGAGAACACAACGGTAAGTATTATGTAGAAGACTATGCACGAGAATTAGTAAATGATTTTCTGTTGAAACAAACACATGTTAGAACGGTAGAAGATTTAGAAAGTTATTTTAATATAAAGTTAAAAAGGTAATATGTTTAATTTAGGTTTTTTTGGGTCGCATAATGCTAGCTTAGCTATTTCCTACAAAGGAGAAGTTTTAGAAGTAGTAGAGTTAGAGCGATTAATAAATGTAAAAAATGCTGCTTTTTTTTATTGGGGGCATCATGAGAATATAGTTGAACTACTTACAGAAATTAAAGACTATTTTAAGACAAAATACGGAGTAGAAAAATACGATAATGTAGTATACAACTCGGTAGATAAAGAGATGTGGAAGATATTCCCAGCCGGTAATTACCAGTGGTTACCTCATCACGAAGCTCATGCATATTCCGGACTATACCAATCAAACTTTGAAAAAGCTTTAATTATTTCTTTTGATGGAGGAAGTGACGAAGGTTTCTTTAACATTTACTTAGGGGATAAAAGAAGTGAAACTCCTATAGAGAAGATATACGTAGGTAAAAAAGACTACGCTGTTTCTTATATGATGCCTGCTCACTTCATCTCAGATATAAAACAAGAATGGATTTATACAGGTAATCTAGTATATGCTGGAAAATTAATGGGATTAGCTGGTTTTGGAAAAGTAGATGATTCTTTAGTACAACCTTTTCGAGAATTCTATGCTTCTAATACAACAGATAATATAAGTGAAGCATTAACTCGCTTTATGAAGATATTCAACATAGAATCGGAACAGATACGATATGAAGGTAACTATGCAAAGAACTTAGCTGCAACTAATCAGTATGTCTTTGAGCAGTTATTTGAAGAAGAAACAAGAAATATCTTAGAACTCCATAACGACTTACCGCTTATTATTACCGGAGGATGTGGGTTAAATATACTACTAAACACTAAACTAGCTCTGAAGAGAGAGACTTTTGTGACTCCTAATCCAAACGATACAGGATTAGCAGTAGGGTTAGTTTGTAGTAAAATGAGACCACACGTACCGGTAGACACAACTTATCTAGGTCCGGAAGTTTGGGATAGAAAGTTACTTCCTAAATTACTTTATGAGAGAAAAGGTACTAAGATTGAAATAGCAGAACTAGTTCAGAAATTAATAAAAGGAGAAATAGTTGGTGTAGTTAGAGGTAGATCAGAGCACGGTCCAAGAGCTTTAGGAAATAGAAGTATCATATGTGATCCAACTATTGGAGAGATGAAAGATACTCTAAATGCTAAAGTGAAAGGACGGGAATACTACAGACCTTTCGCACCAGTAGTTAGATTAGAAGATGTAAATAAGTACTTTAACTGGGATAAAGAATCAAGATGGATGTCTTTTTGTCCTGAAGTTAAAGACGAATATAAAGATATTTTAAAAGCTATTACTCATGTTGACGGAACTGCTAGAGTACAGACGGTTACAAGAAAACAAAATGAATTTCTATACGACTTGTTGACTGAAATGCATAACCAAAAAGGTATAGGAGTAATTTTAAATACATCTTTTAATATAGCAGGAAAACCAATTCTGAATACGTATGAAGATGCACTTTGGGTTTTGGATAATAAACAAATGGATGCTCTTTTATTAGAAGACTATTATATTAAGAAGAATGGATAATACAATTTTTATAGCTATTGCTAGTTACTTAGATTATGAAATACGTTTCACAATCTTAGACTGTATAAGGACTGCTAAGTACCCTGAAAACTTGCACTTCTCAGTATGCCTTCAGTACGACGATAAAGTTAAAACAGGAAAGAGTTGTATAGACGATCTTGTAGATTTTTATAATTTAAAAGTTATAAAATTTCCTTATGAAGAATCAAAAGGTGGATGTTGGGCGAGACAGATTGCACAGTCTAACTATAATGGAGAGAAATATAGTTTACAGGTAGATTCACATACTCGGTTTATACAAGATTGGGATGAGATTCTTATAAAAGATTACGAAGCTTTAGCTTCTACAGGAATTAAACCATTACTATCTTTCTTACCACCACCTTATCATAGAGATGATGAAACTGGAGTAGATCATTCATATCGACATTTTAATAATTTAGATAGAATGAACATTCCTAAGATTGCAAGCTTAACAGCAGAATACTGGCCTAACTATGGGGGATACGAAAATGAAATAAACATTGGATTTCAGCCAAAAAGTATTATATTATTATACGGAGGTTTTATATTTACAGACGGTGAATGGGTAGTTAAGGTTGAGCAAGACCCAGAACACTATTATACAGGGGAAGAGTTTGCTTTAGCTATCAGGTCTTATACTCACGGTTATGACTTATATACACCTTCGCAAATAGTTGCATGGCATAGAACACATAATGCAGTACCTAAAAAACACTACAATACAGCACCTAGCATAGAGGCACATACAAGACATAGAGCTGCAATAGAAAGGCTTAGGATGTTAATAGAAGGAGGAGATTTAGGTAAGTACGGATTAGGAACACAGAGAACATTACAACAATACGCAGATTATGCAGGTATTGATTTTATAAATAAAAAACTAGTTAATGTATAATTTAGCACTATATTCAGGACATAACGCTTCTCTCACTTTAGCTAAAGATGGGAAGATACTAGAAGTATTAGAAGTAGAACGTTACACTAATATCAAAAACGGAGGTTTAATTTGGTATTTACCTGCTCACGAACCTTTTAATGTAATAAAAGATATTCTAAAGTATTTTAAAGATAAGTACGGAGCAGAAGAATACGAACATTTAATTTGCAATCAAGAAGATACCCGTACCTATATAAACTACTTAGGAAGTGAAAGTAAGTTTTTATCTTTTTTTAATGCTAAGAAATTAGTAGAAGTATTTCACCAGTTTGGTCATGCTTCAGGAGCTTTTTACCAATCAGACCTACAAGAAGCTGTAATAATTACATACGACGGCGGAGGAAACGATGGATGTTTTAATTTTTATACAGCTACTAGAGAAGAAGGAGTTAAATTTTCTTGGATGAATTACGATTATAATATCGGAGAAAAGTATGCTGAAATAGGACATTATTGTTCTTCTATTAAACGTGAAGATTGGGTTAAAGCTTACCTAGTTTATGCAGGTAAGTTAATGGGATTATGTGGATATGGAAATATTCGAGAAGAATTTATTCCTGTTATGAGAGAGTTTTACACAGGACACCACGGTACTAGGGAATTAAGAGAGTTTAATTACAATAAAATGAAAGAAGCTTTAGGATTCCCAGATGAACTTACTGGTCAACTAGAGTTAGATATAGCAGCTACTTCTCAAAAAGTATTTGAAGATATTTTTTTCGAAGTAAGTAAAGATGATATAGCAAAAGCTAATAATAATTTAGCAATCGCTGGAGGATGTGGTTTAAATATTCTTAATAATACAAAATTAAACAACATAACAAAGACTTTTATACCACCAAACCCAAGTGACTGTGGGCTTTCATTAGGGTTTATGTTAGATTTTCTTAAACCTAAAGAAGCCTTTGATGCAACATACGCAGGTCCGGAAGCTTGGGATAAGTTTCAACTTCAAGACTACGTACAAAGCTATAAAGCAGAAAAAGTTACTGAAGCTTTAGCAGACGAGATTATAAAAGGTAGAATAATAGGAGTAGTTAGAGGTAGATCAGAAGTAGGACCACGAGCGTTAGGTAACAGAAGTATTTTATGCAATCCTTGCTTACCGGGTATGAAAGATACTTTGAATGCTAAGGTAAAAAATAGAGAATACTACAGACCTTTCGCACCAGTGGTTAGACTAGAAGATGTAAACAAGTATTTTGAATTCGATCAGGAGTCTAGATGGATGTCTTTTTGTCCTAAAGTTAGAGAAGAGTATAGAGATGTCTTGAAAGCTGTTACTCACGTAGATGGAACAGCTAGAGTACAGACAGTTACTAAAGAACAGAATCCATTCCTTTACAACTTATTAACTTTAATACATGAAAGAACAGGTGTAGGTGTGTTATTAAATACTTCCTTTAATATAGGAGGTAAGCCAATACTAAACAGCTACAAAGACGCAGTTTGGATGTTGAATAACACACAAATGGATGGATTAGTATTAGAAGATTACTATATTAAAAAATAATAAAATGAAAACAGCATTAGTATTAGGTGCCGGTGGTTTTATCGGTTCACATTTAGTTACAAGATTAAAATCAGAAGGATACTGGGTGAGAGGAGTAGATATTAAATACCCAGACTTCTCAGATTCAACAGCAGATGACTTTGTTATTGCTGATTTGCGAGATCCTTTGAAGACATCAGTTATAATGTACGCACCTTTCCAAGAACCTTTTGATGAGGTTTACCAATTAGCAGCAGATATGGGAGGAGCAGGTTATATCAACACCGGAGATCATGATGCAGATGTAGTTCACAACTCTATGTTAATAAATCTGAACGTTTTAAACGAAGCACAAAAGAAAAACGTTAAAAAGATATTCTATGCATCATCTGCTTGTGTTTATAACGAGCATAACCAGTTAGACCCTGAAAATCCAAACTGCAAAGAAGATTCAGTTTACCCAGCACAACCTGATTCAGAGTATGGATGGGAAAAGCTATTTTCAGAACGTTTATACGCAACTTATAACCGAAACTACGGTATAGATATACGAATCGCTCGTTTCCATAATATATTTGGACCAGAAGGTACATTTGACGGAGGAAAAGAGAAAGCACCAGCAGCAATATGTCGCAAGGTTGCTAAAACCCCTACAAATGGCGAAATCGAAGTGTGGGGTGATGGTTTACAAACCCGTTCGTTCCTCTATATAGATGAAGCTGTAGAAGGCGTTCGACGATTGATGAATTCGGACTATAAAGAACCTATTAATATAGGATCAGAAGAGATTATCTCAATGAACGGGTTAGCTAAGTTAGTAGCTAGTCTAGCAAATAAGAATATTGAAATTAAGAATATACCAGGCCCACAAGGAGTGAGAGGTAGAACATCAGACAACACTTTGATTAAAGAGAAGTTAGGTTGGGCACCATCTCAACCTCTACATATAGGTTTAACTGAAACTTATAAATGGATAGCAAGTAAAATAGAGTCTTAATTGCTATTTATAAAATATAATTAATTAGTATAGGTAGATGCCAAGTTATCAGTTCCCCAATACCGGTAGTGGAATAAATGTTGACGATCACTTAAATGATTTTCTTGTTGAAAATGATTTACAGGGTCTGCATTCACATGTCTGGCCAGCTAGACAAGGCTTTTATACAGTCGAAGATGATATGGATTATTTTCGCGGTAAATGGGGCTTCTACTTCAATGCATTTGTAACAGGTTCAGACACAGACGGATCTGCAGTAATGTTTCCAACAGGAGCAGTTAGATTAGTAGGTCCAGCACTTACTTCTTCATATGCACAACAATACGAAGGTGGTATTTCTGGATCTAATAAAGTTTTTATTTATGAACCTTACCCGTCTGCTAGTTATTTAGCTACCGGATCAGCAGGCTTTGTACTTAAGAAATGGGTAACAGGTAGAAAATGGAACTCAGCACGCCCTCAAGGAGCTGCTGCATTTGATATTAACTTTCCTACTTATTCAACCAACCATTTAATTAACGTACCTTATAGTAGTAGTATTAATACTTTATATGCTGTATTTGAAAGAGATTGTACCTTAGATATAACAGGAGCAGAATGTGATATTAAGTTTATTGCTTTATTAAATACCCCTGCCCCGACAGCAGCACCAACTAGCGCTCCTACTGCTGCACCAACTCCTAGTCCTACTACAGCTCCTACTCCTAGTCCAACACCAGCACCGACTAATGCTCCAACAGCAGCTCCTGTGACTCCGTCACCAACTGCTGAACCTACTGCCGCACCGGTAACTCCTAGTCCGACTGCAGAACCTACTGCTGCTCCAACTAATGCTCCAGTAACACCAGCTCCGGTAACACCAGCTCCTGTGACTCCGTCACCAACTGCTGAACCTACCGCTGCACCAGTAACACCAGCTCCTACAGCAGCACCGACAGCTGCACCGACTCCTAGTCCAACACCGGCTCCGGTATTACCTACAGGTAATTGCTATACAATAACATACAGTACTGTACCGAATGACTTATATGTAAGATATAGAACATCTTATGATGATATAGTAACAGATCGGTTAATCAATAGTTTAGATACTATGGATAATGGAGACGGTACGTATACTGCTGGAATTTGCGTAAGCTTAACTTCTCCATATAATATCCCAGTCTTTATTCAAGGAGGTGTAGAAGTAACAGGTGGAGCTTACATATTTGAACAAGGTGGTACTTGTACTACTGATGGTGGATGTTTAATAGTTAGTCCAACACCAGCACCAGTTACTCCATCACCAGTTACTCCATCACCAGTTACTCCATCACCAGTAACACCTAGTCCTACTTATGTATCACCGGTATCATCTCCTACAACTCCAGCACCTACTGGAGTTACACCAGCTCCTACTACCCCTAGTCCGGTATCGGCTCCGGTATCTAGTCCTTCATATGCTTCACCAGTAACACCATCTCCTACAACTCCAGCCCCTACTGACGTAACACCTGCTCCTACAACACCAGCACCAGTAACCCCTAGCCCAGTATCGGCTCCGGTATCTAGTCCTTCATATGCTTCACCAGTAACACCTAGTCCGACTCCTAGTCCGACAGCAGCTCCTGTAACACCTGAACCAACAGTTGTACCAAGTCCTACAGCCTCTTCTTTTGATTGGGATTGCGTAGATGGTCAATGTACTTATATGGGACCAGGAGCAGGATCTTATAGTACATTACAAGAATGTAGTCAATATTGTGTTGCAATTACAGCTTCACCAACAGCCGCACCGACTCCTAGTCCAGTAACACCAGCACCAGTAACACCTGCCCCTGGATATCCAGCTCCGGTATCGACTCCTAGTCCGACAGCTTCTCCTACAGCAGCACCTACAGCAGCACCAGTTACTCCATCACCGGTAACACCTAGCCCAGTATATCCTTCACCGGTAACACCTAGTCCAACTCCTAGTCCGACTGCTGAACCAACAGCAGCACCAGTTTCAGCTCCGATTTCAGCACCATTTTCATCATTTGATTATGACTGTATAAACGGTAGCTGTGTTTATATGGGACCAGGAGTTGGTAGCTATACCTATAATGAATGTTTAGGTTCATGCGGAGGATTTAACCCTGCACCAGCCGGATTTGAAGGAGGTGGAGGATCTCCTGTAACACCTAGTCCAATTGTGACTTCAGAACCTACAGCAGCACCAGTTACACCTAGTCCGACTGCTGAACCAACAGCAGCTCCAACAGCCGCTCCTGTAACTCCAGCACCAGTTACTCCAGCACCAGTTACTCCAGCTCCTGTAACTCCTTCACCTACAGCTAGTCCAACGGCAGCTCCTACAGCAGCTCCAACTACACCTAGTCCGGTATATCCAGCTCCAGTTACAGCTAGCCCAACCAGTGCACCTACAGCAGCTCCTGTGACTCCGGCACCAACAGCTGCACCTACTGCCGCTCCTGTGACTCCGGCACCAACAGCTGCACCTACTGCCGCTCCTGTAACACCAGCTCCTACAGCAGCTCCTACAGCAGCACCAGTTACACCAGCGCCAACTGCTAGCCCTACAGCCGCTCCGACTCCTAGTCCGACAGCTAGCCCTACAGCCGCTCCTGTAACACCAGCTCCATATCCAGCTCCTACAGCTAGTCCAACAGCTAGTCCGACAGCTTCACCTACAGCAGCTCCAGTAGTAACTTACGACTGGTCATGTGATGGAAATGGAAACTGTTATTCTAACCCAGGAGCAGGAGAATTTACTTCTTTTGCAGATTGTATGTTCTTCTGTGGAAATACCCCAGCACCACAAGCAGCCCCAATTTACATACCACCACCAACAGGAGGATATTATAACTGTGATTGTGGATATGGATGTCAAGCTCAAGTAGGACCATGTGATTACTCTTGTGTATCTTGTGGTGGCGGACCTGAAGAATTTGCATAAAATTAAACTAAAGATATGATACAATACTTAAAAGACTCAGATAGAGTAATAAAATTAGACGACGAAACAAAAAGCTTGACAGTATGTTTAGTCAAAGAAGGTCAGATGTTAATCAGACATGATGGAGGTAATTCTACATTATACGATAATGTATTAGCACAAGGACCTTTTATAACTGCAACAGAGGAAGAATACATAGCTAAAAAAGCTGAGATACTTTCAGCAATTTAAAGTTTGACTATTTATTAGAAATCGTTATATTAAATAAAGAAAGATGCCAATAACAGTAACTATAACAGGAACATCGATAGGAACAGACGCAGGTCCGTTTTCACTCTATCATACTGATCCAAATAATCCGTCTAACCTAGTAATCTCTGGACTTACAAGAACCCAGATGACTACTCCATTTAATATAACTGTACCAGATGGTACAAACGACTTCTATGTAGTTAGTAATGGTGTATGTGGGAATACAGGAGTAGCTAATTTAACTGTACCAACAGGTGCACCTACAGCTGCACCTACAGCAGCTCCTACTCCTAGTCCAACAGCAGCTCCGACTCCTAGCCCGACTGCTAGCCCTACAGCAGCACCAGTTACTCCAGCTCCTGTAACTCCAGCTCCTGTAACTCCAGCACCAGTTACTCCTGCACCAGTAACTCCGGAACCAACAGCAGCTCCGGTAACACCTAGTCCAGTAACTCCGGAACCAACTACTCCTGCTCCAGTTACTCCTGCTCCAGTTACTCCAGCACCAGTAACTCCGGAACCAACAGCAGCACCTACTACAGCACCTAACCCTGCTCCTGTATATGCATCACCAGTATCAAGCCCGGTAAGTAATCCAGTAGCACCAGCTCCTAGTCCAACTTACCCAGCACCAGTTACTCCTAGCCCTGTAACACCTAGTCCAGTTACACCTGAACCAACCGCACCAGCACCTACCGGAGGTGGAGGAGGTGGTGGTGGTGGATTCGCACCAACTATAGGCTATGGAGGCGAAACTCCAGCCCCAGGATCAGGTCAAGTAGAAGCTATTCAATAGTAATTAAATGGCAAATAGAACATTAAAAATACAGATTACAACAGCAGGATCTACAGTAGGACCTTTTGATGTATATCATACAGCTATATCAGCCCCTAATAGAATTGCAACTGGAGTAACAAGACAGCAATTAGTAGACGGGTATTATATAGATGTAGATACTCTGTACCATGTGTTATATGTTAAAAGTACAGGTAAATGTAGTACAGAAGATTTATTTGTGTATTCTATAGTACCTACACCTGCTCCAACAGCCGCTCCAACTGCCGCTCCAGTAACACCAGCTCCAACACCTGCCCCAACTGCCGCTCCAGTAACACCATCACCGACTCCTAGTCCAACAGCTCCACCGTCTGAATCTCCTACTCCTAGTCCTACAGCTAGTCCAACAGCTAGTCCAACAGCCGCACCGGTAACCCCTAGTCCTACTGCAGCTCCGACAGCAGCACCTGTAACTCCGTCACCAACAGCAGCACCAACAGCAGCTCCGGTAACACCTAGTCCAGTTACTCCAAGCCCAACACCTTCACCAGTCGCTCCTCCTTCAGGATACGGAGCACCAACTACTCAAGTTTGCTATTATATGCAAGTAAACGGAGGAACCTGTGGAGGCTTTGTTGCATATACAGCTTGCGGTGGATCTTATCAAAGTTATTACTTAGGAGCTTACCAATCTCAAAATGTATGTGTTGTTGGCGGGTATGTTAATACATTCGGTGGCTGTACTTATTCAATAAACTACGGATTTACTTGTGTTTCTTAATCAAAAAAACACCCCGGTAAACACAAATCCTCGATATTTATACTAGACTAAAAGTTTCGTAAGAATCGTTGTGCTAACAGCTAACATAACATATACTTATGAAATTTTTGTTAATAAGTTTTCTATTGATCTTCAATAGTGCTTTATATGCTCAAAATGCAGTTAAAGTAGGAGACGTAGAAAATAAAATTTTAATGGGTCCTCATGCCGGAAGCAGAGACCTTTCTTTTGGGGTAAAAAATATTCTAGAAGAAGTTATTCAAGATAAAGGTTTTGATTTAGCACCAAATGCAACTATAACTCTACAAGTTGAGTTGTTATATTTTGATGTTAAAAAAGTGACTACACAGATTGCAGTATACGGAAAAACTTCTGATATCACTGAAATCATTGCAAAGGGTACGTTATACGAAAACGGTAAGAAAAAGAAAAGCGTTATTATAAAAGAACAGGCTAAGACATTAGTTACGTCTGTTGTTATTCTCGACAAAGGAGGTAAGATATCTGATTCAGACATCTCAGCTGCTTTGAAAAAAACTTGTGAAGGAATAATAAACCAACTTTTATAATGAAGAACCTTTTAGTAATTCTAGCTTTATTTACATCATTAAACTCATTTGCACAACTTTCAGTTAACCAAACTATTAGTCCAACAACTAATCTGAAAGTAGGGGATACCTTAACAGTAAAATATACTGTGACAAAAGGTACTACAGCACCTCGTTATTTCTGGTTGAGATACTCGTTTAATAACAAAGCTTTGGCTATGGTGCCAAATAGTACAGTATTCTCACAAGGAACTTCTGTTCAAACATTTTATACAGGATGGAATAACTACTCGTTTACTCCAGCATCAAATGTTGCTGTTACTAGCTTATATCAACAGTACCAAGCTACTCCTTGGGCATATACAGTAAATAATGACTGGAACGTTGGACAGTTGACTATTCAAAGAACCGATGCATCTATAGATGGAGATATAGCAACTCAAAAGTTTGTATTAAAAGATCAGAACACATATAACGATATTCATAAGCTAGACTTAGCATACTCTATTAATACTGATGGGACGTACATTTCCCCTGTAACTAGAAGTAATACAAATATATCCCTAACCGGTATAACAGGTAATACCTCTCAATTTAAAGTAAAAGTATTATTCCCACAAGGATATACGATTACTGATCATAGTGTTCAATTGATGAGATTAAAAACTGACGGTAGCGGAGACATAAATTGGTCATTACCTCCTATTGCTCAATTACCATTAGATGCTAGTGGTGAGGCTTTATTTACTACACAAGTTAAAGTAGGTGATTCAGTAGGTGTGTTTGTAGGTCCAGCATTTCAAAAGAGCTGGATGAATAACATAGTAACTGTATCTGATGCTTATAAAGCATTTTTAGGACACTCACAGACTGATATCAACGGAACTGCTAACTTCTTTACTTATCCGAACTTAGAAAAGAAGGTTGGTCTTATCACAAAAAATAAAACTGAATTCAGCGAAAATGATTCATACTACTTATTTGCACACGTAATGGGTGTTAATGTAGATACACCAGCTATGATTCCTTCAAGTACGTCAACTTCAGTTAGATGGTATAGTGGTCTACTTAATCAAAGTTGGTTAGATGGTGTTGTTAAAAATAAAGTATTAATAGATTCACCTACAAAAGAAGTTCATGCAGTATTTGCATGGGGTGGAGATTTGAACTGGTCACATTCATCAGATCCGGCAGTAATAGCAAGTAGAATAAGTAGCGGTATATACACAAATGCAGCAAATAAAACAGACGCATTAGTTGTTAAGAGTATGTCTACATCTTCTAATATAGTAATGGCTTATCAAAATAAAGCAGCTGAAACTGCAAAATTAAGCGTAACATCTACATTAGAGAATGGAAAAGTTGTATTAACAACTACTTTAACAAAAGAGGAATTAGCAGGATTAGAAGTTATTATGAATTATGATGAATCTAAATTAACTTTAGATAATATCATATTTGATGCAGGTTCTACTATCACAAACTTTTCAACAGACAAAAACGGTAGATTAACATTTGGTTCTATTGACCAAGTTAAAACATCTAGAATTAAGACAGGCACTCCATATAAGTTAGTATTTACTCCTAAAGTACAGTTAAGTAATACTGCAGGATTATTCTACTTTGTATTATCTGACGCAGTAGATGCTAAAGGAAACAAAATAGACTTAGTAATTGAATAGTATGAAAAACTTATTAGTTATATTACTGTTATCATTAACACCATTTTTGGGGTTTGGACAGAGTGTATCTGCTCCAGACTCTAAATCCTTTACTCCATCTACAAATGGACAGGATGCAAGTGGATTTGTATTGAGTGGATTTAATTCAACTTCAACACTACTTGCTTCAATCAGTTTAATTAATCCATCAACCGGTACTACATTCTATTTAGACAGATTAGATGGATTAACACCGGCAAGTGGATTTACTCTACCTGGTAATAAAACCAGATTAGTGGTAACAGGTACAATGGCTAATATCAATATAGCATTAGCAAATCTAAAAGTAAATACAGGTTCAGTAGTTGGTAACGTTCAATTATCAGTTGCCGCAACCGTAAACCCTGTTGGTTATTTTTATAATGGTGTTAATGGACACTTTTATAGACCAATATCAGCCGGAGCAACTTATACAAACGCAAGAACATTATCTTCTCAACAAACATTTAAAGGTCAACAAGGATATTTGGTAACAATAACATCATCATCAGAAGACCAATTTATTTTTAATAATGTTCCACAAGCCAATATATGGTTTGCTCTTACCGATGAAGTGGTAGAAGGTCAATGGAGAATTGATGCTGGTCCTGAAGCAGGAACTCTTATTAAAACAGCAAATGGACAAACTGCTGGAAACATACAAGGGCAGTATAACAACTGGGCAGGCGGTGAACCAAACAATAGTGGTAACGAAGATTATGCTGTAACTAAATGGGGTGGGGGTTCTCAATGGAATGATTTACCTAATAATTTTAGTTGTGCATATGTAATTGAATTTGGAACTTGGACTAATCCTGATGATGCAACATTTACTGAATTCTATACTAATAGTGTAACCCATTCAAACGGAGAAGTATTGAGAGCAGCATTCAATATAGATTTCGGTGGTAATGTAGATGAAACTAAATTTACAGCAAAAGGATATACATACACTAATAACACTTGGAATGTAGTAAATGGAACTGCTAGGCAATTAAGTGGATTAGGTAAGGTAGATTTGACTAGTTTACTAGATACAGCCAGAGTAGGAAATGGAGTTAGAGCAATAACTACATCTGGACAAGTTGAGTGGTGTGTGGTTTATCAATATGATGTAGCCAATCAAAGATATAGAATTGGAATCGATAGTAGAGAAGTAAATGGTATTTTAACAGACCCAACCAAAATTAGTAGTTTACAATTATTTGATTTATGGAATGGTCCTGTAACATTTAATTCATATGACCCAAATGGTTGGACAGAGGTGTATGTTTATACTGCAACTCAATTTAATTTTAGTGGTTCATCTTTTGCATCAAACATAAGAGCAGGAAATGGATTTTATGGATTACAGGCTGAATTTACATTCTCACCTATATTAGCATACAAGCCACATGGAATGGAATTAACTCATTCTAATCAAACGGAACTAAACACATTATATAGTAATATAGTTGGTGTATCGGATGTATATTTGGCATTTAAGGAATTAGCAGACGGTGGTATATTTGGTAATCAAAGTGGATTAGGTTTAACAAACGGTATTCAATACTTAAACGCAGATGTTGACGGAAACGGGGTATTTAATGAAGCAGATACCTATAAGTTATTACAACATCTTACAGGCGTACAGCCGTTATCTCAATCTACTGCACTAACTTATCTAATGAAGTTGTACAATAAGTCAGAATATGATGCAATAACAGTATCAAATTGGAGAACTCAATTTAACTCTACCCGTAATTTAATACCCTTTACGTTAGGAAACCTCAATAACACTTATAACATAAGCGTAACCTGGTTAGGTGATGTAAACTTATCACATTCAGCACAGCAAAGCGTAAGTACTGTAGCGAGCAATTCAGTAAGAAGTATGAGCTCAACAGTAAATACCGTTTCTAATCAAATCAACGCGTACCTAATAAGTGAAAACATAGGCGGTAAGTTAGTTGTAACACTATCAGTAGACCCAGTGCAGCAAGAGTTAGTTGGAACGCAGTTCAATATAAACTATGATAATACTGCTTTGAAATTTGAAAAAGTAGAATTCAATACAAAAGGGAATCCAACAAACTTTGGTACTGATAGAGGTTCTTATATAACATTAGGATCATTAATAACAGATGGATCTACTGTATTAGATAAGACGACTGAATATAAAATTACATTTTTACCATTAATTGGATTAAACGGGATATTAGGATTAACCTCAGTTTCAAATACTGATGCAGTAAATAAAGACGGTAAGCAGTTAAAAATTAAGTTAAACTAATGAAATACATACTTTACATATCGTTAATTTTATTAGTAGGGTGTACTAAACCGGAATTACCAACTCCAACTCCACCTGTTGAAAAGATATTTAGTGTTGGTGAAAGTAGAGTGGTAAACGGACAGTCAATTTACTTTGATTTACCATCTGCTGGAACATATACATTAACATTAATTGATAAAGAAAGCGGGCAAGTAGTAAGTAGAGAGAAGTTTATAGGACAGCTTGGGGAAAATGTTAAGAAGATTTACACGAACTCAATACAGTCTACGTATTTATATTTGTTACTAGAAGATGTTACTAAAAAAGAGATAAGTAAAACAACAATAATAATTAAATAAGATGAGAAAATTAACTTTAGTAGCATTAGTAATGCTTAGTTTAACAGGTTGTTACAAAGATGATATATTACCTGAACAACAAGTTAAGGAACAATTGCAAATTAAAGATGCAGTTGGTATCAAATTAGAATCTGCATTCGTAACAACAGAAGTTGCGATGAATGTTAAGATGGAGGTTTCACAATTAGTAACAATAAAAATCTTTGATATATCCAATAAGGTAGTATCTAAAGAAACTATGATGGTAAAAGCAGGTGATAATATACTTAAAGTATACACTTCAGCATTACCTTCATCAGCTTACAGAATTGGACTATTTGATTCAAATAATAATCAATTAGGAATAACAGATTTTAACAAACTTTAAAAATTAATAAAAATGTCAGAAGAATTAGAACAAAACAATGACGGTACTTGGTCTGGATTAAAAAAGACCATTATCGGTGTAGCAACTACCGCTATTATGGGTGTTGGTACTTGGGGAGTAACCCAATTAACAGGTGGTGATGAACCAGCTCCAGTACAACAAGCAGCTCCAGTAATTAACATTACAAACTCTAACCAACAGCAACAAGCTGCAGGTGGTACTAATACTATCATCAAAGAAAGAGTAATTGAAAAACCAGCTGCTAATCCAGCTGCTAAAGCAGAACCTAAACCTAAGAAAAAGGAAGGAGATGAATTTAAAGAAGAAGCCCCTAAATGGTAAATAATATGGAAAATCAACCAAGCGGATTCAAAGACCTGCTAAACTTAATGATGAAAAGAAGATGGTTAATGACTTTAATCGTCTTAGTTACTTTTATGTTCACAACATTTGGTATTGTATTATCAATACACATGGAAACAGTTGTTGGACAGGAATGGAAAGAACTTCTTTTACTTTTATTAGGAGCTTTCATTGGGTCGTATGGTAAAATTATAGACTACTGGTTCTCTGATACAGATAAAGATAAGATGTTAGTTCAAAAAATGGACGAAGAAGACGGAGTTTCTTTATCTAACACAGGAGGAGCAGCAGCATCAACAGAAGAGTAAACAATTAAAAAAAAACGTATATGAAAAAGATGTTATCCAAAATCGGAAATTTAGTAGCCTACGCATCAGTAGGTCTAGTGTTATGTTGGGTGTGTTTCGCACTTAGTTTTCAACTTTACTTTGTTGCCGGAATGGCTCTTGGTCAAGAAGAAAAGCTATCTGTTGTAACAGACGAACTTACAGTTAGAATTGATGGAAGGTACACCCATGATCCTAGAAACTGGGGATATGAAGGACCAGAAAAATAAAACAATGTATGAAAAGATTAAGTCTATTATTAAGCTGCTTTTTATTAAGCAGTGTAGGTGTCATTGCTCAAACAGTAGGTAAAACTCAAACTGAGCAATACAAAGCATCATTCGAAACCGCAATTGATATTAGTAAGTTCTTAGACTACGAAGGGCCTCAAATCCCTATCCAGATACTAAAAGCTGGTATTAGTGATGAAGTATATGAAATGTACCCAGAACTTAAAGAGAAACGCGTAGGATTAGGTGTAGCAAACATTACAATGGAGTATCTTGAGAACCTTAATCGATTTAAGTTTACAGAAGATAAAACTGAGATTAAAAACCGTATGGTTAAACAATTTCAGGCTTCTCAAGCAGGAATATCTGAAAATAAACTTGACGGTAGAGGTAAAATCAATTTAGCTGAGTATTTTGTTACAATAGAGGTGTATGATTACTCAATTTCAGAAGATGAAACTATTAACTTAAAGGATGGAGTAAAAAACATGGTAGTTACTCGTTTAGGTTTACAAGTTCGCTTTACAAATGCTGAAACTGGAGTAGTATTTAGTGCATCAGGTTTAGGAGAAGCAAAAACTACAAGAGAATTGACTTTACTTTCAGATGCAACAGTAGATGAAGTTAAATTTAACCAATCTACTATTTCAATAGCAACTAAGAAAGCTCTAGATATAGCTTGTGCTAGAATTCTAGATAGAATGGTAAAAAAAGGAATTTTTAAAAATTAATTAAGAAGTTTACGTTTAATATAGCTAAGTTGTAAAAATTTAAAATGTTGTACTAGTAAAAAGCTAGGTTTATGTGTTATTAATTTATTAACAGATAACAGCAACATAACCTCACGGTTATGGTAGTATGACATAATGAGAAAATGGATAACCAAGTTTACGATATTAGTTATAGTTTTACTAGCAACCAAAACCGCTAATGGTCAAGTTGTAGTACAAACGTATATAGATAAATGTTCAGGTCAGGTTAAAACAGTGACTACTACTTATGTTAGTGGTAGTGCTATTGTAGCTTTTTATGATCAAGTAAGGACTTTTACAGCACAAGAAGTACAACAAGGGGTTGCACAATCTTGGATAAACAAAACAATACTAGAGGTACAGAATAGACCTTGCCCAACCAGTACTGTAGTAACACAAGTTATACAGAATACAGTAACGCAAGCAGCTAGTACTGCTTCTCAAGCAGCCGCTTCTGCATCAAATGCTGCTGCTACAGCCGCTGCTACTGTACCCCCACCACCTCCACCAGTAACACCTCCAGCATCAAGTAGCGGGTCTTCTACACCCCCACCAGCAAGTGGAGGATCTTCTTCATCTAGTAGTTCATCATCTGGTAGTAGCAGCAGTTCTTCATCAGAGACTAAAACTGAAACTAAAACTGAATCTAAGACAGAAAGTAAAACTGAAGAAAAGAAAACTGAATCTAAGAGCGAAGAGAAAAAAGAAGAGTCAAAATCAGAAGAGAAAAAAGAAGAAAAGAAGGAAGAATCAAAAGAAGAAAAGAAAGAGGAGAAAAAAGAAGAAAAGAAAGAAGAAAAAAAGAGACCAATAAATCCTCCTATTGTTAGTGCAAATATAGCTTCTGGATTAACACCAGATGGTAAATTTACTAATATGATGACAATGGGAGTGTCAAAAAGTAGTCTAACTGGCTTAGAATCTTACGGAGCTACTTTTATGTTATGGGATAATCTTCAGCAATTTAACTTATCTCTTAACTACTCTAAGATATTCTTAGATCAAGATTACAAACCGGTAATGATACTCTCAAGTAGTGTATCAGCAGCAAGTATGTTCGGAGTTTTTAGCCCTAACGTAACGAATAGTTTAATTTTAATGGGGCCAAAAGGAATAGTAGGTGGTTATGCATTAACTTTTGCAGGTACTTTTGTAAAAGATAATACTAGCATTGCACAAATTGCTACAGCATTTGTTACTAAACCGTTTGTAACTAAGAGAGTTACTATCTCCCCTATGTTTGCCTGGTCGAATTTAGGATCCCTTTATATGGTTGATTCAAAAACAGTAATAGGAGTAGAAACTTATAACTACATTTTAGGAAGTAACTTTGATTTTAACCTCTCCAGAAGGTTTAAAGTAAACTTTGGTGCATTAGTTATTGGAGATACCGGATTCAATCAAAATCCTTCCTATAACTTTACGATAGGTAGTAGATTTGCATTATAAAGTTGCTTTTCTGAGTATTTATTCGTATCTTAAGATATAAATCGTACATTATAACATATATGACAGAAGTAATTAGATTCCACGCAACATGGTGTGGTCCATGTAGAGCATACGCTCCTATCTGGAACAAAGTTGTAACAGAGAATGTAGAAACCGGAGTAGAGTTTCTAGAAGTAGATGTAGATAAGGATGTTTCCGGAAAAGCTGCAGAATATAAGATTATGTCCCTACCGACAACAGTTGTTGTTAAAGAGGGAAAAATTATTGCAAAAAAAGTAGGTGGACTGTCGGAAAATGAGCTAAAAGTTCTTATCTTTAATTAAATAAAAGTAATCAGTTATGTTAAGAAATCCAAACACGATCCCAAAAGAGGACATTATTATTGAAGACCCAGCAATGGAACCTTTCTTTATTTCGAAAGCGAAATCAGGAGCAGGTGGCTTTACTGTCTTTGAAAGAGTAATTAAAGGTGAGAAGAATACTGCTTATATTAGAACTGTAAGCTATCCTTCTACATTTAACGGTGCTTTACGTACAGTAGCTAAAGAGTTATTAAATTCTGGTGAGAAGACAAGATACACATCTGTAAAAGAATATATGCAGAAGTGGGATGCAATTACTACCAGAATGGAGCATATTGTCTCCTTCGAATAAAGGATTTGCCTATATCCTATTAATACCTGGCATATTTTAAATTTTACGTATTATGGCGAAGAATGCTGTATTGTCCTTATCTGGAGGGATGGACTCCTCTACCTTGTTACTACATTTGTTAGCAAATGGCTACAGAGTTACTACTTTATCTTTTGATTACGGTCAGAAACATAGAGTAGAGTTAGAACGTGCAACATCATTAGTAGAGTATATTAATGAGCAATGGAATGCTATGCATCCACCGTTTGATAACGATAAAAATTACTCTTTCTTACCACCAACACATCAGATTATTAAGTTGGACGGTTTAAAAGAACTACTAAATTCAGCATTAGTTGAAGGAGGTAAAGATGTGCCGGAAGGTCATTACGAACAAGACAACATGAAAGATACTGTTGTGCCTAATCGTAATAAGATCTTTAGCTCACTAGTACAAGCAGTAGCTTTATCAGTAGCAAACGAAACAAAAGAAGATACCTTTATTTCTCTAGGTATCCATGCTGGAGATCATGCAATCTACCCTGACTGTCGTCAAGAGTTTAGAGATGCAGATATGGAAGCATTTAGAATTGGTAACTGGGATGCAGAACGTGTTAAGTTTTATACTCCCTATTTAGATACAGATAAATTTGGTATTCTAGAAGATGGACTTAAAGCATGTGAAACACTCGGTTTGGACTTTGATGAGGTGTACAAGAGAACTAACACTTCATATAAGCCTTACCCTTCTGGTAATAGCGACTATAAGTCTGCTAGCTCTGTGGAGCGTATTGAAGCTTTTATTAAGTTGGGCCGTAAAGATCCTGTTCAATACGAAGACGAGACAGGACCAGTTGAATGGGAAGTAGCTAAATCCCATGTAGAAAAAGTTTTAGCAGAACATATCAAGTAAACTATTTATATATCAGTAAATTTAAACAAAAACAAAAACAATTATGAAAAAAGTAATCTTAGCAACAGCTTTAGTAGTTACATTAGCATCATGCGGTAACGGTAAATCAGAAGCAGTAGCAACAGACTCAACAGCAGTAGCAGTAGATACAGCTGCAGTAACGGCAACAGATTCTACAGTAGCAGAAATTCCTGCTGAAGAAGCTCCAAAAGCTGAAACTGAAGTAAAGTAAAAAACCTTTTAGGTTGATTGGGGAATGATGATATCAATGGCTCGAGAGTGTATTTTGGCGGATATCATCGGAGTTGGGAGAAATACACCTAAGTAATGCCAATCATAAAAGGAGATGTCCACGCAACCATCTTCTCCTTTCCTAAATTGCTTCCTAAGCATAAATGGTGATGCGCCTGATTTGTACTCAGGATAACGGGGTTCGATTCCTCGAGGAAGCTCAATTGGGGATGCCCGGTTTTGACAGGTACGATGAGTTGGTACAATTGATGCAAGCAGGATTAGATGGAAATCCTTAAACACCTATCAAACAATAAACGCAGAAGAATTATCTTCTTTCACTTTCGAAGACGCTATGGCTTTCGTAGGTGCTGATTACGCAGTAGCTGCCTAATCTTTCCCGTATCACTCATGGGAATTTAAAAAGAAGTGAGAGTTGGAGTAACAGGTCGGAGCTCTATTAAATAATTTCGAGACCAGGTTGTTTGAAAGTTTGGTTCCCACATATATCAAACTTTATATTTTGTTAATTTAGAAAAATTAACTAAGCTTGTGAATGAGGTTTATTAAATCCGTATTTGGACGAGGGTTCGACTCCCTCCATCTCCACAATTCCGCTCCGTTGGACAAACGGTTAAGTCGCCTCCCTTTCACGGAGGAGATTAGGGGTTCGAAACCCCTACGGAGTACATTATATCGCGAGATAGTAGCAGCGGTAGCTCGCCAGGCTCATAACCTGGAGGTCGGGGGTTCGATTCCCTCTCTCGCAACTAGATAAGGTTTATATGAAAATACTAGTTACAGGTGGTAATGGGTTCGTAGGAAGTAACCTTATAAAAAGGTTAGTAATAGAAGGACATTCTGTTACTTCATTAGATGATCTTTCTGTAGGATTCAAAGAATACGAAATCCCAGGTTGCCACTACTGGTATGGAGATATAGAGCGAATAGACTTAATGGATAAAGATTTTGATCTTATCTACCACTTAGCTGCTCTAAGTAGAATACAGCCTTCCTTTGCTAACCCACAAGAAACCTTTAGAGTGAATACTCAAGGAACTTTGGATGTATGTAAGTTTGCTCATCAAATAGAAGCTAAAGTTATATATGCAGGATCTTCTTCTAGATGGCATAACCCTTTACAGTCTCCATATGCATGTTCTAAACACATGGGGGAAGAAATTGTAAAGATGTATAAGCAGGTGTTTAATTTAGATGCTGAAATTGTAAGATTCTATAATGTATACGGACCTAATGAAATTTTAGAAGGAGATTGGGCAGCAGTTATAGGTAGATGGAGAGGCCAAGTTGCTAAAAACTACCCTATCACTATAGTAGGCGATGGAGAACAGAGACGAGATTTTACTCATATAAGAGATATTGTAGATGGATTAATCAAAGTTGCAGAGAGTGATGAAAAACACGAAGATGCTTGGGAATTAGGAACAGGTAAAAATTATTCTATAAATCAAGTTGCTGATATGTTTATAGAAAAATTTAACTGCGTCAAAGTCTACATGAGAGAACAAAAAGGTAACTACAGAGAGACTTTGAGAGAAAATAAAGACGCTATAGAAAGACTTGGATGGCAACCAGAAGACAGATTACCAGAATATATTAAACAGTTGTAATTATGAAAAAATTACTTTTACTAGCAGGTATTGTTTTACTTTTAGCCAGCTGTATGCCAATGAGAATATCACAACATGAAAAAAACCATTGGCACAAGAAAAAAGTTAGAGCTTATTTCTACAGAACACGTCCTTTTTACCAGCAAAGACGAATAAGAGGTAAAGTTTATACCCCGTATTTTAGGCCGGGAAAATTTTAATAAAAAAAAGTTGCAATTTAGAACTAACGTTCGTATATTAAATTAAATAAAACGTTCTTTGAAAACATTGTTATCCATTGATGAAGCTTCGGCTAAATCATAAATAACATTCGGCGGCATATAGTCGGTAAATAAACCAGGAAACTGGTGTAAAGTGAGCTACTTTGACTGAAGTAGTTTGCGGCTCGCAAGAGCTTAAGTATGCAAGCAGGGTATCATTAAACCTTAAGTACTGAGGGTAACACTTTAGGGAAAGTGGTTTAGTGACTAGGCGATGTGGGTCGTTTAGTTGAGCTCGGAAGAGTAATAAGATTAACCTGTAGGGTATTTGCAAGAAGTATACTTATCCAAGTATATTATTGCGTTGCTCAATATAAGAGGTATCTTAAAGCTGAAAGGCAAGTAGGTGTACAGGTGGTGCTGTTATCTACCTTAGCAAGCATCTACCAAGATGTTAGTTATGAAGATATCTTAAAGTATGGAGGTGGGGACACTTCAAAAGGTAGTTAAGTATTCTCTTGATCAAAAGTTAAGAGAGCTTAGGGCAGGCCGCTACCTTTACAATCCACAAGTCGCTAACTTTTGAATTATTGCATTTTCAAAAATACATAATCATAAAAGCAAAAGCGCTTGCCAGCTACGGACGAAAGATGCTTACATAGTACTGAGCTGTTCAGTGCCACTTAAGATCGCAAGTCAAGAGTGATTCTCTAGAAAGTTCTATAGCCTCGCAAGGGTTAATCAGGTCGGCAGATTTGAATAGAGACGAGTAGGGAGAGAGTAGTCCAAATAATAAGTAGCTCAAGGAGTGGTTCACCTAAATAACCAGCATTGCTAGAATAGAGATCAAAAGTCTCTGGACAAGAGGGGAATTAAGATAATACCTCAAAAGATCTAGCGTTAGAGCTGTAGTCTCAGGCTTACTTAAATAAACGTACCTGCCTCGATGATGGAATAGGTAGACATGCAAGACTTAAAATCTTGTGGGCAGAAACGCCCGTGCCAGTTCGACTCTGGCTCGAGGTACGTTTCTTTTTTTATTGTAGGGTGGTGGAATGGATTGGGGTGTCCCCGGTCGTGGCAGACATGCCCTCCCGTCTCGAGGGTGCGGATAAGAGATAGATAAATGATAATGGGTTGACCACACGCTAGCTAGCAAAAATGTCATTTATTGAATCGCCGCGTGAAGGTTCGACTCCTTCCCCTACAGCACTTGGACTTATAGCTCAGTTGGTTAGAGCACCTGACTCATAATCAGTAGGTCCCTGGTTCGAGCCCAGGTTGGTCCACGTCTAGTAAAAATAATTAAGTTCTATTTATAAGAGTATGATACAACTAGGCATTTCAGCATTTTACCACGACTCTGCAGCATGCATCGTTAAAGACGGTAAGGTTCTTTATGCCATAGAACAAGAAAAGCTATCAGGTATCAAACATGACGATAGTTTTCCAATAGATGCGATCAAATGGGTTTTAAGAGCAAGTAAACTTACAATAAACGATATTGACGAAGTTTGCTGGTATGAGATTCCAGAATTAAAGAGAGCAAGAGTACTTAAATCTTTCAACAAATATCCTTTTCGTACATTCTTTAAAAGATTAAAATTTCTTAAAGAGAGAAAAGAACTTCACAATCCTAACTTTTTATTAGCAAAACATTTCCTATACCAAGGCCCTATTAGGTATGTTGAACACCATTTATCTCACGCAGCATTTTCCTATTTTACTAGCCCTTACAAAGAAGCGGCAATTGTAACTATAGACGGAGTTGGAGAGTTTGAAACAGTTACAATTTCAAAAGCAAAAGACAATTCTATAGAAAAAGTATTTGCTATTAACTTCCCAGAATCTTTAGGATTATTCTACTCTACCTTTACCGCATTCCTCGGCTTTAAACCTAACGAAGGTGAATATAAAGTTATGGGTATGGCTGGATATGGAGATTCTAATAAGTATGTTCCATTCCTTCATAAGCTTTTTAAATTCGAAAAAGAATCAATTTTTTCATTTTACCCAGAATACTTTACTTGGGAGTATTCAGATAAGATAATGTTTACTTCTGATCTATGTAATGTATTAGGTAGAGGTCCTCGCCTTCCGGAAGATGAAATTACACAAGATGATTATGATTTAGCCGCCGCTGTACAGTTTATTTACGAAAAGCAGTTTAATAGAATTCTAGAGAAAGCTAAAGAATTAGTTAATTCTGATAATCTCTGTTTAGGAGGTGGATGTGCGTATAATGGATTAGCTAACACAAAAGCATATAAACATTATACATCTATACATATACCATTTGCACCTTCAGATGCAGGTTCTGCTATTGGTGCATGCTTAGCATCTTATAAAGGTCCTAGAAAGGATAATAGCGTTCCTTACACAGGTCCTTCTTTTAATGAAGTAAGTATACGTACTCAATTAGAGTACTTTGGTAACAAGATATACTACTTTAGATATCCTACAGAAGAGAGACTTCTGAATAAGGTAGCATCTATAATTCATAGCGGGAATATAGTAGGATGGTTCCAAGGTAATATGGAATTTGGAGCAAGAGCTTTAGGTAATAGATCTATACTTGCTTCACCTCTTCATCCAGGTATAAAAGATAAAATCAACAAAGTCATTAAAAAGAGGGAAAGCTTTAGACCTTTCGCTCCTTCATGTATAGAAGAAGACGCTAAAATGTTTTTCGATATAAAAGAACCGGTACCTTATATGAATCAAGTTGTAGAAGTTAAGAAGAACCATAGACTACCTTCTATTACCCATATTGATAATACAGCAAGAGTTCAAACAGTTACTAAAGAACAAAACCCAAGGTATTATCAATTGCTTTTAGCATTGAAACGTATATCAGGTTATCCTATATGTTTAAATACATCTTTTAATTTTAAGGATCAGACAATTACTATAACACCAAAGCAAGCAGTAGAGAGATTTTTGGATAGTAAGATGGATTTTCTTGTAATAGATAACTACCTCATTATTAAAATGAAACACAAATGAAATTTTTAGATACTATAAAGAATCTTTTCAAAAACTGGAAAAGGAAAAGAGAGTTTAAGAAGAAAATAGAAGAATTAAAAAAAAGAGACCCTTTTATTTATAAGAATTTTTAGTAAAAGTTGTTTCGTAAGATAATTATTCGTACATTAGTTTTAGACAATAGTGTCGTAGCACCACTTTAAAAACACACCCATGACAAACCCGCATGATGTAGTACACGCATCTCGAAATCTGAAAGGTAAAAAAGTAAAACCTGCAGTAACTTTTTATGACGATTTAGTAATAAAAGGTCAAAAACTTCCCGATCCAAAAAAACACCAACTAGTAAGTTTCCTTAAATCCGGTATCAGGATTGCAGGTTATATAGCTCTATTCTTTTCAATAGAGACTGCAGCTGTATTGTTAATTATTTCCGAACTAGTTGGAATTTACGAAGAATTAGTTTAAATTACACAATATGAAATTTCAATCAACAAAATTATTTGACGGATACTCTACCTGTTTTCGTCAATGGAAAGCAGAAGGAACTCACTGTAAGTTTCTTCACGGATACGCAGTATCTTTTAGAGTATGGTTCGAAGGAGAACTAGACGAACGTAACTGGGTATGGGACTTTGGAGGAATGAAGAGAGCAAAGACTACTATGTACGGTAGTTCACCTAAAGACTTCTTTAACTACTTATTAGACCATACTACAATAGTAGCAGAGGATGATCCATATTTAGAGAACTTTAAACAGATGGATGAAGACGGTATTATTCAGTTACGTATTTTACCTGCAACCGGTTGTGAAAGATTTGCAGAGTATCTGTATAACGAAATTAATGAGTTCTTAGAAGCAGAAACCGAAGGACGAGTAAAAGCTGTAAAAGTAGAAGTTTACGAACACGAAAGAAATTCTGCATCTTATCAAGCATAAAATAAAAAATAATGAGTTTAGGAAGAATTACAGATTATAGTAAAAAGTTACCTATCGTAGAATTGTACACTTGCGTACAATCAGAAGGTTCAAGAGCTGGCTATCCAACTGTAGCAATTAGAACTACAGGTTGTACTCACCGTTGTTACTTTGGAGAAGGCGGATGGTGCGACTCTTGGTATACCAGTATACATCCAGAAAAAGGTATTTATAATTTCAACGATATCGTTAAGATATACGATGAGAACCCAGAAGTGAAGGAGATGATGTTAACAGGGGGTTCACCAACAATGCATCCAGCTTTAGTTAACGAATTAACACATTTTGCTCATGAAAGAGGTATCATTATTACCATCGAAACTGAAGGAAGCCATTTCCTCGCTACCGACTATCCTATTGACCTTATTAGTCTTAGTCCTAAGTTTACCAATAGTGTGCCTGTATTGGGCGTACTTACTCCTCAAGGTGCAGTTACAGACCAGAAGCTTATTGACACGCACAACAGGCATCGTCTCAATAAAGAAGCAATTAAAGAGACATTGGCATACCATAAAGATTACCACGTTAAAATCGTAGCTAATCCAGTAGAGAGACCTGAAGAATGGTTAGAGACAAGAGCTTGGTTGGATGAGTTAGAGATACCTAAAAATAAGGTAATTATAATGCCTCCAGGAGATAATCGTCAAGAGTTAATTAGAGTTTATCCTTTAGTTATAGAATGGTGTACTCAAAATGCATACCGATTTACAGGTAGAGAGCATATTATTGCTTTCGACACTAAAAGAGCTGTGTAAACCTCTATTTATATTTACTATGAATTTAGAAGATATATTAAGATACGAAGTAGGTATAGACAACATGGGAGATGTTGAAATACTAGTAGATGGTTTGATTGTATGGGATTACAAAGTACAGAACGGTAACCTTCACTTAATAACAGAAGATTACGACGAAATAGAATTTGGTCCTGTAACTTTCCTAGAGTTAATTAACTACATAGACGAACATCCTGTAGATACTCAAAATGTTACAATTTTATCAGAAACCGATTATAAACAGTTAAACAATTACAGATGGGAAGAAAATCGAATTTGCTTCTTTTAGCATTTTTACTAACATTAACAACTGCTTACGGGCAATTACGAGATTCAGTATTAGTTAAAACTCCGATATTTGAAGTAATGTATTCAGAGACTAAGGAACAGCCTCTCTGGGTTAAATACACTGCAAGACCTATAACAAAAGTAGCAGATAGAAAAGGGTTAGATTTTTACACAGAGAAAGACTATCATACATCTGATAATAATGACTACGCAGCAAACATATACGATAAAGGACATATGGCTCCAGCTGCACATTTTACCGACTCCAAAGAGAACTTAAAACAGACTTTTACTTACTTAAATTCTGCTTTACAGAACGAAAGATTAAATAGGGGTGAGTGGCGACTATTAGAAGCACAAGAGAGAGTATGGGCAGATACAGAAGTACTAGAAGTAACAGTCAAAGCTATTTTTAGCGATAAGTCTATTAAACTACCTACAAATGCTACAGTACCTGATGCATTTTATAAAGTGATTAAGTTTACTAAGAGCGGTAAAACCGAATGTTACTATTTTCCGAATCAACCGCCTACTAAAAAATGGCAAGAATATAAAATAAATTGTAATTAAAAGTTATGACATCAAAAGAATTTGTTACATGGATGCAAGGTTTTGTAGAAGCTTGCCATGAGTACGCACCAACTCCAAAACAATGGGATGCATTAAAAGATAAGTTAAAAGAGGTAGATGATTCATTCCCATTAGGAGGTATACTTTCAGATCCTAATACATTTAGAGTACATGAACCGTACCCAAGATGGCAAGAGCCTCATAAAATTAATCCTTACTATGTAGGAGATGTACCCGGTATTAATAACCCTTTTTTACCAAATGGTACAGGTGGAGGAACCGGAGTTATAACAACTACACCAGGTGTAGGATCTATTACTACAATAAACAGTCCTTTAGGTTTAAGCGGTATGACAACCACGACTACATATGGTTATCCTTCTGGAAGTTTATGGCATTATACAAACGGTAAGAATGATATAAAGGATTAATGAGAGAAATTATAATCACGAGAGACCTTACCTGGGAGTGGGTAGAGAGTCAAATTGATAAAATTGGAATGTGGTTAGATTGTCAAGAACCCGTAATGTATGTTACCGGTTTACCAAGAGGAGGTTTAATCCCTGCAGTTTTAATTTCTCATAGATATAAAATAAAGTTTATAAGTTTAGCAGAAGCTAAATTACTACCTACTAGGTTAAGACATAAAACCCTAGTTGTAGACGATATTTGTGATACAGGAATTACTTTTGCAGAAATTGATGCTTATGAATTTTTAACCTTAGCATTAGCATTTAGACATAATAGTAAGTACGTTCCGGATAAGTATTGCGAACTAATCGATGATGCTAGGTGGTTAGTATTTCCTTGGGAAAATAAAGATAGTGATTCTATTCAAGATTACTTGAAATAATTTGGATCTTAAATTAAGTTTTCGTAAATTAAGTTATAGTAGTGTCGTAGCACCACTTTAAAAACAAACATATAAAATGAAGAAGAAGTATTCGTTAGAGGTAACCGAAGCAGGTTACGCAAATGGTTTATCCACACAGTTAGCTGAGAAGCAAAAAATTAGTAAAATGGTAGATGTTCATCTTACCGACTCTGAGAAATATGAAATTATCTCAAACGCTGCAGAAGCATTCGGTAAGTTCTTAGATGCTTTGGGGTGTGATTGGAGAAATGATCCAAACTCATCCGACACTCCACGTCGAGTAGCAAAAGCATATGTAAACGACTTATGGGCAGGTCGATTCTCAGCACCACCAGAAATTACAGCATTTCCATCAGACGGTTATGACGGGTTAGTACAGGAGAGTAATATACCACTAACCTCTATGTGTTCTCACCATCACCAGACTATTCAAGGTCGAGTTAGTGTTGCTTACATCCCAGGAAAAGACGGTAAGGTTATTGGATTATCTAAACTAAACCGTATTGTAGAATACTTCGGTCGTCGAGGAGCTATCCAAGAGCAATTAACAGTAGCTATTCATCATGCTATTGATAAGATCTGCGAAGGTAACGAAGGAGTAGCTGTAATGGTAGATGCAACACATAATTGTGTATCTTGCCGAGGTACTAAACATAATGGAGCATCAATGCAGACAGCTAAACTTTCAGGAGCATTCTTAAAAGAAGATTCTTGTAGAGCTGAGTTCTATAAGAATATAGAATTAGCAGGAAAATGTCGCAACTAATAAGTTGCTTCCTATTGATTAATTTCGTAAATTAAGTATATGAAAAATAACGTACCTTTTGTGAACGAAGTAGAGCTATTTAACGCTACCTTCGGTAAACCAAATAACTATACCCCAGTTATACCTGAACGTAAAGAGTGGGAATTTGTATATAACTTTATTCTAGAAGAACTAGAAGAGTATAAAGAAGCATGTGAGAAAGGTGATATTGTAGAAGTATTAGATGCTTTATGTGATATTACTTACGTATCGTTAGGTAATGGTGTAATGTTACACGGACTTAAAGATAAGTTCAATGACGCTTATGCGGAAGTTCAAGCATCTAATATGTCTAAAGCTTGTAAATCAGAAGAAGAGGCTATTGAGACTGTTAATGTACGTTCTGAGCAGCAAGGAGAGCCTTGTCATTACGAGAAGGTAGGAGACTTCTATATTGTATACCGAACTAGAGATAGAAAGGTAATGAAGTCGGTAAATTATTTTAAACCAGATCTAAAAAAGTTTTTCTAATGTCGTTAATAGAAGATGTAAAAAAGCATGCTGTCTACGTACAAGCATACCAGACTGAAATGGTGCCTTTATCGGCAGTTATTTCTCTGTTAAATAATGTTGACCTAACAAAGCAAGCAGATGATTTACTTGACAAGTTAGCAGAGCAATTGCAAGATGTTCAAAAAACTCTAAACGATATAACAAATGATTAAGATAGCTCACGAATCTCCAAAAAGTATTTTTGAAACTGTTCAACAGTATACAGACTACGATTATGCTTTAGTGCATTTATTTGCAGAAGATTATGAGTACTATGACTTATTTTATGATGCTATTGAGAAAGGTAGAGAGGTAATTCTAGATAATTCTATTTTTGAATTAGGAAATGCATTTGATTCAGAAGAATTTGCATGGTGGATTAAGAAACTAAACCCTACTTGGTATATAGTACCAGACGTATTAGAAGATAGTGTTAAAACTATGGCTTCTATGGATATGTGGAATAGTAAGTATTCAGAAATTAAAAATAAAAAGATAGGGGTAGTTCAAGGAAGAACCTATAAGCAGATAGTTGAATGTTATCAACATATGGATAAGGTAGCTAACGTAGATATGATAGCTATATCTTTTGACTACTCGTATTATACACAATCAGTACCACATCCTAATAAGTATGTTAGCTGGATGTTAGGACGTGTGAAGTTACTTGGAGATCTACTTAAAGACGGTGTTATTAATGTAGATAAACCTCATCATTTACTTGGATGTGGATTACCTCAAGAGTTTGCATTCTATAAGCATGCAAATTACGACTGGATTTATTCACTAGATACGTCTAACCCGGTAGTTCATGGTATTAAGGGCATTGAGTACAAAGAAGAAGGTTTATGGGATAAAGAGTCTCAAAAATTATTTGAGATGATTAATGCTAATGTAGAAGACGTAAGTAAGGTATTATTTAACATTCAAAGATTTAGACAATTTGCAAACGGATCAACCAAATACTAGCAATCAGTGGGTAGCTTTCTTTTCTCAAACAGGTTCTGAGATAGTAGCATTGTCTGAGAAATTAGGTAGATGGCCTAATTTAATTGTGACTAATGAAAGACCAGAGCATTTACGTAAGGTAGATGAGAGGATACTAAAATTACCTTTTTTCTATGTAACTCCGAATAAACCTACATTACAGGATTACGAGTATCTATTTAATCATCTAGCTCCGCCTGAGAAACTAGTAGTTACCTTGCACGGATGGTTAAGAGTAATGCCTCCTGAGATTTGTGATAGATATAGAATCTTTAACGGACACCCAGGGCTTATTACAAAGTATCCAGAATTAAAAGGTAAAGATCCTCAAGAAAGATCTTTTAAGCAATACGTAACAGCAGGAGCGGTTTTACATAAAGTAACTGCTGGAGTTGACGAAGGAGAAGTTATAGATTATGAAGAATTTTTACAAGAAGGGTTGGATGAACGAGCTTTTTATCTTACATTAAGAGATAAGGCATTGTATATGTGGTATAAGTTTTTAAAAGTAGTTTTGTCATGATAAAAAGAATAGCATTAGTAGGAGCAAGTAGTACAGGTAAGACTACGGTATATGAGCTTCTTAAGAATAAATTACCTAAGTATGAGTTTATAAATGAATCTACTCGAACTGTAGCAAGTTATGGATTTCCTATCAACGAGTATGGTAGTGATGCTACTCAGTTAGCTATTAGTTCTTTTCACTTAGAAGCTTTACTTAAACCTTATAACTTAGTCTTAGATAGATGTTATATGGACGTTTTAGTTTATACTTGTTTCATGGACGGTATAGATAGAGGTACTCATGACTTTATTCAAGATACTTGGAATAGAATCAAAGGAGAATATACACATTATGTTTATTTTCCTATTGAATTCGAATCAGTAGATGATGGAGTGAGAAGTGTTAATGAAGAGTGGAGAAAGAAGATAGATGAACGTTTTAAATCAGAATTAGAAACAGTTAGACAACCTTACTTAACTATAACTGGTTCACCTATGCAAAGAGTAGATCAAATTTTAAATTTTATAAAATAATATGTCAAACGAAAAAAATCAAGAAGCAGTAGTAGCCATTGCTGGTAAGCATTTAGGTAAAGTCGGTGGTGAAGGTTATAAAGATACTTACGATCCAGAGTTACTAGTTAAAATCCCTCGTTACTTAAACCGTGAAGCGTATGAGTTGACAGGCAAGGAATTTGTAGGAGTAGATACTTGGAATGCATATGAAGTTTCAGCTATTACAACTAAAGGACAGCCTGTAGCAGGTATGTTAAAGATTGTATGTCCTGCATCTTCGGAATTTCACGTAGAATCTAAATCTATTAAGTTATATTTAAACTCTTTCAATATGACTCGTATCGGAGATACTGCAGCAGATTGTATTGCAGGTATTGAAGCTAGAGTAAAGAGAGATTTAGATGAATTGCTAAGTACAGAGACTACTGTTAGTTTTTATTCATCTAGTGACGAAGCTAATCCGTTAACTTTTGTAGGCTATACCGATTTAGCTGAAGCTGCTGACTTAGATAAAGTAGACTTTACTTCTTTTAAATCAGATGCTTCTCAGTTAGACGTTGCAGGAGTATCAGACCAGCTTGTAGATATGAAAGTTAAATCTAATTTACTACGTTCAAACTGTAGAGTAACAAATCAACCAGATTGGGGTGATGTTTATATTCGTATTATAGGTAATAACATACCTTCTGCTGAATCGTTAGCAAAGTATATTGTTTCCCATAGAACTGTTTCTCACTTTCATGAAGAGATTTGTGAAATGGTATTCAAGCATTTAACTGATGCTTACAATCCAGAACAGTTAATGGTGGCTTGTTTGTATACCCGTAGAGGAGGTTTAGATATTAATCCTATTCGAGCTACACACCAAAGCTTAATCCCAGATTTCTTTACAGATCCAGAATATACTATCGCTAAAACGTTACGTCAATAATGGCAACAGAAGTAATTAAACAAGAATTTACAGAGCATATTGCTACCCGTGTTCCTCCTGGTGATAACTGGGAGCTGAACATAGATTTAGGAGTTGTTATAGAAGGGTTGGTTCCAACATTGACAACCTACCTACGTAAGACTAAGTTTAAAGGAGCATATAGATTAGATCCACTTGCCGGAAAGCTTTACGCAATCCGTGAGCAGGAAATCACAGTTACCCCTCCGGAACCAGAGAAATTTGATCTTTACGGAGAGTATTAAATAATAGGGGAAGCAGTTGGAACTTCCCCTTTTTTTTCGTACATTAAGGTATAATAATAAAGGTTATAATATGGCTACAAAAGAAGATTTTCAATTAAAGTTAGAGAAGGGTAGAGTAGGGGAATACGCAGTTATTCAAGCTCTAAGTCAGATTACAGAAGTAAAAGACCTAACCGATTACTCTGCATTTAAAGGCTATCAACAAAAAGGTTTAGATTTCGAATTCTTTAATCGAAAGACTAACACCTGGGATAGAGGTGATGCAAAGGCTAATATCGGTGAATCAGGACTTACGTTCATGGAGCTTTATAAAGGCACCGGTAAGTTAGGTTGGTTTAATACAACTAAATCTGACTGGATATTTTGCTATAGTGTATATACTAAGAATATATACTTTTATAGCGTCAATGAGATGAGAGGTTACATTGATAAACGATTAAAAGATCGTAGTATTAAGACCTCTCATTTGAAAGATGGCAGCATTGGAGTATGGTTACCTGTAGATAAGAATCCTTTAATCGAAAAATTTGCATAATGAATATAGAAAAAAAATACTACACCGTAGATTCTGTAGAGTTAGTTAACCTACTAATCGAACATATTAATGCTTCAGAAGTGCTAGCATTCGATACAGAGACTGACTCCCTTAACATGCGTAAAGGCAGTATTGTAGGATGGTCAGTATCAGGAGAAGAAGGTATAGGTTTCTACTTACCAACTCAGGTATGGAATCCTACTTTACAGCAATTAGAGGAATGTACTATTGGGGGTAAAGGAGCTCATAGTATTACTAAGAAGCTTCTTCCTATGTTAAAAGGTAAGAAATTAGTAATGCATAATGCCTCTTTCGATACTCGATTTGTAAAGAATTATTATGGAATTGACCTATTAGAAGATCTTTGGGTAGATACAGGTTTACTTGTACATACAGTTTATGAGGAAGGTGCTTTTGGTTTCGGTAATCCTTTTGGATTGAAGTCTATTGCTATTATGAATCAAAAAGCTTTAGGGCTAGATGTAGAGACTGCTGCTAACCAAGAGCAAATTGAACTAAAAGAATCTATTAAGAAAAACGGAGGTAGTATCACTAAAGAAAGCTTTGAAATCTATAAAGCTGATATGGAGATTTTATCTAAGTATGCTGCTGCCGATACCGACTTAACTTTACGTATATGTAACCTATACCTCCAGAAACTTAAAGATGAAAATCTAGAGAAGTTTTTCTTTGAAGATGAGGTAATGCCTATCTACCGTGAAGTTACTGTTCCAATGGAAGAGTATGGTGTTGATCTTGATATGGATTTACTTCGTCAGGTACACACTGAGATACAGGCAGATCTTATTGAGAATAAGAAGATCGTAATGAAGAGTCTTTTAGCTACTGATGACGGTAAGAACTGGGTTATGGATACTGCATTCAATAACTATCCACCTACTAATAAAGGTAACTGGGCTCAAGAACTATGTAAAAGGTATTCTCTACCTTTACCTCGATCTGAGAAGACTGGTAAATACTCTATTACTAATAAGACTGTTTCTGAACTAGAAGATTCTATCTATAAAGAATTCTTACTTACCGGGGATGTTAAATTACTAGATCCATTAGAGGTTGCTCGTATTTCGATGTCGATGTGGAAAGAAGCTAATGACGGTGAGTACATTAACATTCAATCTAAAAAGCACTTAGGTGAGATTGTATTTAAGTATATGGGCATCAAGGCTAAGTCTAAAACTACTAAAGGAACCGATCAATTTGATATGGAGATGTTAGAGGACTTATCTAAAGAATATACTTGGGCAGAAAATCTACGAATCTATAATAAGTTACTTAAGATCAAGTCTACCTATATTGACCGTTTTATTGACGGTTCAGAAGATGGTCGTTACTATTTCTACTTTAAGCAGAACGGTACTGTATCTGGACGATATGGTTCTGATGCTCAACAATTACCTAAGCCTAAAGAAGAAGGAGAAGATGCTCCTATCATCGTAAAATATACTAACATCGTTCGTGCATTTTTGATTGCAGGTAAAGGACGTAAAGTAATCGATGCCGATTACGAATCTCTAGAACCTCACTGTTTTGCTTCTGTAGCAGGTGATATTAAACTCCAAGAGATCTTTAATAACGGATGGGATTTCTACTCTACTGTAGCTATTCAGACTGAGAAACTAGAAGGTGTTTCTCCAGATAAGAAAGCTCCTAACTATCTTAAAAAACTAGATCCGGTTAAACGTAACCAGGCTAAAGCATACTCACTAGGAATTGCCTACGGTATGGAGGCTTATGCTTTAGGTATGACGTTAGGTATTCCTCAGAAAGAAGCAGAGAAGCTCGTACAAGGTTACTTAGATGGCTTCCCTGAATTAAAGTCTTGGAGAGAAAACTCTCGTAAGCAAATTAAAGAGCATGGTTTTATTACTAACTATGTAGGACGTATTCGTCACTTACCTAAGGTAAAACGAATTTATGATAGATACGGAGAAAAGATCATGGATTGGAAGTTTAGAAATGAACTAGCAACTCAGTACGGTAAGGACGAGGTAATGGCTCTTTATAGAGATTACCGTAATGGTCTTAATAACTGTCTCAACTTTCAACTACAATCATTAGCAGCTGCGGTAGTAAACCGAGCAGCAGTTCAGATTAACCGTAAAGCAAAAGAGCTAGGTATTGATGCTAGAGTGCAAGCTCAAGTACATGACCAGTTAATTATAAACGTATCGGAAAAAGACGCAGAGATGTTTGCGCCTATAGTACGAAACATCATGGAAACTACAACAGTTCTTCCGGGTGTAACCCTAAAAGCACCACCAGAGATTTCTGATAACTGGAGAGATGGGCACTAAAATTATTATGTATAAATTATTACTAGAAGGAGCATTGTATGGAACGTTGGCTCAAATCATAACGTTCCTACAGCTCCAAGGAAATATAAAGTGGGGATGGTATGCTAAATATCCATTTTGGGTCTTATTAATATCAATTCCTATTTCTATTCTGTTCATTAAATCAGTAGAAAAATTTGTAGCTGCTTTTAATGGAGAGATATGGCCAAGCCGTTTGATAGGGTTTGGAATAGGTATTATAGTTTTTTATATAATGAGTTATGCACTATTTAATGAACCGGTTACAACAAAAACATTCGTATGTCTTTTACTTGCATGCGCTATTATAGGTGTGCAGGTTTTTTGGACATAAGATATTTATATTAAATCGACTCTAGGGCGAGTAGTTATATTAACCAAATGTTAAACCGAGGATCTTAGGACCTCACAAACTGTAAATCAAATGAGTACAAATTTCAATGAATTCGACATCTTATTTCACAACTTTTTCCACCCAACAAGTGGATTCCTCTCGGCCGCAACGGCAAAACAACCACACCCCTTAAACATTTTCTACACCGACGACAAACTTCACTTCGAAGTCGCATGTACCGGTCTTACAAAGGAAGATGTAAAAGTGAATATCGAAGAAGATATTCTCAAAATTAGTTATAAAAAACCGGAAGAAGATGATACGTTACATCCCGGAACAATACATAGAGGTCTAGCAAGACGTTCTTTTGATTTAGGATATAAAATCTCAGCAAAGTATGATCTAAGTAAAGCAGAAGCTAAGCTTGAAAATGGTTTGTTAGAAATTGCTATCCCTATTTCGGAAAAAGCTAAACCAAAAACTTTAAAAATTAAGTAAAAAACTCTGCCCTAGAGTTTGATTTTAAAGTAATAGTTCGTATATTAAATTTAATAAACAAGTTATAAACATCATGAAAGTATTAGAACCTCAAAATGACCGTGTGCTTATTAAACCTATCGAGGAAGATGAGCAAATGTATGGTAATATCGTAATCCCAGATATGGGTAAAGAACGTCCAGAAATGGGTCAAGTAATAGCTATAGGACCAGGACGTCAATCTGAATTTGGACATTATATTCGAGTTAATGCTAAAGTAGGAGATATTGTATTAGTTCCTAAGA